GCTCCACGCAATCACATCTATCGGCCTGCGCCAAGCCATTAGCGTAAGAGATACCATCGGATTGTAGGTTATTGTCGGCTATCCTATTTGCCTCGTCCTTGGTACAAGCCTCATATTTACCAGCGATTTGCTTATAACTGATAGTCTTAGGAGTACAGTTGCTAGGACAGTTCGTAGCCTTGACATTTCCCCATCGGTCATCATTGCCAACCTTAGAAGGACATATCCTAGCATCAACTAAATTTTGTAATGCATCCTTGTACTCTTTATACTTGTTATAAGCTTGTTCACTAGCCAGATTCGATGAAGAAGCACAAAATTCACCAGCGCTAACCACCTTAATAGGGCTATCAGGAACACATACATCACCGCATTCGCCCGAACATCCCTTACATACCTCATTGGTATAGACAGTGTAGTCATGTGGATTACAGCAATGTTTACCACCATTCTGCCAATATCCTGTAGGATCGCACTCGCTAGAATAATGCTCCTCGCTATTACCATTATTACACCTGCTATTATCCATATGATATGTATTATCACACCCGCATCCACAAGATCTCGAATCGGACTCAACCAACTCATCTTGATTTGGGGCTGAAGAGCAAGGATTGGTCTGATTCCTACTCCTACGATAATCGCATCCACTACAATAGTAACTCCAATCATCATAAGATGGGGTATCATCGTCATCGGCGCAATCACCATTCTTATTAGCGTAAGCTTGAGCGGCGGTCTTAGTCGCCGTATCATTCTTGAAAGCGTTTTGAACCTTGCTGTCGGCATCCGCCTGAGATACGGTAGATGTCAACGCTGACAACCCTAAGGCGCTATAAGGAACGGATAGAGCGACACCATGTTTACATGTACCACAATTATCCTTATAAAATGTAGCGCTTCCAGTACCGGTCCATACACAAGTTCCATGTTGGTTAGCGTAATCCTGTCCCTTCTGGTCTAAGATCTGCTCGGCCTTGCTTCTGGCATCAGCCAAAGAAACCTTGCTGGTGATAGGCGTACCGCCGTTAACCTGCGTAGAGGTCACTGTTATTCTCTGACCAACCCCGCTTCCGGCGCAATTGTTCCTATAGAAGTCACGGCTTGCCACGTAAGTCCATGTACATCCTCCATTCTTATTGGCGTAAGCCTGACCATCAGATCCACGAACCGCGTTCTCAGCCTTCTTGTTGGCGTCAGCCAAGGAAACGGTGGAGGTGTACGGGTGTCCCGGAAGCTTGCTGCTACTTACGGATACCATGTCGCCCACGCCGCCGTCAGCGCAATTGTTCTTCCTAACCTGTCCGGTATAGCTTCCTGTCCACGTACAAGTACCCTTCGAGTTAGCCACGGCCTGACCCTGAGAGTTCACGGCGGCCAATGCCTTGGCGTTAGCGTCAGCTTGGGATACACATGACTTAAACTTACCATCAGAGCTAGGACTTGGATCCGTAACATCATTATGAGTTACGGTAACAGAGCTTCCAACTCCACCATCCGCACATTGACGGGTAAAGGCCTTGGATGCCGTACCAAACCAGAAACATGTATTATTACCACCAGCTATATACCGCTCTTGATTATCAGGATCAGTATAACAGGTATTGGTGTTACGTTGATGTAATTGAGAGATACAGTCCTTACATACGGTCTCTATAGTCTCCCATACCGGTTGCTCGGTCTTCGTATGGCACGTATCATCATAGTTCTTGTTGACGAACGCCTGACCCATTCTGTCGATATAGGCCTTAGCCAAAGCGTCTGCCTCTTCCTGAGAACGGGTTGAGGTAAAGAACTGACCCATAAGATCCGGGGTTACGGTGATAGGATCTGCATACTGACAAGTAGGACACTTAGGAGTGAACTCCTTGCTATAATTACCTACATATATCTTCAGTTCGTCGCAAGTACCACGATCGTTGGCTATAGCCTGACCTTGCGCCTTGACAGCGGCCTTGGCAAGCTCATCGGCGGCGAACTGGCTCTCGTATGAGTAGAACGGACCTCCGGTCACGTCAGCCTCAGTAACGGTAACTGAAGACGGGATAAGACCAGACGGACAATTATTCTTCTCAAACGCCTCGCTATAATGACCGGTGTACTTAGGAGCCTCATGGCAAGTACCACGCTCATCGGCGATCTTCTGACCTTGATTCATGACAGCGGCCATAGCGACTAAGTTAGCCTCATCCTGTGATACACAAGACTGGAACGGATGACCTTCCACCATATCTTGTGTCACGGTGAACGGATTTCCTACCTGATTAGCGCCACAATTGCTCTTCGTGAACTCGAAGCTAGCCTTGCCGGTATACATAGTGGCGTTAGAGCAAGTACCCTTGGTGTTAGCCAAAGCCTGTCCTTGAGCCTGTACGGCGGTCATAGCCATAGCGTCAGCGGCGGTCTGGGAGTCGTTAGACTGGAATGGGTGTCCTTCTACCATATCTTGGGTGATTGTCACCTTAGATCCGATCTTACACTCACCACAGTTGTTTCTCGTGAATCCCAAGGAAGCACGGCCGGTGTACGTACAAAGGGCGTGGATATTGGCAAGGGCCTGTCCTTGGGCGTCAACGGCGGCCTTGGCCTTGTTGTTGGCATCCTCCTGTGATACGGTAGACGTGAACGGATAACCGTCAACCATCCTATCATTTACCGTATAAGTACCACCAGTGCCAGCACCACAATTGTTACGGGTAAACGTACGTGTATAAGTACCGGTATATACAGGCACCTTCTCGCACTTACCTTTCACGTTAGCCACATCCTGACCTTGAGCCTCGACGGCGGCCTTAGCCTTATTGTTGGCGTCTTCCTGAGATACGGTAGACCTGAAATCTCCTGTCACCATAGTCTCATCCACGACAACCTTGGTGCCGTATTGGGTCTCATCACAGTTATTACGAGTGAACTCCTTATTATACCTACCGTAGTAGATCGTCTTCTCCTTACACTCACCTTCTAGGTTGGCTTGTTGCTGGGCGTTAGCCTCAAGATCGGCCTTAGCCTTATTGTCAGCATCCTCCTGAGAGATAATAGAGAAGTACTTACCAGCGGCTACAACATAAGTATAAGGTTGACCGATATGGAACTCATCGCAATTGTTTCTAGTGACTGTCTTCTCCATCCTTACGTTATAGTAGACGTTAGTCTGACAGTCGCCACGCTCGTTGGTGATAGCCTGACCTTGCGCCTCGACAGCGTCCTGCGCCAGCTTGTTGGCGGCATCCTGCGATACCGTAGAAGTGAACGGATATCCAGAACACATCTTCTCGTCCACAGTGAAGTCAACAGGAGTAGAACCCTCAGGGCAGTTGGTTCTCTGGAATACCTTGGAGTACGATCCGGTAAATACCGGTATCTTCTCACAGTTACCCTTGATATTCGCTATATCCTGACCTTGAGCCTCGACAGCAGCCCTTGCTAGGCTATTAGCGTCTTCCTGAGACACGATGGATCTGAAGTCCCCTGTAACCATCGTCTCATCGACAACCACATCAGTACCATATTGCGTGGAGTCGCAGTTGTTACGGGTAAAGGTCTTACTAAACTTACCATAATAGATATTCTCCTTAGGCTTACACTCACCCTCCAAATTGGCTTGTTGTTGACCGTTCTTCTCAATATCCTCAAGAGCCTTCCTATCGGCGTCCTCCTGAGAGATGGAAGATACGTACTTGCCCTCAGGAATGATATAAACATATTCCTGACCGTCACTGAACTTATCGCAATTATTACGTATAAACGTCTTTCTCTGCTCCTCGTTATACCAGATATCGGTTATACACTCACCATGCTCGTTGGCGTATTTCTGACCGTTCAGGGCTATATCCTCCATAGCCTTGGCGTCTGCGTCCTCCTGCGAGATAAACGACTTGTAAGTCCTTTCCTCGACCGTATACAACACCACCGATCCATGCTGGTTGGCCAGACAGTCGTCCTTGGTGAACGGCTGAACCATCTTGATATTATAATAAACGGGCTTGGCGTCCTGAGCTATCATATACTCCTTGACAATATTACCGTCCTTTGACGTTATACGGAACTTAGCCGTACAGATCTGACCGGTATAATTAGCCTTGTATACGATATTAAGCTTATTATCGCCTACCCCATGGCTCTTGTCGTTAATGGCAAAGCAATTACCCTCAACGCAATTCTTATCTATTTCCCTTGCCACGTTATTAAAATTATTCATCTTATTAATTAGATTAATATTTATATCACAAAATGTTTACTCTAACCGGGTTAAACGCTAACCCACTATCAATTATCCTACTGACGTAAGAATCACCGAATACTTTTCTGCCAATTCCGATAGCTCCATTGATATCAGCATTAATAAGCTTACCGATAGAGCTTTGGAACAATCCGCGTTTCTTTCTTTTGCCGAGATAAACATCATGCTTACATAATTTTTCAAAAGCCAGATGATCTACTTTGGAGGTATAGGACTCCTCGTGAACCTGAAGGATGATTCCAACTAATTTACATTTATAGGAAATCTTGTCAATGAGTTTAGAGAACGGGATCTCAACGAATTTCTGGTTTATTTTCTTACCGAGATTGATACCGTTTTTCCATCCTCTGTTCAAACCTATCACAAGACTTCCGATATTGTTATCGATACAATAGTTAACAATATATCTACTAACCTTGTGAATCTTGTCATCAATCCAAAAATTCCTGTAATTGTTTAACTGTCTTATTCTCATTGAAGTTCCCTTATCGCCAATATATGACATCAATCTAGCTCCCTTCTTATTATACCACCGATTGAAGGATTTTATAATCTTTCCGTTTACAATGAAAGGCTTGATACCTACATTGCTTATACATGTACATAAATTATTCAATCCCAAATCAATCGAAAGAACATTATCCTTATCAAGATTAATATCCTGCTCCTTCCTCTCATAAATAACCTCAACCACATAGCATGTAGCTTGAGGGACTATCCTAACCTGACATAATTTGCTATCTCCTATTTTTGTTTTGATTGGTGGAATTACACTCTTGATAAAATGAATACATCCATCATCCTTAAGCCTGCAAGAAGAAGTCGTAAAGACTACCATATTCTGCTTCTTGCCTCGTTTGTACTTCGGCAATTTAGGTTTGGACTTAAACTTTGAAGGATTATTTTCATATTCCTTCTTTGATCTGATCCAAGACCTTATCGACGAGAAGACTTGGGCTATGACTTGCTGGGACACAGCAGCAGGTAAATTTCTGAAATCAATCTGATTCTCCTTACAAAGTTTGGTCGAGAACTCATATTCCTTTAGATAGTTACCATCGAATATCCCTTTCCTGACGTTGAAAAGAACATAATTGTACAACAACCCGGATTTGAGGCAGATATCCTCAAACCGGTTGTCTTTTACGATATGTCTTTCAACTAATTTCATTTTAATATCTTATACTATAAATATAAACATTGTGTATGAAATAAACAATTTATTCAATCATGTCAATTCTCCTCTATTCTCCATGAAACATCATCTCCGGCCTCTACCCTCACGATTTGGGTATCACCATCCTTATTAAGCGTCAACCTTTGCGGATCCACGTTGAAGGGTGGTTCCGGTTCCGGCTCACTACCATCACCGCAAGTGCAACATACCAGCTCGATATCATACTCGGTATTGGACTTGATATCGATGACAACCTGACCGTTCTCGCTAGTCACGTTATCGAAGTCATGATCAAGTATGATATAAGGTATATCATTAGGCTGTTGATTGATATTAACAACCTTACCGTTCAAGACAAACATCTCATGATGCTGTTCGTTATCCATATTCTTAGGCATAGCTATGACAAAGCTAGCCTCATACAAATCAGTGGCTCCGGGATCCTCAGGATCGGCATACACTATATATCTGCTATCCTCTTCCGGGACTTTCATGGATAAACCGTTCACGTTCATGGAGACTATATAAGACTTGCTCACCGAGCCACCAAGGGTAAGGCAGGAGGCCTTGACCGAGGCGGAGTTAAGCTTGGCGTTGATGACCGCCGTCCCGCCCTCCATATCGAACATGATATTGGTCGGATCCACGCTTACCCGCTCCATGCCCTTCTGGGTTATGGTAGCGAGCTTCGTAACCTTGCCTTTCTCGACCGCTACGTAAGTCTCCCTAGGCAACCTACCCATCCATCCCGGCTCTACCTTAATAGCCACCTTGTCGGGGCCGGTACCGGAAATCTTGTCGTAGGACACCCATGAGGAGCCTTGCTCGATCTTGGCAAGAATATCTTTTAAATTATTCATATCATTCCGCTTGAGTTATAGTCCATTTATCACTCTTACCTACGATAATCTCCAGAATCTGCTCGCCGCCCTCAGGAGGATACTCGAAGTTAGTAGGCTTAATCTCAAACACGCTGGCGCCACCACAACCAAGATCACAGATCATATCCGGCAACCATCCCTCCTCGAAAAAACGCTCTATAAGCTCCCTGACGGCCTCTGAAAAAGAATCAAGCTCCAGCCTGTCTGCTGGGACAGACCCTTTCTTAAGTGTCTCACCACATACCCAACCGTCACACTCGGAAGCCAAGACCGTATCGTACACTCTTTTAGCCATAACATGAGGTATTTAAAATATTACTATTCAATGTAGTATATACGATATTAACATCAGTGAACTCATCACCCATGCAATATTTCTTCTTAAACTTAACGGACCTGCCAGAAACGACATATCCGTCATTAGGGACGATAGTACCACAATAGGTAACGCTGAGCACGTTCAACGGCTCGTATCTTAATCTGACAGCTTGAACGCCCTTGAACGAGTCACGCTGGATGGACGCCGTGGCGCCAGATACGGCAACCAGCTTCCTTACCAGAGACTCGATTACGCTATTCATGCTATCACCGTTCCTGATATCCGCCTCAGGGAACGACTGACCGTCATATATGATCTGGGAACTGTAGATACTGCACTCGTCCCCCGGTCTATATTCCGGCTTACATGGATTACAATTATTTCTCATATCAAATCAATTTATTGATCATTCTTCTTAATTCAAGTATCTCGGCATCCCTATCCCGTATAGCCTTTATCATAGCGTTAAGGGTATCGGACATATCGCAATTAGGGGATAATCCCAATGATTCCACACGTACCTTATCACCGGGGTAAATACAATCGGTACTCATGTACGTAGAGCACGGTACTTTCGTGTCATCTACAGTAGGTCTGTATTGTTTTTTGTTGCAGCCATTCATATCACCAAACCTCCTCTTCAGTTCCGCTATCCCCGCCGCTACCACCGGCGTTGACAAGCTCGTTTATAATCCTCTTCAAATCCAGAACCTCACGATGGTATAAATCTATCTGCTTATCCCTAGACGCTATAATACGCCTCAATGAGTCTATAACGACAGAGATATCAGTACCTTTCTCTATACCATCCACCACCAACTCATCGCCTGAGTACAAGACGCATTTATCATACAAGGTTATAGGACATCCATAACCAACACAAGGTTCGTCCTGACAATCCCGATCGCAAGGATCACAAGGATCGTTAGGGCATTTGTTAAGAAACCTGTCTATCTTAACGCCATGACAACACTCTTCGGGACGTTCCCTTGAATGATCATGGCAACAACCATTTGTACTACACATATTAATAATGTTATTGTTTTCAACAAAGATACAGATTTGATTTAATAACAAGATAACACACTCCATTAAACAATATAGGGAATACGACATTCGTATCCCCTATATCTGCGAATTATAACAACGAAATAAAATCAAGACTTCAATTTAAGAACAGGATTACCCCATCTTTCTTTCCATTGCCTTCCCAAATCATTTATAACACCATTGTAATCTTTTATATATCCAGCCTTAATAGCATAAGATATATTCCTTTCTATTGATACTATCATATCCAATTCTTCAAAAGAAGCTCTATTCCTTATCCCTTCCTCATGCACGCCAAACACGACGAAATTTATACCCTTGGCTATCCTTGATAACAACTCCTTTAAATTACTTTTATCACTTATAAGTGAAGATACACTACTGCACATCTCTATATAAGCATCACCAGCGGCATTTCTTGTCCCTACAACATTATCAACAAACCACATTACAACATCAGCGCAAACCTCAGGACTCATCTCCATGGCTACCACGAGAAAAAGATATGGATTCATATACCACATTTGACCATCCCCCTTACCTTTTCGACATGCTAATCCCATTTTATTTAAATCGCTAAGATTTAGAGCCTTATTTTGTAGGCTGATATTTATCCGCTTACATAAATCCCTGTTTTCCAGCCTACTAATTATCTCCCTGCATTTTTCCTGAAACCCATCATACTTAATGATATCATTAAGCTTCTTGGGAGACAGCCCCTTTTTAAGCCTATCATCAGACAAAACCTTCATGGCTAAAGTGATATTAACAAAACCATTATCACTAAGCGCCGGTATGACAACGCCCATCAATTTCCTGTCGGAAGACTTGATTTCAACCCTACTTTTCATAACTTTGAACAATATTTTAAATTAAACATAATACCTATCGGTTCGAGATGAATAGATAGGTATGCAAATATAAAATATATTCAACATATAAGCAAGTGTATTACAGTATATAAACTTATCACCATTGATATATATACAAAAAATGGAGGAGACATGCAATCTCCTCCAAACACTAAATCAACTATTATGGAAAACTAAACGCGCATCATCACCAATAACATTGATCCTCTTGATCAATATTCTCAATCCATTTCTCGCACTCAAGATTAAGATCAGCGTACTCCTGTCCCTCTACCATCAAGACCTCACGAGCCTTGGCGTTGGCATCCTCAACCGATATCCATGACCTAAACCTGTTGGCTTTGATAGAGTAATATACTTTACCGGACTTATATCCGAATGGACATATCTTCTCGAACCAATCACCGATCATAGTATTATAGAATACAGGTGAGCAACTACCCTCGGCATTAGCCTTCTCCTGACCTTCTTTCATGAACTTCCTATAGGCTAACGTATCGGCGTCTATCTGGGAGATATCGGATATGACAGCTCCGGCTGGTAATTCATATACAATACCTTCCTTGCCTGATGTGCCAGCCTCACAATCGTTCTTGTAAAACAAGCCACGAAAAGGCTGTGAGGCCCAGTCCTCGCAGCAAGCCCCGACGGAGTTGGCCTCCCCCTGCCCGATCCGTCCAAGCTCCACCCTAGCCTTATCATTGGCATCTTTCTTGGATACGTAAGAGACAAACCTACCTTCCTCTATACATACCTGCTCCTTGGATCCCTTACCGCTTACGCAATTATTCTTGATAAACTCATCGCATACCTGATCATTATACCATACAGCCGGTATTATGTCGGCATATGTATTGGCGTAGTCCTGACCGTTGGCTTTGATATCATCCTCAGCCTTGTTGTCAGCCTCCTCCTGCGTATCGCCAAAATAGACGTTGGGAGGGACCCGGTAGTCAACAGAACCGCCCACGTACCCGGCAGGCGGGTTGTTTCTGGTGAACGTCCGAACTATTTCTTTGTTACCGTATATCATTGTGATTCACTTTGTCGCAAATATAGATATTTTACCGATATGAGACACATAACCGTAAATGCAAATATACAGTTACCTAATCATTAGTTTTTTTGGCAAAAAAATGGAAGGTGATTATATACAACTTTACACTACAAATATATAGATTATTTTTATATATAAATAATAATCTATATATTTGTGCCATGAGATTAGTCGAACAACATATAATCAAGCAAAGCTCAATCTATTACAATGAGATTCAAGATCTGTTGCATAAGTGCAAAAACTTATACAACAAAGGATTGTATGTTGTTAGGAAACATTACTTTCAATATAAGGATGATAATACCGTTAAGTATAAATACCTCAACTACTACTCTCTTGAAAAGAAGTTAAGAATAGAAGATGACGTTGACTATCGTGCTTTACCGTCACCGGTAGCCCAACAGGTACTTATGATGGTCGACCAGAATTTCAAGTCCTTCTTCAATCTTCTTAACAAGAAAAACAGAGGTGAATATTCTGAGAAAGTAAGAATACCTAAGTATCTTGACAAAGACGGGATGTTTATGGCTGTTTTCCCAACAACAGCCTTTTCTCAGAAATGGATAAAGCAAGGCATTATTAAGTTGCCAAAGCAATTCTCTTTCACCACGAGAACCAATAAGCAAAATATCCAACAACTCAGGTTCGTCCCTAAGAATGGATATATTATACTTGAAATCGTATATAACAAGAAAGAGAAATATCTTATGTATGATAACGGTAATTATCTTGGTATTGATCTTGGACTTAACAATCTTGCATCTTGTGTATCAAATACCGGTTCCTGCTTTATCATCAACGGTAAGCCTCTAAAATCTATCAACCAGTATTATAATAAAAGACTAGCATATCTAAAATCAAGATTAAAAGATAATAAACAAGTCTCAAAGCAAATAAGATCGTTAACCAACAAAAGGAATAACAAGATCAAGGATTATCTGCATAAAGCCAGTAGGGTATTGATTAATCACGTAGTTTCTAATGGTATTAATACGATCGTAATCGGTCATAACAGATGCTGGAAACAAGAGATCAATATCGGAAAACGAAATAACCAGAATTTTGTATCTATTCCTTTTAATATGTTTATCTCAATGATATCATATAAAGCTACACTTGAGGGTATTAATGTTAAGATCGTTGAGGAATCCTATACCTCAAAATGTAGTTTTTTGGATAACGAGAAGATTTGTAAGCATGAGGAATATGCTGGAAGACGTATCAAACGAGGATTGTTCAAGACATCTTCCGGCAATATTATTAACGCCGATATCAATGGTGCGTTTAACATCATTAGAAAATCGGCAAAAGAAGCCTTCGATGTAAGTACCTTACCAGAAGGTAGAGGGTTTTGGTGGAACCCGGTACGGATTTCCGTATAAATGTATATTGTTTTACGCTTTTGGTGTAAAATAGAATATAATCACCTTGCCGTATACCATCGTAATTCACTTTGACACAAATATACGATTAAAATCCAAATCACAAAGGAAGAGCCTTTTTGCTTCTCAAAACCTTATACAGATAATCCCTTAACTGCTCCTCGGTAGTTATATACCCAAATTCAATCATCTTAGCTATATCAATCTCTAGCTCCATCAACTCTTTAGCCTTGACCTCCTCGCCAACAGAGTTTCTTATCATAGTCTCATGAAGACCGTAAACTATTATATTCAGAGATCTAGCTAAATCCTGTATTTTATCTTTAAACCTTGACGAGTCCACGATTTTAGATAAAGCGGAAGACATTCTCCTATAAGCATCACCAGCCTTATCTCTGTAATCTATAAGTTGATCATGTACAAACTTCAAAACCTGAACCTCAAATCTAGGATTTATCCACATGGCGAATTTTATAAATAGCAAAGGATGCATCCATATCTTATCAGGTGTCTTGCCATGTTTTGTAACTCTACCTTTTACTTTTACAAATAACTGATTATCACCATTGTCCATTTTTGGACTATGGCTTTCATCATCCTTTAGAGCTTCTAAAAATTCTATGGTTTTAGGACTATCTATAAACACAGAAAACTTTCTTCTTATATTATCGGGATTATCATTCCATTGCTTAAGTAAACTATTGGCATCAAAATAACCATCACTAGTTCTTTGAAAAACGTTAAAATCGCCCATCTTTCTTGTTAAAACATTTACTGTCTTCATTTTTTAGTCTAATTTTGAGATTAATAATTAATTACTTTATGTCCGCTCCCTCGTGAGAGTCGGCGGACATACAAAAATAGCCAATCGGGATGATAAACACAAACCGATTGGCTATTTTTAATATCCTAAAATCAGGGCATTAATTACCCATTGCAGATCTTATTCTCAATAGCGTAAAGGATTTTCGCTACGGTCTTATCACCACTTACCTTCACGCAAGACTCGCCAAGATCCCTGACGTCTATAGCCTCCCTAATACGGGTAAGCTCTTCATATATCTCCTCTATCACGTCGGAGATCATAACGCACTCATCAGAGTCCTTATACTTTGACCACTCTGGTAGATCACCCTCATAAGGTACGCAAGTGGACGGAGTTATATGTGAACAATTATACTTTCTCATGCCAGCAACTTATTAACACGTTCCTTTAACAATCTTACCTCATCCGGACATAACCCGCAATCATTATCACATAATGACCTTTGCAGACGAATTATCCTACCCCAATAGGATATATCAGGCTTGTCACCGATCCTATACCTATGGTATCTCATATATCTACCCCATTGGCAGGACAGCCATTCGTCTACGGACTTACATAAATCCGTCCTATCAAGGTTTGATATGCTCTGCGCGCCCATTCAGAATCTCCTTTCTCATTTCCTGTACCTCCTCGTCAGGCGGGCATCCATACGGCAGGTTCTTGATCCATTCACGGATCTTTTTCTGCATATTAAGATAAGATACGCCAACGCCATCACCCTTGGTACGAACTTGCTTATATATACTAACCACGTCACGCTCCATGGTCTGCAACGGATCTTGCATAACCATACAACCAGCGGTACTTCTAGAAGCGTACTCCATATCGCTAACAACGGTAGAAGAAGAATGATTCATCATGCTTCTCTCAATCCTTTCTCTCTCGGCCCTTAACGCCTTTTCCTTACAAGTATTACAACCCATAATTATATCTTTAAAATTCAACAATCCACGCAATTAGTAGCCATCTCAAGAAGCTCTCCAACACGATCAATGATCTCATGAGCCGCCTCTATATTATCCAACCTGACGTTAGCTTCCGCTACAGTCATAAGCGCCTCCATCTCCTGTATCTTGCCTATAAGATCCTTATCCTTATCCTCACACAAGATATCGGTCTTGATCCATAGTCGGTCAAGACGCCTGCGTATAAGATCCGTCTTAAGATACTTGCGACTGAAATTGTAAGTGGAAGGGCTACCTATGATCTTAATATCATATATACCGTCTGGAAGATCAAGATACTTAACATTGCAATCATCATAATTAAAACAATTGAGACCTAGCGTTAGGCTGGTAAAGGTATTGACCTGATTCTTGCCAAGAAACAACGTAACGGGGTCGGACATCCCAGGGGTAGTGATCTCGATGATCGCCTTCCTGTCCTCCAGTAGCCCCCACTCGGACTCATCCAATACCTGCAACACCTTGGGATCACGTGTCTCTAGCACCTGAAATGACAACCGAATATCATTCATATTAACCTTCTTATCGTACCTACACAAACTATCGTCATAACGAGCCTGCATATCAAGATCCGGGATATCGGTATAATATGTCTTGACCTCATGACCGTTGATAAATACCGATGTTATCTGGCAAACATGAGACCTAGCGACATCAAAAAACACCATCCTTACATTACCCTCATAATCAACGCCCGATGTCGGGTATGTCAATATCTGGGTATTATACTCACCATCGTTACGCCTAGCCACGACAGTAATAACGATAGGTTTCTCTATATCGTAATCATCCATGATAATCCTTGCGGCGAACTTATCATGAATTATCTTCGGTATAATATTAATCTGATTCATTTGTATATCTTTTTCACAAAGATACTAATTTGAACAACATGACAAATGAAGCTAAGAGATAAGAGCGGAAATAAGATCTTCTTCATTAAGAAGAATACCTCCGTTGATAGCCATAAATATAGCTAGGTAAAGGTAAAGAGATCTTAGGTCGTATTTAAGCATCCTCCCTCTAAGGAATACGATAAACTTATTAAGGTCAGGGTTGTTTCCGGCTACAGACATATAACTCTTAAAAAGGAACGTATCGTATATAGGATCGGATGTAGATGGATCGGTATCATCATAAGGGAAGTCACATATCTCCACCCATAGCCTAATAGATTTAATGATCAAATCCTTTACAATAGACTTATTCACCATACAGCATAATCTTACCAAAGCCACGATATCGCCCCACTTCTGTCCAGATATGTCCTTAACGACATACATAGCCCCGTTTAACGGGTCTTTTACGATAGACGATAAAACACTCTTACATCCAATAGAATCAGATAGATCTTGAATGTTAAACATATCATTATCATGGTTAAAGATGACATATATGTCACCACTTCTTACAATAATAAGGTTACTCATCATGAATCCTCCATAAAAGAATTAATATCAAAACAGTCATCATAAAAACATAAGTCAGGATCATATCCTTCTTTGCCATCCTCTATGTCAGAAATAACTCTATCGGCCATAGATCTTAGCTCTAACAAACTTACACCTAAAAAATCTAAGGCCTCTTTCAAGTACTTATATAAGGATACGGTTTTTACTTCCTTAAATCCCTCATGAATCAAATGGCTATTGAATATACTGAAAAGAACTTTATCATTCCTGCCGTCAAACCTTTTACCATTGTTTTTAAGACTACCGTCAGGGTCAATCATCTTTCTTATCTTACTTGCAGATCTAGTATTTATGATATCCACCATAATCATAACCTTATAATCAACAGCAGCTCTTCTAGCCTTATTAGCCCTCCCCTTTGAACTTACAGGGGCGTTATCCTCACCACCTCCAATATATCTGAATTTAGCCTTGCTTACGAAACATGATGGATAAACCTTGCGAATATTCCACTTATAGTTATAATCACCGATTGATCTCATGATCGACAACTCACTGTCAACTACCATTGACACCATCTTATAAGCCTTCTCAAAACACTTAAAAGAACCAACATGCTCATAAATGAACCGGTATGTCATACCTAGCTTAAAGTCATTATCAGATATCCTATTAAACACTATAGCTCTATCGAAGTTGATGATAATAGCCATAATAATCTTAAGCCTAAAGTAGGGAGGTATATAAATATCGTCAGGACTGATGTTTCTAGGATTAGCCGTGGTATAATCAGCGCCAGCGAAAGTATCTCTACGTTTCTTGAAATTACGCGGGTATATAGGCTGACCTTTAGACAGCTTAATACAAGTGCGCCCCTCATCTACCTGCTTCTTCTCAGCCTCAGTATATACCGGAAATTCCTTTATCATAGAAGAACATTTCCTTATATAATTCAAGTCGAAATTCATATTATTCATATTTTATCCACTTCAAATATAAGCAAAATATAAGACCTTTAAAAGAATAAGATGAACTAATTTTACCATATACCACCATTATTATTTCATTAATAACATAACTTACTGAAACACAGTTGTTCATTTTGTGACATGTGTAATAAGAAGCTTCGCCCCTTTCTGATGCAAATCTCATTATAAAGCATTCCTTTATTTAATTCTTACCGGTTTCTGATTAATAACACTATTAATGAAATGATGTTAGCTAACGCATTTTATCATCCGAAGTAAACATCCAAAAACATTAATTTAAAAAAAGAGTAGTACATTGGTAGATAAAGATCTTAATAATCCTACTCAATACTCTTTATGATTGTATTATTGAGATATTTACCATATCCTTACATTCGATCTTATTTGGCAGATGACTACTATCTTTAAACATAATGATCCTATATGTTTACTTCTTTTCTGCGCTAAAGCGTGAAGTGCCAAAGGGAATCGGCAGGGTTGGTCGTGAGTCGCTCCGCTCCTGGCCGGCCATGGAAGGCAACCACCAGCCCCACTCCATGACGCCGCCACCTTGTTCATTGGCTTCCAACAAGGGTCATCCAAAAACAATACTTGTCTATACAATTATCTCTACGGTTCCAGAAGTTAAATAAGAACTATTTGGCTTTAAGAAAAGTTGTTAGTTAAAAAGATGGTTAATTAAGTCATCTGGTCAAATAAAATCTTTATATTCGCGTCACGGTCGGTTGGATGAGTTGGTTTAGTCGGTGGTCTGCAAAACCATATACCCCGGTTCGAATCCGGGGCTGACCTCTATGCTATTTGCATATTCTTTAAAAACTAATTAGATAAGGGACGGTGAGAGATCATAGTCCCTTTTTATTTAGGAGGATCAAAATCAGACGTCCATCTAGCTACATCACTTATCCTAAAATTATCTATCACAAAAGAAGCTCTATTACTACCATCCCTTTGTCTATTAAAATCTATATTACTATATCTCAATGAAATATTAGAGCATGGGAATGAAACAGACCGTTTGCCATCGACAAAACCATATAATGTATAATTAACCCTAACCATAGCTATATGATACCACCTACCAATAATAGCATCAGATGCTTTACCTCCATACGCTCCTCTTTGAGTAGCAAAAAACAAACCTAAATCACCAGCATCACCAGCTATACCAAAATAAAAAATACCATTATACCATTCATGGCCAACAGAACAAGCGTTAATAACGACTAATGGTTTATACCAAAAATCAATGGTAAATGGATCTCCATCACCAAATAGATCAGGTGACAATGTACTAGATGTATTAATCATCCCATAAGAATTAGACGTATTTGTGTATTTATATCCAGTTCTTATAGAATCGGTAACAAACTCTCCTCCCTTGATCTCTAAACCATCCTCGATATTAGGGGGGGGGTATCCATCAACCTTAAAATCATTATCAAATCTCATCAAGAATCTTGTGTGTTGATCAACAAGACCATCACTTCCATTATTCAACATTCTTCTTCTCATAAAACCTTTATCTTTTTTAATATATACACCAATACCAACAATATCATCAAGATACCAGCTACTATCCACACTATAGGCCATCTTGATTCCTTCTTATCATCTACGTCCTTGGATTTGATATCTATCTTATTGTCCAAATCCTTTATATCATTCCTCGTCTTATTGACTCCAACGGAATCAGCCGCCACCGTGCTGTCCCGCCGGCCAATGACGATATGGGTATCTGTCTGCGAGGACACCGGCCGTTCCCCCGTGGCAGGATCAACATCCTTGTCCGTATCGAACTTCCTCTCAGTTATAACGATATCGGCATTAAGATCAGAGGTCTTTATCTCCACCATCTTGCGGTCTATAACTTCGTTTATCATCGTCTCTATCCTGCTTATCAGCCGGCTATCAATAGACGTTTCGCTAACCTGCCTCCTGCTTCCACAAGAGGACAGGAATAGCGACAGACCTAAACAAAAAACAGCCTTAAGGCTTATCCTTAACCTCATCATCAGCTATCTTCTTTATATCGTCAAACGTCTCGTCAGGTATGTTCTTGGAGAAGCCAAACATCTTGAACACGTTTATTCTCTTGAACACAGCCTTGAATACCTTCACCAAATAAGCGTCAGAGAAAGCATCCCCTATCGTATTCAAGAAAAGCATCACATATCCAACAAGGGCTATATACACCCCATATTTGGTAACGGTAAGTATCATGCTAGCCTCCTCCTCGATCGGGTATAACGTCTTATATATAACACATAATGTCATTACTATAAAACAAGACAAAGCGAACTCCTTAAGAATATCAGTAAACCTGACCTCCCTAAACCATCTCTTGAAACTAAACCTCCTCCTACGGCTTCTACGGAGCTTCCAGCCCCTTACGCTTTGCGCTAACCTAGCCAAGAAATTCGCTATTAATACTATAAGTAATACGGTCAATAAATGGTGTACTGGCTGGAAATAAGCCCAACAAGAGGCACCATACGCAAGCGCAATATTCCACAAAGCCCCCACTCGCTCTATCATGTCTTTGTCTTTCATTTTATACCATATACGCAAAGTTAACCACTATACCGTTAAGTACCTAAAACACCACGGCGTGTATACCGTTCCTCGTATCAAGGCTGTCAAAATGCAACCAACCCACCTTCCCTTCAAGCCGGAAAGGATATGGTAACATATCTTGATGATCCAAGATCAAGCCTCTAGCCTGTTCCGCCGTCATCGACTTGACATCGAAATCCCCAGCCTTACCCAACACATGAGCGGATAGATAAACATCTTTCTTATCCTTAACTATCTGGCAGATGTTGCATCTAAGACCACGTTGGGAAAACTGCCCCTGCTTGTCCCAATTATTACAATACATAGGCTGTTTGATTATATCCCTCCGTAATATAAGAAGATTATGGAGAAACGCTGTATCAAGAAACTGCCACGATCTGTCCTTCCACTTATTGTATGTATGAGGACACACCAATTCCACTATATCAAAATACGAACCTAGTTCTTTTATAATATCATTTCTATTCATATTATCAATTTTTAAAGTAATGTAAAATAACAATACCACGATAACCTGATCCTCCTCGACCGCTCGTAGCCCCACTATTAGAAGCTTTAGAGGCTCCTCCTCCACCACCTCCATAATAAGTGGCATTACCTCCATTTTTGCCATTAATAGTAACACCCTCAATATCCTCGACTCCAGCTCCATCACCTCCCCCGTGATTTCCGCCTTTCCCTCCGGATAAAAAGCCCATATCCCATCCTCTTGTATAAGCTCCCGATCCACCACCAGCGCCCATAGGATAAGGATATCGGTCAGGATATTTGTTATTAAAAACATATGATCCATCTTGCCCTGGATTTCCCGGGGAAGGATCATGACCATCCCCTTCAACTCCATATCCGCCTCTTCCACCTTTACCGGCAATAGCCTGATATATACCGAATATACTATCACCACCTATATCTCCGACAACCACCCTATATGTAACACCTGGATTTACGGATATAGTCCCAGTCAGTACACCACCTCCGTTACCGCCACTCCCGGCATTATATACATCGGAATATTCTCCATTAAGACCTCCGGCGACCAACGCGAACTCAACCTCATAGACCCCATCAGGAACCTCCCAATATCCATTATCCTGAGGAGATAATTCCTCGAATACCTCTATTATCTTCTTTTTGGGTAACATCCTTCTTCTCATCATAAGGCAAACAGGATTTTACCCCCCCCCCAATTTAATTTTAAAATATTGATATTCATAATATTATTCTGGTTTAATCGTCCATCTCTGGGCGTAGTTATTTTTTAGCACATATATCTTCTCCATAGGTGTAGCGGGAGACCCGTTGGACGAGCCTTTCACGAATCCCTCTGGGGCCTGCTCCGTGCCGGAAGGACGCTGGTTTTCGGTTGGATAAGTAGCACTATACATGCTTACCAAAAGACTATAGAACTGGTTCCTCTTCCCATCCTTAGCCACGGATGTCATAGTAATCTGATCCCATCCTACAACAAGGTCGTAGAAAGAGTTCACGAAATCATCTGATCTTTTTTGGCTATGAGTGGATGCATTCACGTTAAACCATGTAATAGCCCTCATCTCATAAATATAATCCGGAAGCTTATCCATTCTAAGACTATTGCTATGAGCTGCAATGAAACTAGTAAGATGTTCCAATCCCCTTCCAGACATATTATCATCATTCCAACCCGTCCTCCTTTCTCCACTTACCCAGTCATCTAAAAAATAAAAATCAGTAATATTAGGATTTATCTTATCTACCTCGAAAAAAGGAAGGGTATTTATATCAAAATAATTCCACATATCAGAAGGGCCAGGATGTATTCTCAACGAAGTTAATTTAGGAAGATCATTAAACTCCTTTATATACCTATCCAAATAACATGAAGACAATTCAAGGGTTTGAAGATTTTTCATATTCTTTATATTCCTTATTCCGCTAGATTCTATATCCCTAAGATCAAGCATATTAAACATATTTAAATAATATACCTCTGTCTTACTGGTTATAGCCTCAGGAATTACGGTCATTCTTTGCCCTATATTTTGAAGATCGATATAAATTAACTTTTTGGATCTTGACAACTTGTCTACAGGTATACCGTCATTAACATACAGCGTATGGGATACGACCAAAAACTCAAGTCCTGGTATATCCACAATCGGGAAAGCCGTCATCTTGCAAACTTGGATATTGGCATAATAAATATCACAAGTAAAATCTATCGACACAGCCCGTTGTACGTCCCTCCTCCCATCAGCGTAAGCATGATTATCTATAGGTACGTATTGCGATCCATCCTCCTTCCTGAACCACCACGTAGTATTGGGATTTTTATTATGTTGTATCGCTAAAGAACGGAATATAATACGATAATTATCCTCCCCTTGAACCTTGGTCATAGGAAACTGCTCCTTTATTCCATCCCCCCAATCCACATTAGCCATACCGGGCTTTCTGGATCTAAACTCGACAAACGTATTATAAGGATTACCAACGACAGGATCAGGTACATAATTATAATCATCGGTATAATAATTTCTAAGTGCCCTATCCCATGTGGTGAACCACACGAACTTGTTGGATGATGCCTCGTATTTATATAATGTCTTAGCCATTACCTATCTTGTTAAAATATTCTACAATAACATTCCTGTCCAATCCCATAGAATCACATAAATACTCCCCTTCTGGTTGACCCCCAAACGATAATACCTTATCCGTATCATGAGCTAAAACATCTCCATTGCCTACAAAGGTACGCCCATCGTCAAATACGATAAGCTTATATGGCTTATACGACCTCGTGTCAATATCAGAAGATCGTATTGACCTTAACACCGAAGCCTCTGGCGCCATACTAAACCTCCATCCATAATTATTCATAAGCACATAAACCATCTCCATAGGAGTCGATGGAGAGCCATTAGACTGACCCTTTATAAAACCAGAAGGTGCCTGTAATACGCCACTAGGCCTTTTATCAGAAGGACTGGAAGCCGAATACATAAGTAAATACAATCCATAAAACTGATTCCTTTCGCCATCAGAAGCAGAGGAGGACATAGTGAGATAATTAAACCCCATTACCTTATCATATAATGTTGATATAAACGTATCACATCGACTTTGGGTTGACAAGCAGAAATGCATATAAAAGCTATTCATAGACCTCATCTCATATATATAATCCGGGAGATTACTTACATCTATATTACTATAACTATGTGAAGCGTCGAGACTCTCAATGTTTTCCAACCCCTTACCACTCATATACGGATGCCAACTTACAACAGATCCATACCATCTGTTTATATGACTGAAAATCTTTAAACTAGAATTTATCCTATCCACCTCATCCATAGCCGGGCATGTATTAGGATCAAACGATGGCATAGCTACTCCAGGGGATATATATAATTCTCTTAGCTTGCTAAAAGACAGCCATTCCCTTGGATATACCCTAACCCTTCCACCAGCTAAATGCAATATCTCCAAATTAGGCCACATGGAAGGGAATTTCCTTATATTGGAAGCTTCGGTATCACTAAAGTCAATAGACTTGGACAAATTCAGACCTTTCAATTTAGTTAGTCTATTCCAATCCTCCGGAATGGACGTCAACGTATCCACACCAAACTCACTTAATGTTATACGCTCTATATTTACCGATCTCATTATCCTATCCTTTGGTATATCTGTTATGGTACGATCCCCAGGAATACTTATAATTATATTGATAAGGCTAGGCATATCAAGTATAGGGAAACCTACCATCATAATCCTATAGGATTCCATCATCGTAACATCATTGGTAAAAGACATGGATATCACACGCTCCTTATCCATGCCATCATCATAAGTATGATTAGGGACAGGGATATACTCACTCCCGTCATCCTTATAAAACCACCATGGGTGACTGTCGGGATTCTTATGATAACTTATATCCCTTCTCCTGAACATCAACCTATATTGACCATATATAGATCCACTCCTAGCCTTTACAAAAGGGAATTGTTCTTTACTCCCATCTCCCCAATCAACCTCGCACATGCCGGGAGCATTAGAATAAAATCCTATAATCTCATTATAATTATTACCATCCAATATAGGATCAGGCACGTCATCCGTGGTATCATCCCTGTTGACACCCCTGAAAGCGTGCTTGCCCTTGGTGAAAAAGGTTATAGATCCGTTGTTCGTATCCTTACACATCAATTTCATACCTCTCCCTCCTCTATTCTCCTGAAATACTCGACAACCGGTGAGCTGTCCAATCCCAGATCGTTACAGATATCTATGGCCTCGTATTTGTCGGCGAAATTATACTTACTCATATTATCATCCAATACATCTCCGCTGAACACGGATACATGGCCGTCCTTTACGCCAAGGACGAACGGGGTAATCCTAGTCTTCCCAGCCCGCCTTGCCCTCGTAAGGGCGGCCTTGGAGGCTGGCGCCGGGGCCAAGACCCATGTCTGCCCGTAGTTGTTGGTAAGCACATACACCTTCTCCATAGGCGTCGTAGGATTACCGTTGCTAACACCCTTAACAAACCCCTCAGGGGCTTGATAAACGCCAGATGGTCTCTTGTTGGTAGGAGCTGCGGAAGTATATAAATCTAAGGTGAGTTTATAAAACTGATTCCTATTACCGTCAGAAGCCGTCTGTGACATCGTTATATAACTCCACGACATTATCTTATCATAAAACGTGTTAACGAACGTATCAGCCCTCTCCTGCGTATTTATAAATGTACCACGATCACGCAAAGTCCATATCCTAAATTCCCTTACCTCATACAACCAATCTGGGAGATCGTCTACCGGTACCGTGCCTGAATTACAATACGTGCCCTGAATCTTATTCAACTTACCTTCTACTAGATCTTGTTTCCATGAGCTACCACTACCCATAAAAGTAACGCCTGTCTTATCATCTCCAACCTTATCCACCTCATCAAATACAGGTATATTATTCCGATTGCTTATAATGCTTATACTTTTTGCCGGAATAGAATCAAACGCCGGGTCATACGAAGGTATATTGCACCAATTGAAATTAAACCCTGTAAGATTCTTCCATTCAGAGAATCTTCTCCAATTAGAATCAGGATCATCCCCGAAGTTAAAAATGCTATTGCATCCGAAATACCTCAGATCTTTCATATTTAAAAAACCTTCTGGCCAATTACTCCATACACCAGGATGAGAAAAAGACCCCATCTGTATATTACGAAGATTAACGCTCTTACTTATCCTGTCATATGGGATATCGCCATTTTTAAGAACGGATCTGGCCATAGCCAAATAAGTTATATCAGGTAGATTAACTACAGGAAACTCATGGAGGACAATACCATCCATATTGAACTCCCCATTGATTACGTTAGAGAACCTCATCGTAACCTTCCTACGCCTGATATCGCTATACTTATGTGGAGGGACCGGTATGTATTGTGAACCATCCTCTTTCTTATACCACCATACGGTATCATCCGGATTCTTCTTATACTCAATGTCAAGAGACCTGAATACAATCCTATAACTACCATCAGATATCTTAACTAAAGGATATTGATCCTTTGTCCCATCACCCCAATCGACGTCCACGAATCCTGGATTGTTTGCCGAGAACCTGAGATTACGATTAAAATTACCTAAATCTACTATCGGATCAGGCACATAATCAGCATTCCTCCCATTATAACAAGGGAACCTGTCCTCATTAACGTAAAACGTCACCGAGGACAAGACCGTATCATATCCTACCAAAAATCCCATATCAACTAATTGAGGTTATACCATAAGACACCCATTCCTTGTATCCGTTAACCATCTCATATACCTTGTTGATGGTCTTACATACGACAGCGAACCCAATATCCACGTTAGGGAACTTCTCGTTAAGCTCATCTATTGTAAGCTCCTTAGTTATACTCTCATCCCACTTACGCATCTCCTTTACCTCCATGAGGATCGGTTTACCGGTTATGCCTACACTCATGACCCACTCACCCTCACGATTGGCATCCGCCAGATCGGGGAAGATCGTAACGCCAAAAAGATCGGAGAGGGTGAAGTTCTCGCCGGTACGGGTAAAGGATGCCGCCGCCCCCGGTGTAAGAACCACCTCGTTCACGGCCAACAGGCTCGTAAGTTTCTTGGCTCCTCCTGATACCGTGGCGTTAAACACGACAGTAACATTACCGGTAGCGCTATTAACGAACTTGATCTCATCCTTATCGCTATTTATAGCTTGTAAACGTGATCCAGATACGATATTCACGATCTCATAGTTCTTGTCATAAGTGCTTTGCAACGTAACATTACCATATCTTGTATCAATCAACGTAATCCACTTAGCCTTACCACCTACTATCTCTACAAGCTTATAAAAAACGTTATTACCATCAGCGTCAACCCATCTAGCTATAGCACCCGGGGCGAAATTAGTCACCTCCCGATCTTGAGTATAACTTATAGTGCTTTCCGTAGGCTTGTTAGCTAAAGTAACATAAAGGCATTGCTCTACGTCGGCTTCCATCTTAACTATCCCAGCTCCATCGTAATAATAATCAGGTACATTTTTTTCTCGTATCAACAAGATAGTACCTTCCTTAAGCTTATCGGCGTTAGTTGGATCATCCACGAAAGACTTCATCTGGATATAAGTATCGAAGATAATAGACGTACTCTTATCCTCTATCTTCTGATTGATATCATTGACAATATTATTAATCTCGTCTTTCGTATAATAAGGAGATAAATCAACCTTCGGGCCTTCCTGCTCTAAAGCCTGAGTTCCATCCCACCAATAATCAGGTACCTCCTGCTCCCTGATCCAGAAGCTGTCCCCCACACGGAGCTTAGCCGTGTTCTCCGGAACCGCCAGCCACTCATTCATGGCATCGACCGTATCAAAGATATACGCCGCGTTCTTGCCCTCAGCTATACGTCTTACGACAGCCAACTCGCTCTCGACATCGCTAAGTCTTTCCTTTATATTATTGATCTCTCGCTCTAACTTATCATAATTATCCTCCTGATCTATAGCGTCACCGATGGACATATAAACCTCGTTAGTGAGCTTATTGTAGGTAACACGAGCCACCTTCTCGTAGGATGTCTTATACGTAGATGAACCCTTACTGGTATGACAAACAAAATCATACGTATTTTGATACACCACAGATCCACCGGTATTGATGAAATTATATCCGTCTTGGCTCATCGTACCTCCCTTGTATCCAACAAGTTCAAAAGAACATTTACCCGTACCTTTAGATCCAAACCATGTAGCGTAGGCCATGAAATACGTCTCTTCAGGTAGGATATCATAATATTTAGCCCTTAAATCCTTCACCGACATCCAAACACATTCCTTACCAGAACCGGTATTATCACCACCCCATTTAAGAACTTCTCTAACAGAGCTATCTCCATTTCCGGGGCCAGACCAACCTACAGCAAGATTATCTATGGTGGGAACATTAGAATTAAGGGCTTCCGTCATCGTGTCCAAGTCCCTTCCGGAACTTGATTCCCATAAATATCTGAACGTCACAAAATCAACATCCCCGATCTTAATGCCTCCAGTATTACTAGGATATGTCTTTGTGACTAACTCATAATACCATTTACCATCACGGAAAGTAGCCCTTATCCTCTCTACTTGCTTGGGGGATATAGAGACATATGATCCACCAACAGAGACGTTATCGCCATCAACCGAACGGGAAGTCCCATCCTTTGGGTCCTCAGGATCTACGGGGGTGTAGATCGTAGCCTGTTTATCTCCGGTATTGATAATAACTATATAATAGCTATCCCCGTCAAGACCCTCATTATGAGCCATGGTGACAAAACCTTGCTCGCTATCCGGCCTCCATTCAACGACAACCATATGCTTATCCATAGGTATACCGGAAACGCTGTTAACGTAATTGGTTGACGACATGAAAACAGCATGGTCATCATAAGCCTCATCCACACGCTGATGCTTAGTAGCCAATCCGTCAAGACGTGATATCTCAATGGGGTCGGTTACCTCGACCCCATTATAATCATACCACTTATATCCGATCATCGTATTCTCACGACGATATTTCCTTTTCCTTATGACCTCACCGCCGGCTAGGGCGTCAATCATATAATAATCATTACATACCTTAACCATGACCTTGATATTAACAGGTTTGACATAAACAAGCCACGATAGTAGCGCCATCGGGGATGGAGGTCAGCGTAGTCCCTACCGGGTAGGTCGGGGAGGATGACTCAAGCACCATCAACGACATCCGCTCTACGACCATATTGTTATCAATCAACCGACTTCCCTCCACATAGAACCGGCCATCGGCCACCTCATAGCATTCCCGCACCGGGACCATATGCCTTTGGCTCTTATCAGCGTAATCACAGATCGTCACCTTAGCCCCATCCGGTATAGACGTAAGCTCATCACCTACATTGTAATCAGGATGATCAGAGTACACGACATACAATATAGACTTAATATCCTGTAACGCCGGATTGACTGTCCTGAATCCCTTCAAATGTATCTTATGACCACCGATCTCATAACAATCATCCACGTCCATGATATTAAGATCACAACTGATAACCGTCCAGCCGTTAATAACCGTCTGCGTAGGGGTAGTATTGATAGGATGATCGGGGTCGGTAGACTCAACGATCTTATAGTCGAAAGTCTTTACATCCAGATTTCCGTTCAACGACTCCTGTCTCCTGATCTTCACCGTACCCTTTCCGGTATCATAACAAGTCTCAGTGGTATCGATAAGTCGATCCATATAATCCGGCTCCTCGCATTCGATACGAGCGAAATTGGATGGCAAAGAGGTATATTGAGTACCAACATGGATATCATTATCTGTAGAACTCAATACATGATGATTATACGACCTAACATGATTTAAAGGGTTGATAACGTAAGTGGATTTAATCCTTACCGATCCTCCCGGTGTCGAGTAACATTCTATCGCATTTCTAGTAATACGATCATCCAACCTTTCTAGAGCACACCTTTCACGGATAAAATCCGCAGGGATATTATTTATCCTATTTCCTAGCCCATACTTATTATCAGACGAGTCCACAATCTCCCAGAACTGGTTTCTTTTCCCAAGATCACCGTCATAAGACACCACATGTCTCATGCGTACGCTTCCGGCTGATGTCTTGTAACACTCCTCGATATCAATAGGCATCCTATCTTCCATATCCGTGAAATCACAAGACACCAAAGAGAATCCGTCCGGGAGGGTAGCCAGTTCGGCCCCCGGAACGAAGCCGGCGTCATCCGATTCAAGCACCTCGAAGCGGACGTATCTTGCCTTTATCTTGGAGTCATAAGAAACCAGCCTACGAAGCTTGACATTGCCATTGCCTCCGTCATAACACTCGACATAAGACCTGATGTCACGCTCCTCCATATCGTCGAAATCACAGACAGTCCTTACCCACGTATCTGGCAAGGAACTGAAGCTGGCGCCCTCAGGTTGTGACGGATCGGTAGTCTCCAGGACTTTATAACTCTTATCCCTAACTCCTATATTGCCATCCCATGACGTGAGAACCTCCAGCTTCACCTTACCGGCCGGTGTCTTATAACATTCTACAGTTACCTCAATATCCCGGTCCTCCATATCCGTGAAGTCGCAAACGACCTCAACCCAGTCATCGCTTATGCTGGTGATAAACTTACCTACCGGATTATCAGGATCGGTACTTTGCTTGATGCGATACCATTCCTTTCTGGTACCCATCTCGTAATCAAATATCTTATATCCCTCTATCTGCACCCTTCCGGTCCCGGTATCAAAGCATTTAAGCACCGGTATTATCTCCCTTTGGGTCATGTCCGGGAAATCACATACTATACGACTCCATGTATCGGGTATCTTATCATACTCCGTACCGATAGGATTGCTATCGTCAGTCGTATTCACCACCTCATAATGGGATACCTCCGGGTTCAGGCGGGGGTCTACTGACTCAACGCCCTCGATCTGGACCTTGCCCCCTTCCGTGGCGTAACATTTACTTACGAATATCAACTCCCGATCGGTCATCTCCGCTATACCACAATCTATAGCCACCCACTCGGCAGGAATCTTATCCAATTCCGTACCAATAGGCGTATCAACATCTGAAGAGTTGATGATAAATATCTTCTCGGCCAATATCTCACCCTTATTATTCATATAGGTATGGATACGAGCCTCTACCTGACCTCCCGGAGTACGATAACATTGGTTGACGATCGACACACGGGCGTCCTTGATGTTAATGAACTGATAGTCCTTTTTAGGAACCTCGCTTACAAGTCTCTTTACTCCTTTATCATCGAAGTATACGTAACACCCGTCATTCCTCATCATGACCGGATACGTCTTTCCGTCTATAACAACACCGGAGAAGTCATCTGGCGGAACAGAGAAACCCATGCTACCAAATATGGAAGCCAGTCTCTTTAAATACTCATTTATCGCAGACATAATATCATATTTTAATTCTACTGCCTCAAAGATAACAAAAAAGGGAAGAGAATTGAATCTCTCCCCTTTAGGAAATATATGAACGCAAAAAAGGTTCTTTATTTCGGCTCAGTTACGATGGCCGGACCAAGACCAGCGGCAGCACCGATCATGTTAATCATCTCCTGAACACCCTCATGAGCGCCATAGCGTACACGTAAGATCAGATTAACCGGATCATCGGCGATAACTTTTCCGAATCCCTGAGCGTATCTATGAGGATTAATCGTGATCTGGAAGTCCACGTATTGGGCTGTTTGTTCAACACGGCTGTATTCGTTCATGAATGTCCGTCCCATGAAATCCTGATGTTTCGGGAAACCGTTGAAATGAGCGTAACCCTTCAACTCGTCATCCATCATATTACCGCCGACATGAGTACGTGGTGCTTTGCTAGACAGTCTCTCGAAGTGAAGTTGATCCCACCAGATAGGAGACCCCTCGTCAAGAGAATCAGGATAACCGCCGCTAGCGCCAACGATCTCAACGCTATCCTCTACATAAGTCATTTTATCCATCAAGCACTCTGACGGAGATAATAACATTTCCTTACCACGGAAACGGATACCGCACTTGCAGTTAGTACCAAGTTCCTGAGCCGACTCCAATTTCTTCCACATACGGTTGCGGTAGGACGCCGGAGCCTCGCTGGTGAAGAATCCCTCGAACACCTTGTCGCACTCATCACACAACATGTTAGTATATACCGTTGTCTGGAAGCTATGCTGGCAAGCCGCAGGAGTACCGTAGTCAGTGATCTCCAGTTCCGGGAAAGCCTGTTTGATTTCCTCCAAAGCACTGTTCCCGCACTCATCATCCGGGATCGTGATATAATACTTCTCGGTGGATACCTTGCAAGAACCACAAGCTGACCAAGAAGCGGTACGAACCGTAGGATTCTCACACATATCGGATGTCTTAGCCACATAGTAGATAATAGCCGTAGGATTGGCCTCCACGAAAGTAGAGATCTCCTCATCCGTCAATTTCTTGGAAGTAGCGGCAATATACAAACCTGATCCCTTGATCTGACTCATCTTATTAACCGTATCGGCTACAACGTTAGGCAATGACTCCACCGTAGTAGACATATCGACACCGTCATCCTCCAAGGAGATAGAATACAGATAACCACCCTTAACCTCGGTATAGTTAGGAGGACAATCCGTACATCCTTTCATGATAGAGATAAGACGTTGAGTATAATCAGCCGGTTTAGCGCCTTTCTTCATCACCTTATAACGTGACATGCTACCCTCGATAGTCTCACGTACGATCTTCAATCCTGGATATTGGGCACGAACCTCAGCCAATGCCAGATCATCACCAGTATCGCATACCTCCATGCAATAGAAATTGACATCCTCCGTATCAGGCTCAGTAGCCTCATTAGTACATCTTGTAACCGGAATGATATCAATATAATCGGATAATTTACCACCACCGGCAATAGGTTGGTTCTTCATCCGCTCGATACACTTCAATACGGCGGGTAACAAATCAACCTCCTCGCAAGGATCACATTCCTCGCATTGATTAGGGGTATTGTCGCAATCATCCAAGAGGATAGCGTCATTGATCTCTACACGACCTTCCTCATAGCCAAGAAGCTCGAAAGCCCTGCCGGCGAGAATCAAGCGGATAACGATACGGTCGCCCTTGGAAACGGAGAAAGCCGTGTCGTCAGAGACACCATTGTATCCTAAGATAACGTCATCGACATAAGCGTGATCCTTCTTCGGCCAAGAAGCGTAAATCTCGGTGATCTCATTCAACGAGAACAAAGGCGTGGAAAAATCCTTATCATATATAGAACGGGAAGCCGCTTGTTCATTACGACCGATACGGATCTCATAACGCTTGTCATTACGAGGCTTACCGGTAAAATCAATCACGGCCTTACAACCGTTCTCGGAAGTCTCCTTAGTATCATAAATACCAAGCTGACCTTCCTTCAAGAAGATGGAATCAACATCCACCATCTTAGCGTGCGGGGGTACGAAAAGTACCCGGTCTTGCGGTCTGTGCAACATAATTCGTTTTTTTATTAAAATTATTAAATCAGTTCATTTACTTTAATATAATTGGGTATCTCTTTCCTCTAATGAGTTTTAGCTTCTTATATGTAACATTTTTAGAGTTCTTACCATCGAAATCCCTAATGTCAAAACATCCCGATTTTCTTCTTCCATAAATAAAACATATTTCATTGTTATACAATACTTTATCAAACAATCTAAATCCGAAAACCTCAAAAGGAGCTTGATTGTTTTTCTTCTTTCCTCCTTTTAAAATTTTCATTTTATGTATTTGCCTGTTATGTCTACGAATTAAACGCTTCAAGTATTGACGTTCAATTCGTTTCGCATTGAAGTTCCTAGAAATGACAAACGCATCGGATGTATGGGATTTTTCTATTCCGTATTTAATCCGATTGTATTTCGTGATGTAACCGAAAGTCATTGAAACGTTTGGATATCTCGATTTCAACTCCTCGTACAACTTCCATTTCATGATTCCCATAACCGCAGCATCACGAAGTGACTTGCCTCGTTTCACCTTCAAATCGATATTCCCTTTATGATATTCCTTATGACAAGTTTCACACAAGGTAATGAGATTGGATGGTGAATCACCTCCTGTTTTACGAGATTCGATGTGATGAACATTCAGGATCGGGTCTTTCGACTTTCCTTTACAATGTTGACATTTATGCCCATCCCTTGCCATGACATATTCCCTGACATTCCAAAAACCAAGTTGATCTCCTTCCTGATATTCGTTACCGGAGATGTCAGGATTCTTGATCTTTTGTGTATCAAATTGGGCAATCTCGACGATGATACGGGATATCGGCAGGGTAGAACAGATGTTGTCGATAACACGGATATGAGCATCAACTTTGTGTCTCACCGAAGGTGCTACCCATCCTAGACGTTTGCTTTTCACCCTGTTTTCAAAACGAGGCTTCCTATATCTCAACCTATTTCGTCTCGCTCTTCTCGACTCTCTTCTTGTAGACAAAAGTTCTACAACATCATTTCTAAGAATAACCTCACCGCTGTAAAGCTCCTTGCTTTTCGTCGTAGCGGATAAACCAACATGCTTGGTTCCGGCATCGACGCCTAACACAATTTCCTGTTTGTAATCGGATGTCTTGTACGTTAATTTGATGGTAAAAGGACATGTGTTTACAACGACCGCTTTGTTATCTTTTAGCAGTCGTCTAACCTTCCCATGCCTTGTCGTAGGCATCATCGGTTTACCATCTATGTCTTGTACATACACCATTTTACAAACTAATTCAATGTTTATTCAACATAAGTCAGGGTAAAACCCTGTTAGTACCCATCGCCAATGTTATTTTGAGGTTTTTCGCAAGCAACACTGTTTCGCAAATACACTACTCCTATTTAATCACTTGCCTTAGAGCAAGGAACTTGGGCAAACATTCCTTGGTAACTATATATTCTCAAATAACGTAGCCTCTGTCTCAAGGCTTAGGCTAATAACCGGATCCTTTCGGGTACATTAAAACTTTGATTAAATCATATTGTTTTAATGTTATTTCGGATATTTACCTAACGCAAACATAATAATAAACAAGTTCACGACAATAAAACACAATCACGAGTGTATAGGCATATAAATAAATTACATTTTTTGTAAAAACATTATTTAAGCCACTTTTTCTTATACATCTTCCTCATCATATCAACAAGTTCATCGAAACTTTTTATATAACCCATATCTATAGCCCATATAAGATTGCCTTGTGTTTGCTCCAATTCCTTCAGCTCAGCTTCCGTGGCCTTATTCCTGATCATACTTTCATGGATATTAAAAACAATATAATTAAGACCCTTGGCGATCTTAACATAATCTACATCCTTAAATCTAGAAGCCGCCCTAGACAAAGCATTATACCTATCACCAGCCTCTATTCGATTAAGAATAAGCTTATCAGTTAACCACGTAACAACCTCGGCATACAACATAGGGTTCAATTCCATAGCTACAAGAACCCATATATAAGGATTACACATAGTTCTCCTGTTCTCGCCCCTACCAACAGTCTTATAAGCGCCAAACTTTTTCATTACTTTTATAAGAGACTCTTTTTCAACCATTTCCATAAAAACAGGAAATCCTGTTTCTATCATATATCCTTGTTTTTCAAGAATATAGTATATTCGCTCAGCACTTTCCTTGTTAGAAAGTATATTCTCTATCCTCTTATCATTCCATCCTTCCTGAATCCTTTTCCTGGTATAGGCTTCCTGTAAATCAGTCAACGACATGAAAGACGTTTTAGTGTCTTGCTTGATAGTAACACCAAAAAGATCCCTATCCTTGGAGATCATAACAACATTAGTTTTCATATTATATATATTTAATTATTTAATACGATGCAAATATATAAATAAAAGTTTTACCGTAAAAATATATAGATAAAAAATATTCCAATATAAAATCATTATATTGAATATTTTGTAAAACACAAAAATCATACTTACGATTTCTGGAGTCGGAGAAATCTCCGATTCCAGAAAATATACATAGGATGATAAAAAATAAGCCTACCCATTTCTGGGCAGGCTTATCAATCAAAACTAACGTTGTTTATTTAAAAGAAGCCACATTATCCTTATCAAACCGATACCTCTGCAACTCATTCTCGTTAAGGTTGAATTGCTTGGCGACCATATCCAAAATCTCCTCCACCAAAGGATCGGGCAGCTCAGGGTCGATGTCCGTGGACCGCTCACCGGCGGCGTTGATATACCCGGCCAGATCCACCCGTACCGGATTCCGGTAGTAGGTCATCCTGACCTCGTCTGTACGAAAGCCGTCCTCATACACCACGACCTTCCCGTCACCTATGGTGTAGAACGTTTCCCGATAGTCAAAAGAAGGCCTATTGTTATCATCCCCAAGAAGCTCATGAACATTCTCGTTCTTAGCCTCCCACATGACAAAATCTCCAACCTCACATCCATTATAAGAAAACGCTCCTTTTATATTTGAGAACCATAAATAATCATCAGGAAGACCGAATGATGTCGATTCGGGATCATCAATATGACTAACCTCCTTAAGCGATTTCCAGTATACCAGAAGAGTTTGTATAGATCGGATGGTCTCATCATCCTTCCTATTAAGATAGTATCTTATCAACCTGTCCTGAGCCTCGTTGAACAAAAGCACGAACCTCCCGGGATCAAGCTTAATCCCGCCATTGGCGAGATTCTGCTCGTTCTTCTGCAAAGACCTTAGATACGCTTCTTGGATCGTCATCGTCATTCCTCCGTATTAACCTTATCACCTTCATCTACGTCTTCCTTCTTCTTGACATCCTTAACCTTCTTGGTCTTATCGTCTATATTAGAAATAGACATAAGTTCCTCGTACTCATCCAAGACATTAGCCTTTACACTGATAAGATCTTTCTTGGTAGCCAAAAACTCGGCGGACGTACGGGTGTCAGGGCCTATGATCTGACCATTATATTGCAAGCCGGATGGAGTCATGTTAATACGACCGTTACGTTGAAGGACGTTTATGATACGATAGAACTCAAGAACTTCCTTGAAATCACCCTCCAATGACCGATCCCAGATATCAAGCAGATAATCGATGTTGGTCTTCTTCTCGTTCATCCAGTTTGATAGTGATCCGGTGTAATAATCATCCTCCGTGAAATCAGGACGGGTCACGATGCCGATGTACAGAAGAAGGTCAATGACAGCCTGGCGTTCCTTATCACCTTTCTTAAGGGCGTTGATGAACTTATAGCTGATATTCATCTTATTGATCTCACGCTGCTGAACGAAATCCTTAGCGTTATCTTTCTCGATGAAACAGAACATGGAGTTCATGAAAATAGGATCACCATCCATTTCCTGAGGAGTCAACATGCCAGAAAATACAGCCAGATATAAATAAAATAACTCAACGGTATTAGCCGTGTTATAAACCTTACCCATGAATATCTTATCCTTAGCGTCATCCCAAAACTCTAGATTAGTCTGGGAAAGATCCTTCTGAGATATATCCTCAAAAGGCTTCATTATATTATTGACACGTTGATTAACCAACCTATCAACCTCATCTTTATCCATACCATTATAACATCTTGATCTTGGATAAAAACCCGTATTATAGGCTTTTGAGAAATCATCCCACGGGCAACATACGTGAGTAGCATTCTCCGGGAACGGAGCCTTGGCTATATTGGCGTCTTGGAAGGCCTGCGGAGCGCTTCCGTCGTGTTTACCTACTACCTCATACAAGGTATCTGACATGATATTGAAGCCGTTTACCTCGACCAATACCTTCTTTGATTTTAAAATCTCTTTCATTTCCTTATTTTTTGCGTTACTTTCCTAAAAAAAGAGGAGAGGAATATCCTCCCCTCTAAAAACCAAATTACATATATGAAAAAACTTAGCCGAAGTAGTTCGGTTGAAGCTCGATAATCAAGAACTTGCTGTTATCCATAACCCAAGCCGCTGAAGCTGAGTGACACCAGAATTGCTCTTTCATGCCCGGCAAGGATGATACGATCTCATTACCGTTAGCTTTGTGCGCCCAACGACCGTACTCATAACCCCACCACATGCTTACGCCTTCTGGCTTGATATAGAATACGTTGTTATTCATATTACCTAACTTAGCGTTAGCCGTATTAGGAATAGCGGAATATGCGTTAGTCGATCCAGCGTCAGTGATATTCTCAATAATACAAGAATAAGAGGATCTAGGATACATGCCATTCACTAACTCGCTACGATCTGTCATGTCAGCGTAATCCAAAGAAGGATCGTGCTCGAACTCTACATTTCCGATGCCGGGAAGAAAAGCGCCCTTAACCTGTACCGGACCTAAGATCATAGCATCATTAGTACCAGAGATAGGATTAGAAGGCAACATACGGTCACTACCCATACCCCAGCTCAAATTACTCAACGTAGTAAAGAAAGCCTCTCTAATCAACTTCTCTAAGTTGACCATAGCCATAGCTCCTACCTTGAACTTAATCTTACGCTCCGTAATAGGAAGATCTTGACGACCACGGAAAATATAAGCGGCAGCAGCCATAAGAGTATCCTTAGTAATACCCATCGGGCGACTATAGTAGATAGTATAACCACGGCGAAGCTGACGGTAGATACCCTCATTCAAATGGATAGGACCATTTTGATCCATAATAATACCACCTTCTTGCCACATCAACTGTCTAGCTTCCAGCTTAACCAACTCAGCCATACAGAATACCTCCAGCGTGGACGCTACCTTAGCCGTACGTAAATCAAGTCTACCATTAACAGTCTTGCCGATAATAGCCAAATCAGGAATATTACCCTCATACTCGCTTCTCATGGCATTCATACGACGAAGGGCAGTCTCCACGAACTCTGAAGTGCTATTCTGGGCGGCCTGCATGGACTTCATACCAGCATACATAGTTGTCTCACCCTCAACACCACGGTGGTTTCCTAAACGGAACTCACAAGTCATAGAACCGGCCTTGTCAGCTCCAGATACCTTAGAGAACTGGGTACTGTACTCACCAAGAGCATGACCGATCTTCCAGTAACGGATACCCGGACGTAATTTCTCTTTAGGGAAGTATTTAGCCTTACCGCCAATAACACGACCCCAATAACGTGTCAAATCCCCTTCTGTCTTAGACGGGATCTCACCTGAGATAAGGATATTACAGCCGTTAGCGGCGTCATAGGTAATGACATCATAAGCCGTAAACTCAGAAGTATTCAAAACAATATCAAACAAACCACCGTCAATACCCGGTTTTAGATGATGACCTGAAGTATCCTCAGCCGTAACGACGGCGAATGTCTTTGTAACAGGTAAATCATAACGGAAAGAAGCCCCGATACCGTTTACGGAGATCGTAGCGCCGTTATTGATCATACCCATATACATCGGGACAGGATAGTTAGCGATATTAGAGAACAAGTTCAACAGACCCAAATGATTCTTGTCCGGATCCTCATAATACCAGCTCGCCAATGAGCCTAAGTTATGCTCTACGAGCGAAGTCTTATAGTTCTTGGCATCGGTGAAGGCAATAACGTTATCACCATTCACGGTAGCCGGAAAACTTTTTGTCAAAAATGGATTCATTTCTATTTATTTTTAATGTTATACACTCTTTGATCCACTCAGATCAAGGAAGTTAGCCTCTATAGTATCATTATCGATATTATTTTTATTCTGCTTTCCTCCCTTATTGCCAGAAAGAAGAGTGATGGTCTTCTTATTGACCTCCATCTTAACCTTGTTAGTTTTCTGTTTAAGGAACTCGTCCTTATTCATCAAGAACAAGGCCAGATCAGCGGCCATGTCCGGATTCTTGATAGCCTCCGAATAAGCTTTATCTATAGCCGTATGACCTTGATTGTCTATCGGCTTGGTAACGAAATCGACAGCCTTACCTATCATCGTGTCAGTCAACTGGAATCCTGAGCTTATAGACGTCTTAAGACCTTTCTTATAGATCTTCATCTGCTCAATCAACTCCTGTTTCTTTTTCTCGGATTTTTTCTTCTCCTCCTCGATAAGGTTATCCATCTCCTTTTTCAGGATATCATGGAACTTATTGGCCTTGGACTCAATGAACTCATCGCCCTTGCCAATCATCATCTCCATATTATCCTTTATCTCGTCTTCCGGCATACCCAACATCTTATAATAATGTTGGATGACCGCAAGCTGATCATTCTTGTTGCTCATATCAAGGTTGTCCAACGGAGCCTGAATACTCTGATATTGGCTTAATAGTTGACCAACGTTACCACCGGCCTTATCCACCTCTATCATCTTCTTCATGAAATCAGACATCGACCCGGTATCAACCTTGTCTTTCAACAACTCATCAGCCTTATCCTTGATCAATCCCTCCACTATATCGAGTAAATCATCCTCTTTAGTGATAGTAGAAAGATCGACCGGTTTATCATCTACCATAATATCTAGGTTCTCGATACTGTCTATGATACCTCTGGCGGCCATCTTCTCCAAGAAAGATTTCCCGTTAAACCCTGATACCACGTTATTATTATCAGCACCGCCTTCGCCAAGAGAATCCGGGTCTGGGTTGGTAGCATCGCCGCCCTTATCCCCGCCACCGTCAGCCGCTCCGCCGTCGGCAGGCTCTTCCTTGGAATCACCTATAGGATTACCATCCTTATCATATTTACCCTCGATATTATTCTTATCGCCATCACCGTCACCACGGTAAAAAAGTTCCTCGACACTCATGGTCTTAAAACCCTTAGCGAAATCACCCATGTCATTCATACAATTTCCTTTTTTGCTTTTTACAAAAGTATTATTAATCCAATTACCAATTAAATCAAACCCATTATAGTATATGACAGAATTTTACGCCAAAATGATTACAGATTTTGTAAAAATATTTACAAAACTTGTAATCAATTCTTGTTTATTATTGACGTAAACCTATCTGTATCAGAACGTTTGTTTCTAGCGTCTATCTCCTTTTCTTTTAATTCCAACTTTCTTTTCTCTATCTCCTCACGAGATCTTCGCTCAGCCTCGGCGTTAGCCTGTCTGGTTCTCATCTCCTCTTCCTTGATATCAAGATCTCTTTCCCTTAAAGCCCTATCAGCCATAGCCTCGACATAATCCATGCCTTCAGAGTTGTTCTCGGTCCTAGCCGCTTGACCGGCGGCCATTATGCTCTTACCCCTTAAGTCGAAGTTGCCCTTGATATAAGCCAGCTCCTTATCCTTCTCATGCCCATCATTACGTGCCTGTTGCTCGGCCTCGGCTTGCTGCTGGACAAGTCGCTGTTGATTCTGGTATTCTTCTTGCCTTACACGATCGGCGTAAGATCTAGCATCCCTTCCGATCTGATTCATCTCAGCCGTTGAGTTGGCGCTCATCATCCTAGTGATATCAAGTAAGTCATTACCTAACGTATTTGTCTGTAATATATATTGTTTCAAATTCTCCAATTCCAGACGTTTCTTGGAATTAGAGACAGCCATAACATTAAGATGACGTAACGACAAGCTATTATCCGTAAGACTGATGTAAGCCAAGGAAAGATCGCTGTTTCTGTACATCACGGTCCAATCGTATCCTTCCTTCTGACATACTTGAGCCACGGCTAGATGAATATCCAATGTCCGTTTCTTGAAGTCATCGAAATCATTAAAGTAAGTCTGAGTCTGTAGCATAGTAGCGTTAACTCCCTGTTTTACGCCCGTAGAACTCTCGTATCTAGTTGACTGACCCATAGCCTGCTCAGATATACCTATCATCCTATAAGCCATCATATAGGCGTAAGAAGCCATTTCCATACGGGATCTTATCTGATCCGTATTAGTAAGATCATATACACCGAACTGGTTATATATGCTACTCATCTGTGGGTTCTGGTAAGGATTGTTCGTATCGTTACCACCTACGCCCATAAACGAGACGGACTTCACGATCTGCATGAAGGTAGCCAAAGCGCCCTTCTTGTCCATCATATCCTTATATTCAGTAGGCAAGAATCCAAGGTCGCCTAAGAAGAACTTACCAATCTCCTTCTCGGCGTTGTTATATAACTGGTTCATAGCAAGGTTATACATCATCTGGAACGGTTGTATGCGATCAGCGAGACTAGACCCTATAAATCCCGAAACCGGAATGACATAATCATACAGACTGCTGTCACCATGTATCTGATGAGGTATTGGATCCCCACCAATATATATAGGCTTATCCATTAAATTACCTCCGGTGATCTTAACGCCAAACCTAACCTCAGGAACATACTCCAAGATATAGGTGTTCACCTCAGGATCACCAACGGCTTCGGCCATAACCCTCTTCACTTTCTTGATACCGTTCTTCTCCAAGAACTCCGGGAGCAGCTCATCGGTAACAAGCTCCTGATCCACCATCCCAGTCTCCGTCATGTAAGTTATTAAGAATACCGGTTTCATGGATACCCAATATCCTTCCATTACCCTAAAAAGGCGAGAGTCTATCTCATATCTCTTGCCATCGGCCATTCCGGAGTTGAAATATCCAAAGGGATGGAAGCGGGGCAAGAAGCGGGGCTGGGTGTGTTCCTCCCCGTCCGGCCCGAAGGTGTGGTACTCGCCCATCGGAACACCATAATAGTCCTCAGCGGCAACTATAGACTCATAGTCATGGTATCCTTTCCATGGAATAACCTCATTCTCATACATACCGGTAATAGACGGCTTCTTTTTCTTCCAGTCATACCTAGTACCGTCATTAGATACCCATCCCTCATAATCATCATCACCTCCCATAATCCGACGCTTATCCTTAGCCGTCATCTTATGGCCGTATCTTGATATCAACTCAACACCCTCGTAATAATGAATACGGCCCACATAAGACCCATATTGCGGGTATTTTACATCAGGATGGAAAACCTCCATAGGACTCCATACCTCCGGACGGTAGTAATCGAAACCAACGAAATGATTACGGAACATCTTTCCGCTAAGAAGACGGTCCCGGAAATTCTCCCTGTCAAGCTCATCCATATAAAACCGGCTACGGTCGGCCTCGATCGTATGATCCCCCCATACCGCCGCCTGCGTCTTCCATCTTGTACTCATGAACCTCTGGATATCATCAGGGGTCATAGACGCTTTGGCCTGTTGGATTTGCTGAACATAAGCCTGACGCTCCTCCTCGGAATTAAACTCATTGTACGTAGGATCAAGACCGGCCTCCACAAGACGCTGATTAACGATAATATCCCACTGTTCTTGTATATGACGATGAAGTAAGTTTGACATCGTATCCTCATACTCACTTATAGCCATATCCCCTACCTCGTTAACCGTATACTTATCCTGTAGGTTTGTCAGCCATCCCTCAAAGGCATTTACGATACCACCTATTATATCATAATGCTTCAAGAAAGAAGGTATCCTTATATCGCTCCTTAGCTTCTGTACGTTCCTTAACTGAGGGATAACATCCGCCATCTCCATAAAAGATAACTTACCATCCGCCATCAGATAATAGTCACGGTACATCTGGTTGCGATCATACTGTTTCAACCCTATCGTCTCAAGAGCGTCCATACAATCCTCCTTCCATTTCCTGTTCTTTTTCTTCGTGGAAATAGCCTGAGGAGGTAATCCTAATAACGCTCCTTTTGCTGGAAACGAATGATCTCTATTAAACACTTCCATGATTATTCAATTTTATTTACAACAAAGATAGGCGTTTAATTGACATTCATTTACCTAAAAGCTCCTATAGATACCGATCCAAATGCAGATGCATATACCTCATGGTGTTTATAAGCGTCTTCCTTGCGGGCATTATTCATCTCCTCGATCTTCGATTTAGGCATGTAATTGTTATCGTCAAAATATCTGGCGAGAACCAACGCATGCCCGAACGCTATTATCCTATCGACGTTCAATCCGGGCTTATACTGTATTATCTCATCCAATAGGGCTATATCATCGATCAGCTCAATACCCTTGACAGTTATATCAAGACCAGTCTGATCATCATAACCGACAACGAAATCCTGCCAGCAATAATCCACTACGCACGAGAATAGCAGGTTCTGGTTGCCGGGGGTCGGGTATAGCCCCAGCTTGCTGTTCTGCCGGGAGCCGGCCTTCACATACTTATTGGCTATTGCCTCACCAGCGAATAAGAAAAAAGAAGCAGGCATACCACTCTTCCGGTTAAGGTACTGTTCATACATCTGGTCAGCGTTCTCCATAAGACATATAGCACCATATCCTTTCTGAAGTACCTCGCACGTACGACAAAACTGATCTATGGATGATGGGCGGGATACGTATGAAGCCACTATTCTATAGGCATAAGGATCTCGGATACCAACACGCCTTTTGAATACATAAAAAGCACCTAATGAAGGGGTATCAGACTTGGCCTGTTTATAAGGGTCGCAATTGTGAACAGATATATTCCTTAATAAATAATTATTCGTATCACATTCAAAATTATACACAGGACCGGTATACTTTTCTTTAGTTATAGATGATATCCTGACATATATATACTTATTATCATTACTAATAAATATACCTGTGGAAGGACTTTTTCTTGTGCTGGTATCCATACATACTTTAGACAATTTAGATATATAATCAGGAGTTAATGTCTCAACCAACTTCCTGAAATACACAGTATAGTTATGGCCTATCCTTAAATGATAACATGATCTTTGAGATTTAACCTTATTGCCATCTATATATTCAGCCCTATTTTTTTTCATTATGGATATACCTCCAACTACTCCAAGAGATAACAATATATCCTGTATACCCTCAAGAAGATCCATACTGACACTTACGAAATCCATGCCCGAATAATTGCGAAAATCATTATGGATAGATCCATCCGTATCCAGATATCCATGAATTAAACTAACCTTCATGCTAAACGGGAGGTATTTAGCAAATTCAGGAATATATTTACCATAACAATATTTACCAAAATTATTAACAAGCCACTCGCTTAGATAAACATGCTTAAAATTTAATTCCCAATTACCCTTCCTGCATCTCTCCGAAGGCTTAATACCAAAAAGATTATCTATAACCTTGTAATACCTATCCCTCTCTTCTGGATAGTCAAAACAAATAGCCATCTGTACACGACACTGCTTATCAATCCATCCATTCCCTAGCCACATCCCGACAAACCACCAAAAATCATCAGAAAGCATATAATCCCTAAATCCCGGAATATCCATCCTTTCTTCGGCATACATATTTGGGATCCTTGTCCACTGTCCCTCTTTTATATCCTTGACAGGTATGTAATCAAACTTGAATAAATCTTCCCTAACCCTTCTCCCTACGGTCTTATGATCAGAAACAAAAATAGGATGATCAGAAGTAAATCTATTTATTCTTACGCCATTATACATCTTTATCGAATAAAGATCCTCTTCGACCATATTTCTGACAAGTCTCTTGCGTATCCTAACATTATCCCCTTCATTATTAACCAAGAAATCATCATAGTCAACATCCTCTACATTCTTATATCCATCAGGGGTCAACACCCTTTCTCCGGGAGGCATACATCCTGCTACATAAATAAAATCATCAAACCTATTGGATTGAGGCATCTCGAATATCTGGACAGGAGCGTCAATAACACCGCCGCTAAACGGGAATCCAGCCAGTTGCTTATTCGATTTAGTAGTCCCCAGTTTATTACCTGACTCAAGAAAGACATCACACAGCATACCGCTATATTGCCCCGACTCAAGGAGATCATTCTTATGCTTGATAGCGTACTCGACCGGGAATAGGTTCTGGGATGAGCTTAAAAAACAGTCGTCAATCGTAAATGGATAAAACATGGTATGAGAGGTATAAGCTACCCTATCTTTCGTAGATAGCTTCTTCCGTTCCTCGTTAAGCTTATTGGTACTAGCCTCGAAATCCGTGGCGTCAATCTTGATTTTATTAAGCTTCTTATCATCAGGTTTCCCCAAATAATCACCCAAACCTATAGTTCTCTTGACACCGGAGTTAGCCATCTGACCGGGGACAAACATCGCCCATTTCCGTTCTTTCCATGTTTTCCCTTTCATGGCTCTCCGATTTAAAATATCCCAGTCCATGACCAGAAGATTGTATGTATCAGGATCAGAGAACATCTCCTGAGCGTCCTTGGATAGTTCCACCTCACCACCGGTACCAGCCAAGATCGGACTGAGACGCCAGCCGTAAGGAGTGTCGTATGACGGCATGGCGGCAGTGTACGGCTTCTTGATAGGTCCCTTACCTACCTCGTCGAAAATAGCCGTGGCGGGGGTCAGACCGGCAGTCTTCTGTGTGGATGTCTTCCTACCCATGTTGATGTTGGCTATGGATATTATGGCATGAACATCACGAACCCCGTTGGACATACGCTTGCCTAAGGTGACACCAGAACTCCAATCGGTCTTGGTCCTGTTAATTCTGAAAAAAGGATGCACATGATCAAGACCATACTCACAATACTCACCTATATTAGATAAATCGCTATCGCTGAAACCTACCACGGAATGACTAAGCCCGATCGTCATGGTAGCGTTCATCTGGAGAAGTGATGACATGATAGTCGTATTATGGGATACGACAAAATTAGTGGCAAGGAACTGATGGGACTTATTATCGACCTCAATACAAGTAGCCTTATACTTCCCGTAATAATCTATATCGGATATCCTAAGCCTGTTATGGGTCTTAGATATATACATATCATCACCATCCATGACGCAATAATATCCCATAGACCAGAATATTCTTCTTACGAAGGATATAATATACTCACTTTTGTAAACGACCTTAAAACGATCGTCACCAGTACTTATGCCGCAAGCTATCTTCATGAATGAGCTTATAAACAACTCTTTCTGTTTTTTGGATGAATAAATAATATCATCCATCTCCTTATTGCTTAACTCGAAGATCCTGTCGGTAGATCCACAAAGGAAAGAGGCGGTCAGAGACCCAAGGAGCTGGGGCGACATCAGCCACCGCCGCTCGGGGAAATCCACGGCCTCCCCTATGTCTATAGTCATCTTCTGGAAGTCAGAGTGGATGATACCCATGGTGCTCATGACTTTATAATCACCATGATATTTAACCTTCCACTGATGTTGACCGCAACATACTATACTGCGCCCGTCCTCAAACGTCACCTTATACATATCAACGAACCCTTGAGGGTATACGCCTACTACAGTCGTAAGCTTACCATCATCGCCATATATGATATCACCGATATCAGCGAACCCTATCTTCTTAGGTCCATAAGGAGTATATATCAGCTCCGAGTCCAGAAGGGCCTTTCCAAAACGACGGGTACCGAACATCCCCAGCCCTTTCTTCTCCTGACGGGCACGTTGGTACATCTCGGCGAAAAACCATTCGTTGTCACGCAAACGACTGATCGCCGGCACACGTTCCCCGTTTGGAAGATCCTGAAATACGGGAAAGAAATTAACATGCCAATAAAGCCATGGCGGTATGAATGTACCGTTGATAGTTATCCCGTTCTTGACCTTATAAGCCTCCTCTGTAAAGAACTGCTTAACATCATCATCTTGATCCTCCCAGCCAAACAAATCGTTCCACACTGGAGGATTCTTCATGTTTACATAAAATTCTGGACTCGTGCTTAAACTCATGATCGCATATTTTTTAATACGGATTCTATACCACCGGAAACCTGTCCCTTACGTTCCTTTTTCTGGACATTGCTTACACTCCTGTATACATCCATTATCCCACTCTTCTCCATATACGAGTCATTCCATACGTTGATCTTATCGATCAGCTTGGATATGAAATCGAACGCCCTAGCCATATCCTCAGGCTTCTCCTTATCCCATGGATGCTTGGCGATATACGTCTTGGCGTCATCCACGGCCTTGGATATGACCTCAAGATTATCGTTTACCCGATCGACGTCCCTACTCGTCGGCTTTCGTCTTCCCTGTGGCATTTTCTTTTAATTCCTTAAATTCATTATACTGCTTCATAAGAAGCTCATAAGATTGAACAACCCCGATCTTACTTACTTCCGTCACGCTCATGTCATGGAACATATCCTCAAGCTCCTTGTCAGCATATCTAAGACGTTCCTTGTCATCATAAAACACGAATCCAGACGTTCTGTCTTCTATAATGCTCTTGGCGGTGGATGCATATGTCGTATCTAAATCCAGATCCATACCGAAGCTGGTAGCCAACTGGATTATGAACATCAACCTAGAATTGACTTTTACAGCCTCTATATTCAACATCTGTATCTTATGGGTCATCTCATGAAGAACGACAAAATCCTCCTCCTTTATCAACGATGATGATTTAAGGGCTATCTTCTTGGTTCTATCCTCAATCTCACTATAAAGACGCTTGCTCTCACGTTTTATAGCCATCCAATGTCTTATATGAGTATCTGCTTCTTCTTTAAGATAATCCCTGATCTCTTTCTTAATATCCTTATCCTCTTCCATTATAATCACGCGTTATAATCATTATTATTTAATTCGATCTCATCACTGATGCTTTGGTCTATAGACCTCAATAAATCCCTGGTACTAACATCCCGCAAGAAGCGGACATTACCACCATTAGCCCTAGCTATCCTCCTTAAAGCGGAGTAAAGTATATCACCCAACGAATATTCAGGCAACTCACGGCAACCGACTTCCATAACAATAAGAGCATGGATACGATCATCTATCTTACTTCTTACGGGACTTCTCATCGCTATTACTTATAAGCTTCCCCTATAATACGTAACGGGAAATGTTTGAAATTACGTTCAGGATCATCTTTCGTATAACCCATGAGAGATAGATGTTTCTCAAAATGACCTTCCGTATATTTTGAGGTATCCAACGTCATCCTAAATATAGTTCTATTCTCATTGTCAGGATGTTTGTTATATGACACGTCTCCCATACATCCACATCCAAGATGATGCTCCTTGACATGGAAACCATCTTTATGGGTGATAAATAACACGATTTCTATCTTATCACCTATTTTCTGATCAAAAATATTTAGATAAAACTCGCTCTCGTCATCCGTTAGTCCTATATCAAAGGAATCGTTAGGGCACTCGATATTAAAATCGTTATGATCGGCTGTTATCACCTCCATAGCATTCCATTTAGCTTTCTCTCCTTCCACGAACTTCAATGGGCATACCTCGGTCTTCATCCAAGCCTTCTCCTTGATAAAACAACCACACAACGAGCATCCCGGTCTTCCAATCAATCTATGGAATAATACCTTAGGCGGCAATTTAAAGAACCTGATATTAGAAGAGTTCTTAGGACATTTCTTGCATAATTCAAGACGATTCTTATACCATTCGGGATAATCTTTCTTATCCTTAGGAATCCTACCCAATAAACTGTCTTCCCAAGCTTGGGCTATCACTTGGGCTTTACCGATTGTTTGCATATTATTTCTTAAATTGTTTTTGTTGAAAATCCTGTAATTGTTCCCATGTCATTCCATACCGACATTGATACATGGCCTCATGGTTATCACGTATAAGAGGATCTCCGTTCTTCAACCCCTCCATATCCTCTATCGCCTTAATCTTCTTATCCAGACAATCAAGCTCAATAGGCATCCTTTCATCCGGATAACGATTACCTTCCTTGACAAATATCCGGCGTATCTTATCACGCCTTACCCGCATCTCTCGGAGATTGCATATAACGTATCCGATAAACGGGATTCTGATAGATATATTGTCAGTATACCTAGCTAGGTGGTGGACGTAAGATACGGATGCTTTCATGCACCACTCTACCTGTTGTTTGGTAAACTTCCCATCAGATCTTCTTACCACCTCATCCACGATATCCCTATCGAATGAAATAAGATTCCTACCCATCAATATCCAATTTGTTTCTCTTGAACACAAACCCCATTACACGGGTATCATCACCCTCCCCGTCAAGAATAAAATAGTTACGTAAGCTTCTCATCTCAATAGACAGCTCACGGGTACGGAAGTTCCCGTTCTTCTTGTCCACCAGAAAACCCCCACGTTTAAGCTCGTTGTTCAGGACAGCGACGTAAGATTCCTTCTGTCCATGACAATCCATGTACTTAGCCCTGGTATCATCAGAGTATCCGTAGTTGATGTAGAAAGAAAGTAAGTTTATCGTCCTTTCGGTAATCAAGCTCCTACCCTTAGAATCCAGATAGCCGTTGTATATCCTTAAAAACTGCTGGATCATATCCAGTCTAGTATCATAAGGTAATGCGAATACGAAAGCTTTCCTTTGTTCAGCCATATGAAATTAGTTTTCAGCAAAACTAGTTAAAAAAAATATCGTTGTCAAGAAATTTTGCCATAATCAACATGATATATGCTGACTAGCATGTATTTACGAGAATCCAAAAGGAAAAGCTGGTGGAGTAGGGCGAACGAAGCCATGTATGTCTACGGCAGGCTACGATGGCGAGGACAGTGAAGTTCACGTACGCTACGCGCGTGGACGGCGGGGACATCCTTATCCTGCCTCACGGTATGCGACCACTCCTTTTTTCTTTTTGGCTTCTTATCTCCCATGACATAGCCCAAGGCATCCAAAGGGGAAAGGTTGGTGGGGGACACGCTGGGACACCCAAGGTAAGGCTACCGACGTCATACCGGACAATGCCGCCAGAGGTTCGCTATTGACATGGACGGCGGTAGAGTTATGTTAGCCTGCCGGAGCGTGAGCGACCGCATACGACCTTACTTTTTTCCCTTTGGATCCTTCCTCCCCAAGCTATGGGATATAAAGCCAAGGGGAAATGGGAGGCCTTAGGGCATGGGGCCTGCCGTAGAAGATACGGACGGCCGGAGCGTGAGCGACCGCACATGACCTCGCTTTTTCTTCTTTGGCTTTTGCTCCACCCGATTCCCCTACCGGGGTTCCGGCTTCCGGTATAAGATACGGCTTCTACCATGTTTAGCCTGCGGTATCCTGCCTGACGGCACCATACCTTGGCAGTAAAAAGCAATGTTTTATTAAATATAGACTTTAAGTGGAGTACACAGGAACTCGACGTCAGGAGAGGTTCTGTGTACGGATAGAGATATTAGAAAGTAGTATATGTTTATAGAGTTAATTATATTTAATAAATATACCTATTAACGCGCGCGTAACAAGTGTAGTGTCAAAAATGATCTTCCACAAACACAGTGATTTACCCTCTCTAATTTATTACGATAATTTCGTATAAACAACAAATGGGTGACCTTCACAGGCTACCCATCCATCCGAATAACTTGTTTCGTATTGATGAAACTTGTATATTCGCAGCAAATAAAATCTTCTATGGGAACAAAGATAGGAATTTTACATATAATGAAATCAAATTTCGATAAGATTATTACCGAAAGATATACTCCACGTAATATTCAGGTCAAAAAAGATGAGCTAGGATGCGTAAAACTTCCAGCCGGATCACTTATATGTCCAGTTGATTTTAAGCCTGTTACTAATAAGGAAGGCAAGAAAGTGACAGCCATAAAATATTCATTGAAACATGAGGAGTATCATGGATCAGGTATTCAGATCAGTGATGAATGTAAGATGGCAATGATATATCTTATTATCATAAACGTATTCAAACATGTGTTTCTAAGAAATAGGATGCATGGCGGGAATAGAGATCAGATAGAGATCAATACCAATGATTTTATTGATATCCTATCAGATGGATGCGCTTATTTCTGCTACCGCCATGTGTTAAGGGATTCTCATGAGGATATGAACTACCAGCTTATAAGCTTAAAGGCTTGGGCTGAAGGAGAGATTATGATAGCTTTATCGGATATCATAAAATACAAGCATAAGGCTAGTAAGACCCCAAGGATAAAGGATATGTTTGTAAAGAAAGGAGAATCTGTATATACCTGCCTTGATAAAAATCTTGATTCGAATACCAGAAGATGGATGGCTAACAAAAGTCGTAAATTAAATAGAGTCAAGATGTTATCAAAAATAATATTCTCAGCTAGAAACAGAAATATAAATAAGATATATAAGGTAACTAAAAAAAGAACTATCAAATTCAATGTGTCATATCTTATGGATAGATTGAATATAAAGTTATCAAAAGAAGGTATGATGCTAATATCCCAAAGAACGGTATATCGGATGATAAAAGAAGTTCTTAGTATGTGCTGTAAGACTATATCCGATTTATATGATGAGGTAAAGAAAAACAATGGAATAGTCAATACCAAAGACAGGAAAAATGTAACTATCGGGCACCTAAGACTATCATACAGAGGAAAGATAATGCATATAATCATCGCCGAAGATTTTATAAAAGACGTCTTTTTAGGGGTAAAAGGGTCCGAGATAAGTAAAGCTGGATGATTTGAGTATCAGATATAAAATCTAATATTTATATATTATTTACATTTATTCTTAATAGTTAATTATAACTATTCGTATCTTTGTACCATAAACTTAAAAGATATGGTACAAGAGGATTTTAGAAATGAAAACGACCTCCTTCGTCATATTATGACGGTGGATAAAAACGTGGAGCAGGGTCGTGCCTTGAAGAAGATTTTCACCACTAGGGAGAATCTGTTTATTACCGGTAGAGCTGGTAGTGGTAAAAGTACGTTCATGAGACGTATCGTAAAGTTCTTGGGTAAGTGCGTTATCGTAGCACCGACTGGAGTGGCGGCGTTGAATGCCGGTGGACAGACCATTCATTCGTTCTTCTCTATAAAGAACGATCCTTATATCCCTTCTATCGAGAGAGGTATGTTGTCGAATAAGGTGGATGTAAGTCCGTTTATGAAGAAGAAGATCAAGAATCTTGATACTATTGTCATTGACGAGATCAGTATGGTAAGACCTGATTTGCTTGATGAGGTTGCCGATATACTTAGACAATGTAAACGAAGTAGGGAACCTTTTGGTGGGGTTAGGCTGATCATGTTCGGCGATCTGTCGCAATTACCTCCTGTCGTGACTGCGGATGATTTTATTGATAAATATTATGAAAGCCGATTCTTTTTCTCGTCAAAAGCATTAAGAGCCTCAGGGTTCTCTGTAATTACCTTCGATAAGGTATTCCGTCAAAAAGATCCACAACTTTTGTCTGTGTTGGAGGATATAAGATGTGGGGTTATTACCGATGAATCTAGATCTATCCTAAAATCGAGGGTGATATGCCCTGAGAATATGAATGATACTATAGTAATATGCTCAACCAATAAGGAGGCTTATGAGATAAACAAATCTAATCTTGATAAGATAGATAATAAGGTATTTAAATTCGAGGCTAAGATATTCGGTGAAAAACCTATAGCTCCATGCGAGGATGAACTTATAATAAAAGTAGGAGCTAAGGTTATAATAACGAGGAACGGTAATGGGTATGTGAATGGTTCTATGGGTGTAGTAACAGATATAGATCCATATGAGGACGCTATATCCGTACAGCTTACCGACGGCAGTGAGGTTTATATAACTAAAGAAAAATGGGATAAGATAAAATACAGGCAAGTAGATGGATCTTTAGAAGGAACGTCTTGTGGTTATATCATTCAATATCCGTTAAGATTAGGATACGCTATTACTTCTCATAAAGTTCAGGGGATGACATTAGACAATATATTCGTTGATATGAGCAAGGCTTTTGAGATCGGGCAGATATATACCGCTCTTTCAAGATGTAGATCGATTGATGGTCTTTATCTAAAATCAGTACCTAATGATAACGCGATATTGTTAAGTGAGAATGTATCAAATTTCATGGAGAAGGTGGATGATAACGATGGCGTGTTCCTGCCGGAGAAGATATCTGATATCGGTAAGGGTATGATAAAGAAGCAACAGGATTTGTTTAATTTTGAGGAATTTGGGTTGTAATGGCTAAGAAAGAACTTTTTTCAGACGTAGATGAGTTAGTATCATCTTTAAATAAAGAGCTTGGAGAAGGCTCGATAATGAACTTCGGTGACGATAAGCCTATAATATCCATACCAAGGGAAAGCACTGGTTCTCTGGTGGTGGACAAGGCCCTCGGCGGCGGATGGGCGGTAGGCCGGATCCATGAGCTGGTCGGGATGGAATCTTGTGGCAAGACCATGATGTGTACGTTAAGTATGATCGAGTTCCAGAAAAAGCATCCCGATAAGCTGGTAGCTATAATAGACGTGGAGAACGCTTTTGATATCGAATACGCTAAGAAGATGGGATTGGACGTGAACCGGTTCCTTATTTCCCAGCCAAGCTACGGGGAGTTGGCTATCGATATCACGGCCAAGCTGGTGGAGTCCGGCAGGGTAGGCTTTATTGTCGTGGATTCTGTGGCGAATCTAGTCCCTAAGAAGGAGATTGAGGGTGATATGGAAGACAGCAACATGGGATTACAAGCCCGGTTGATGTCAAAAGCTATGAGAGTTCTTACCGGGATCGTAAACAAAAGCGATTGTGTTCTGGTATTCATCAACCAGTATCGTGAGAAGATTGGTGTAATATACGGTGATCCTAAGGTAACAACCGGCGGTAATGCCCTTAAATTCTACGCCTCTATCCGTATGGAGATGTCGAGGAAGAAGGTCATTGTAGGAGAAGACGGGTCTTCTATCGGCCATGAGGTTAGGATAAAGGTATTGAAGAACAAGACAGCTATACCTTTCCAAATAGCAGAGACGGCTTTGTATTATGGCGTAGGATTTGACAAGGAGCTTGAACTTTTGAAGTTATGCGAGGAAACCGGTATCTTTATCCGTAAAGGATCATGGTACTGGTACGGGGATGTTCGTGTAGGGAACGGAGTCGATAATACGTTAAGTATCATGAGGGATAATCAAGAATTGTGTCAAGAATTAAGAACTAAATTGAATTTGTAATCATGGCAATAGGAGTAAAATTTGTAGATGTAATACCATCCAGTGTAGAGAACGCTGTCGAGGTTAAGAAAGGGGATGTGAAGAACTATCTGTTCGTAGGTATTCCCATGAGTGAGTTTATTGGAAAGAGATATGAGTATGAGGGATTCATATACATGTGCCTACAGGGTGTCACCGGTGGCACGGAACTTGGCGGAGATATAGCCATAGCCGTATTGAGACCGGTTCGCCCCGCCGTCGGGCAGGCATCTTATCATTTGGTATCGTATACACCTCTTACGTATACGAGATCTGATGTGGCGATATTCCTTCGCAATGGTGATTTTAAGGTTGTTAAACGTGACGATTGTAATCTTATCTGATCATGGGAACATATATATCGATAAAATCAACAGTAAACGCATTCAGGTACGGGATTGATCCTATACCTGAATGGTTTGATAAGATATCCCAAAGAACCAAGGAGCTTGATGTGATGGTTGACGGTCACAAGGTAAAGGCTTTGGATATAATCCTAGAAAATGGCATTCTACGGGCTTTTTACGGTTATTATATAGGTATGTATCCGGATAACTCAATACAGGTGTTTAGACCGGAGGATTTCCATTCATTATATACGTTGAAGTTATGAATATATCAATAGGCATAGATCCGGGTATAGACACCGGAGGATTGTCCATGATCCCGGAGAACGGGGATATTAAGGTAATTATGACTCCAAGGATATCGGTTAAGGGGGATATAGATCTTAGGGCTATATCAAGCTTCTTCCTCGATGCCGCTGACAAGATCCAAGAAAAGGGAGGCGGGACGCTGGCGATCGCCGTCGAGGACGTCCATAGCATCCACAACAGCTCGGCAGCCAGCAACTTCACCTTTGGCGGGAGACGCCGGGAACCGAACGCCCTATTCGCTATGATGGTGGAGATGATGGAGCGATACGGATCTCACCCGGATGTTAGGTTCATGTTCGAGGAGGTGCAACCAAAGACCTGGCAGAAGGAGCTTCATACGACAGCCGATCGGGTGTATACGGCGGCGAAGTTAGACACGAAGGCTACCTCCATCCGATGTGCCATGCGCCTTTTCCCTTTGGTTTCTTTCGTAAAACCATGGTCAGGTAAAGGAGTTCAACCTACCAAGATACAAGATGGGATGTGTGACGCTACGCTTATAGCCGAGTATATTAGACGTAAGTTTAAACTATTTTAATACTATTAAGTATTTATTGTATTTGTATTAATATAATTATGATTATATTTGCGATGTAATAAAAAGTTGTTCGTTATGCTTATAAGATGCTTGTCGAAGTCATTAAATGAGAAGTTGGGCAAATTGGAGACGGTTGTTAAGAATGCCGGTCCCAACTCCCTTTATAAGGATCTTAAGATAGATGTTGTCAATAATCTGGCTTATATCACTTCCGTAAATGCAAAGGTATGTGTTATAGAGCGATTGGAGGTAGAGGCTGACTCTAACTTCTCTTTCTTGGTAGAGGCAAGCTCTTTTATTAAGTTCATGAAAAAACAGAAGAATTGTGAGATTACGATACTGCTTTCGGATAGAAAAGATCAGATCACGATCCACTACGCTTCTGGTGAGTATAGTTGTCCGGCTTTTGATATCAATACATTCCCACAGGTACATAAGATACTTGATGGAGGAATTAAGGTTAAGATGAGCGATTATGTTTCGGTTCTTAACAAAGCCAGCGATTATACGGAGGTAGATGACTTTTATCCATGCATCGAGAATGTGGTTATTGATATTGATGATATTAATATTAATATAGTAAGTACGGATAGAAATACTATTTACAGGTATTTTGTCCCTAATCAGGATAAGGTAGAGAAGATGTTTATACCGGTATCGAACGAATCCGCGATATTGCTTGATAAGCATATCAATAAGTCATCGGATATGTTGTCTATAAAAGTGGACGATACTAAGACTTATTTTTCTACGCCTGATATGGATATGTATGAGACCCATTTTGAGGGTAATTATCCAAATTGGAGGTTCGTGGACGAGCATTTTGTCAAAACAAGTACCTATGTCTTTGATAAGGATCTACTCGTCCAAGCCCTCCAAAACAATCTTAAGGTAAATGAGTTCGATCATTGCAAGTTGATATTTACCGATAAAGGATGCGGTATTATGTCAGAGAACCCGTCTTCCGGTAAATCATGTAAGGAGAGACTTGCTTCTTTGTCTTATCATGGTGAAGATATTATATGTAACGTATTATGTGGAAGATATCTTGGTATTATAAAAAGCGTCTCATGTAATAGGGTGGTTATCGAGCATGATCATAAATCTCATTTCAATAAGATTTATGGGGAGGATAATAAGAACGAGTATTTCTTGTCATCATCAGTTATTGTTTAATATTTAAAAATACATAAAATGGGAGTTAGAGAAAATTCATCAGGTGGTAATAACCATTACTTTAAAGTAAGTGGTAGCGGATTATTATATCAGTCATCAAGAGAACCAAAGGAAGGTTTCGAGGAGCATATAAACGAGAAGACCGGAGCAGTTTCTTATTGGAGGGTATTCTGGAACGGTATCGAAGGCTATTTGTCTGACATCAATGTGCGAGAAGTGGAGTTCAATGGAATAAATGCCAAATACTTATCCATAAAGATAAGTGATGAGGATGGTAATTACTTTATAAACGTTCCTTTGATGACTCAAAAAGGAGGTATCAATAATTACGTTAAGTCACTGGTAAGGTACTTGCCTAATATCGACCTGAAACGTAAGGTGGTGATCAATCCTGCTCATGCTAAGAAAGGGGATCAATATGCTCCCGGTAATTTTTTCATTTCATACGCTAGGGAAACTCCAGATGGGAAGGACGAGCTTATCCAGCAATATTATAAGAATAGGCAGAATGGATGGCCTGACAGGGTTGAGAGTACTGATATAATGGGGAATAAGAAGTTTGATTATACGACCCAAGACGCTTTCGCTTATCAGGTACTTAATAAATATATCCAAAGTATTAAAGCGGATGGCGTGAGACCGGTTCAGTCTCCAAGCCAAAACAACGCTGGTGAGGCTATAACGCAAACGCCCCCACCGTCATACGCTACGCAGGCTCCATCGCAAACGCCTCCTCCATCATACCAGCAGGCTCCGCAGCAAGCGCAAGCCCCTTTGTTTGGAGGTCAACAACAACCTCCTCAATATCCTCCTTTTGGAGACGACAGTGATCTTCCATTTTAATTAACTAATTAAAAATCAGAAAGTTAATGGAGAGTAATTTCAATATATCTACTAAAGTGAATCGTGTCTCGATGCCTACCCAAAATAAGGCAGATACGGTTATGAAGAACCTAGGGCATCGATCTTGTATAGCGTATTCCGAGGAAAAGGATATGTATTATAAGGATGGAGAATGGGTAGCGTCAGATCTTGACGCTACTATCTTACCTCTTAGGGAGATGTTCGAGAAGACATCTGATTTGAAGTTAGGATTGAAGATCGTTTATTTAATAATCAAATTATAATGGCCAGTATTGAGGATATTAAAAAGCTTCTGGAAAGCAAGTCGTTTACATCAGCCAGAGACCTTGATGAGCTTGAGGAGAAGCCGGATGATAAACAAAACGAGGTTAGATTGAATTGCGACCCTATGGTAGGGATGATGGAGGAAGAGGGGAAGATCTTCCTTAACTCCGTAAGATTCTCGAAAGCATGGAACTCGTTGGGTAAGGATATTCCTATCAAGCAGGGTAATGCTTTCCCATTAGGACAGGGTGATGTCCTTGATATAGACACAGGGGTATGGGCGTCGTTCCCGGATAACACCATAGGGGTGTTGATGATGCTGCCGTCGTTTACCGGAGATACGGGACTTACTTTGGTAGGATCACCGTTCGTCTCGTCTAATAACGGGAATATCATGATCAGGGTCACTAATGTCCGTAAGGATATGGCTATAGTCGAGAAAGACAAACATATAGCTGAGTTAATTATAGTCGGCAAGATAAAAGCCGATATTTTTAGAACTTATAAAAGCAATGAACATGTTCGGATTGAAGATAGTAAAGAGTAGTTATATAGATACTCTAAAACAGGATCTTGATGAAGCTATTAGCTATTCAAGTAGATTAAAAAGGGATTATGAGGATGCCAGTAAGAATATAACGGAATTGGAAGAGAAAATAAAGTATCTTGATACGCTTGTCGATTCTCTTGATATGGATATAGATTCCAAGGATTCTCATATAGTTAAGATGGGGAATGAGCTTAGTAAATCAAGAGAGCTATATAATGAGTCGGTAAAAGAGAAAGAAACTCTTAAACGGGCTTATATGGATATCGAGAAGAAACATAAACTATCATCTAAATTACTCGATGAGGCTAGAAGAAGATATAAGGAACTTGAGGATCAGAATAAAATTATGTCAGATCGTATCAAGTATCTGGAGGCAGAGATTTTAGACATCGATGTTCCTAATGAGGTTGTTGTTGATGAGGATAAGATGGATCCTAACTCAGGTCATATTGATATACCTGAAAATAACGCCTCTGAGGTCGCTGATGCCGGTATTGACGTAAATGTCGAGAATAAGGCGGAGGATAAGAAGAAATCTAAGAAACGTAAAAAATCTAAGAAAAGTGAATAAGATCTTGTTTTTCTTGTTAACGTTATTTACCTTAGCGGTTGTCGGATGCAGTACGTCAAGAACCTATTATACGGAATATGATACTACTGACATATCTTATGTAGTGGATTCTATAGTGTCTTCCGGGACCGTGATGGGCCAATGGAAGGAGTGGCGGTTTACGCTGGACGACGGCCGGGTCGATAACTTTGGCTTCACCGCCCTATACGACGCCAAGGGAAAGGCTAGAGGGTCTATACAGGTAAGGCAAAGATCCGATACGTTTAATATCAAAATAATTGATTACCATAAAAAGGATAAAAAATGAGTTACGGGTTAGGATATATACCATCCCCTGTGGATGACAGAGACGCTATCATGAACATGCAGCATGAAGCTGTTCCTGATGAGTATAAGGTCAATGACGTTGATAGCGTAGTGGATCAAGGATCTTCTCCTATTTGCGCCGCTGTAAGCTTAGCTGAGATACTTAACTGGAGAAAGAGTATAAGGGCTATTAAAAGACCGGCTAAGATCTCTCCCTACGATATATATGATCTGAGAGAGGATAAGGATCAAGACGGGATGGTTCTTCGTGACGCTATCAAGTCTATCAAGAACATAGGCGTAGATGGGGAGAAAATAAACAGTTACGCTAGGATCATAGATCCGGTATCAGCTAAGGTGGCTTTGATGCTGAATGGGCCTCTGGTTATAGGTCTGTATTGCTATAATTATGGTAATCGATTCTGGCAAGGCCAAGGGCAGAACTTGGGAGGTCATGCCGTTATCCTCACCGGCTGGGACAAGGCCGGCTTCGTCCTACAGAACAGTTGGGGGACGGGATGGGGTAGGTCTGGTGTGGAGACGTTCCCGTTCGAGGATTGGTGCTATATGCTAGAATGTTGGACAATAGTTTCATGATATTACTATATAATTTTCGAGAAATTCCGATCCACATCCTCTTGTGAAAGACGATGTGGTGTATTTAGGACCCGTAGCTCAATTGGTAAGAGCAACTGGCTCATAACCAGAAGGTTGTCGGTTCAAGTCCGGCCGGGTCCACAGTTGGATTAATAATGTTTGTCATTAGGTTTAGAGTTTAGATTTATGTAGTGTCCTTGTCTGGGAGGATCAGGACGCTTAAAGGGGAGTTAATTTAACGGATAGAATTTACGATTCCTAATCGTAGCGTGGATAAGGGTTCGATTCCCCCACTCCCCACATGGTGTTTTCTTAAACATATTCCCGTAGGTCGGTAATTAACGATAACCGGTAGACAGCCTACGGGAATTAATAAAATCCTACGTGCTTAGGATCGCTTTCAGTTCTATTTTTCGTGTGTATCCATAGGAGGGTAGCACGGCCCTCCTTTTTATAAATAATATTTGGTATGGACATTAATCAAATAAAAAAGTACCTGCCATTAGGATGGGATGTGGTTGATCTAATAGATCACGGCATAATTGATCTTGATATCATGAATGGTAAGATGATGGGTGAGTATGTGGCTGTGTTGATGATAAAATCTTATGATAAGACCAATGGCCATATCCTAACCGCTTTCTCGTTCCATGATAAAGATATGGATAAGTTGAGAATGTTGATAGGTAACGCTATAATGGCGGTAGGATATAGGAATAATCCTCTTACTGGAGATGGGAACACGGCAATCAAATAAAGGTACTGAGTACACTGAAAGAGGGATATTGGATATCCTGAACAGAAAGTTCTTGGTATCTCCTAAATGGGTGATAAATAACCTGTATGTATATAACTGGGAGTCCGATTATCTGGCTATAACCAGATCTATGTACGCTTATGAGGTTGAGGTGAAGATCTCGTTGGCTGACTATAACAAGGATTTCGAGAAAGAGGGTAAGCACCAAGTAATGCAAGGCTGGTTCGAGGCTCGGAAGCAAGCCCTATACGAGACCGGTGACTGGGTCAGGTACGGCCGCCCCAACTACTTCTACTACTGCGTTCCGGATGGGTTGGTTGATCCTAAGGACATACCTCCGTACGCAGGACTCGCTTATGTTTGTGGCAGGAATTTGAGAAAGGTCAAGGATGCCCCTATCCTGCATCGTGATAAATTTGACCCCGAAGCTTATAAGATGGCAGACAAATTCTACTACAATTGGTGGAACGAGAGACGTAAAGCCAGACAGATAGAAGGGAAGGATATGAAAGATGAGTTCAGGAAGAGCATGAAAAAGGTGAAGGAGAAGATAACCGTCGATGCCAAGATCAAGGCGATGGAGGCGTTCTGGAGCGTCTGCGATTACGCCTACTGGCCGTACGGGGGAAGAGGGGTGCCCGGAATGAGACCCAACTGTTCCGCTTGTGGCGAGGAATGTAAATTACAATGCCCGAAAGGGAAAGAATTTAAAAACAAGATAAAATGAGTAAGATTAAAGATTTATTAGCAAGAGCCATTTCATTAGCCTCAGAGCAACCTATGAGCTATAAAGAGGCAGTTGAGTTACTTGATGGTATAGATACGTGTAAGGTCAAGATATGGCTGGAAAAAGGGGCTAAGCTGCCTGAATACGCTCATAAACAGGATGCTTGCATGGATCTATTTGTAAAGAATATAGAGCTTGATAGCGGCAGAATCATATATCATACTGGTGTACATGTAGCGCTACCTGAAGATTATGAGATGGAAATCCGTCCACGTAGTGGTTTTACTAATAGCGAGCTGATTATGCAAAACGCCCCTGCTACCATTGATGAAGGATATAGTGGGGAGATTATAATAGTTCACAGAAAAATGAATAGGCATAGTCCTTATTATTGTAATGTCGGTGGTAAGGTAGCACAGCTTCTTATTCGTAGAAGGGAACGTATCGTATGGGAAGAAGTGGAGTCATTAGAAGATCTTGGAAAATCTGATAGAGGTGATAATGGATTTGGAAGTACAGATAAGATAAATAAAGATGGCTTCATGACCAGCGAACGTCGGTTAGGAAACCACCGTGGTAATGAATGATATGGAAAATAAAAATACATCATCCACTACTAATGAGGGCTTGAAAGAAATTGACAAACAAACAAATCCTGTTATGTATGGATGGAGATGTCCGGTATGTGGAAGAGTATATTCTCCCTACGTATCTATGTGCGCTTATTGCGGTAATAATAATATGAATCATATTACATGTAAAGTTACTGGATAATTGATATGAGTGGAAGAATTAAAATAAAGCCCAAGGATAAGGATAAGAGACCTAAGATCGATGTATTTAAGGTAATAGAGAGCCGGTTTAAGAATATGAACGAGCTTCGTGATCTGATCGACATGGATCCAAGGAAAGGGCTGGTCAGGATCCGGGACGGGGCCGGCTTTAGGGAGGTGGAGCGGGGCGGGTGCCTGCACCGGAACTACCTTAACCTGTTGGAGGAAGAGCTGGGCGCTAAATTATCCATAGATCTTATAGAAAGGTATATCAAAAGATAATAATATATTAAATCGTAAAATTATGAATAGATATGTAAAGAAACCAATTGCGATAGAAGCCGTAAAATGGAAAGGCTTTAATAATGATGAGATCAAGGATTTCGCTGGTGATAGCGTTAAAATAGAAGTTATTAGGGAAGGTGACGCTGATAATGGGATACCTCCTTCTGTTGATTGTAGTATAGAAACCCTTGAAGGTGTTATGAAAGCCAATGTAGGTGATTACATCATCAAGGGAGTAAACGGGGAGTTTTATCCTTGCAAGCAGGACATTTTTGAGAAAACATATTTACATGAAGATGATATGGGTAACGTATCCGACGGATATCATACATTTAACGAACTATATAAATATCGAATGCTTTACAATGCCGCTTTCTTCAACGAGTTGGCCAAAGGCGATATAAAGGTCTGTAAATCATATAAGCATTATGATGGAGAGGAATGCTTCGGCGGAGGGTGGTTTATCGTAATGGCAGAACTGCCAACGGGACAGATATCCAATCATTATGAGAACCGGTATTGGGAGTTGTTTAATATCCCTGAACTTGATACGGCATGGGAATGGGATGGACATACGCCTAAAGAGGTCGCTGATAGAATAGAATCGTATTTGAAGTCGAATTGAGATTAATATCTGCCCTAGGAATTACTTAGGGCAGGTTCGTTTTATACACCGATGTGTCTACCACGATCTGGCTATCCATATCTCCAATCAACTCAATGATCTCATCCCTTATATCATAAGAAAGCAAGATCGGTATTATGGTTAATATAAAAGATAGTATTATCCCTGATCCTATTATAATAGTAATATCATCACACTCTATATCTAACATCGGCATGACAAACATCAACCCGGCCGTGAATATCATCACGAATAACGCTGATATCTCATTTATCATATCCCGCTCCATTACGTCCTTTATCATATCTCCTCGACTTTAGTATGGTTTATTATCCTGCTGATATGACGGATACTTAATCCCGTCCTGTCCTTTATCCTACCATATACGTAGTTCCTTGATACGACCGTAGCCAAATCACCTAACTCGTCCAGTATCTCATTATACATCCTATGGATCTCGTTGTTGCGGATAACCGTACTGTCCCTTACATATATCTTCTCAACGTCATCGTCGCAGAAGAAGATCTTAAGCTTATGAAATATGTCTCTAAACATGATTATAGTTTTGTCCCAAAGATATGAAAATTTGAGGATAAAACCAGAAGGAAGCCAAAAATAACGGGAGGCGGAGGGAGGACGGGGTAGGCCCGGAGGGATGAGGTCTACCCCCTTCCCTTGGTACTACACTATCCTTACCGTTACTCGATAGTTACCATGAGAACTTTTCCCATAGGCATAAGATTCACATCCCGAACAAAGATCAGTTACTATACAATTATCGTTTAATACATAATCACCATCCCAAGTTACATAACTTTCATCTAAAACCTGAGTCTTTAATTCAGGTCTGTAAGTGAAATTAATAATCTTCCCAGGATCGGTTATCACCGTTACAGGAACAAAATTAGTTATCCTATTCCCGTATATCACCTTATTAGCCAACTCGCAATGCATACCCGAATTATATTGATACGTAAGGGTTCCCTCTATAATACCTCCACTTATGCCCAAAATAACATTGTACTCATATTTCGGATTTAGATATGATATCTGGCCACTTATGCTTATAGTTTTTATCTTCTTATCGCGATATATATCAAGATAAGATCCGTTAAAACCACGTTGATATGTATCTCCATCAATATATATATCTACAACGCCAAGACACATATTCTTGTTTATATTAACACGGTAGTGGATCTTACCGGAAGAAGAAGTCCTGCGCCTAAACATACCCCCTCCTTATCTGAGGGTTAAAATACCCCCCCCCACCCATGTATTTAACTTCTTTATTCATAATATATTATGTTTTAATTATATCGCAAATATAACAAATTAAATGAGATGGAAGGTGATATGGTTGTGAGGAAGTATGAGGGATATTCGGGGAGGATGATATGCGGGACGTTATTGGAAGGATGAGGTGGGGTATGATGGGAGGGGGATATGCGGGACGGACCACCTCCCCGAAATCGGCCCGGCCGGGCTGCCGTTTTTTGGCCCCGCCCCCCCGCCAGCAAAGGATAGGAGACAGGAACGGCAAACGATCTGCTAGCCGAAAAAGGAATGCTTATTTTGTATTTAACTTGCTGATTATCAATCATATAAATCAATATTTTAATATACGTTTACATTTGATTAGATTTATTACATATAATCGTCGAATTTTTATTGCAAAATATTTGTTTGAAAATAAAACATGTAGTATATTTGTTCCTGTAAGATAATAGCATTAACAAACAGGCGCACCAGAGGCCAATACAAGTCCCGAGGGTACGGGCAAATCTAATGACAAATAAAGAATTAAACAAAGTCCAAAATGAAGTAAAGAAAGCAAGTGAAAAAACGTTAACGGGTGCGGTCAAAGCATGGTGTAACCTGTTTAAATCAGGCAAAGAAATCAACGAGATTTTGAAAGATAATGATATAAAAGTAGACAAATCTATAGTACCGGCTTTGGTTGCTTTAGCAAGGGATAAGGAGGTAGTAATACAACTTTGCAAGGATATACTGCCACGTGTGGATGAAACCTTTTGCGCTTACAAGGAAATCGGGAGAATATATCTTGATAAACAGGATCAGAATAGAAACACAAAGTTGTCAGAAGATAAGGTGGCAGAGATATCGATAACAGGCAAAGCACATAAACGCTTTGGGTATAACGAGCCTGTAGAATATGAAGGGGGTGTATATTATGAAGTGTTTAACGGATCAGACAAACGTATCGTAAAGTGTGCCGTACCTATTAAACGGTATACATTTGCTTTAATAGCTAAATGTGTTACATACTATTTAACACACCCAAAAAACGAAAGATAACAAGTATTTAGCTCCTATATTATTTATGTATAGGAGCGTTATGGTGGTAATGTCCATACGTTCACGCCGTGCCACTGATCTAGACTAAATGGACACGATATTTAACATATTGATATAAACATACTGCATATTGTTATGGTATAGAGAATTAGCAGTAGATAGGCCGCCGCTTAACAATGTGGTTTAAGTACTATTATAGTCTATAATAGTACTATTATCTTTAGATTTATATCAATCCGGTAAGTACACTAGGTAACCTAGTAGGCCGTGTAGAATCACGGGGTACGTTGGTGTATATACGTATGTATAGGGCGTATGTCCATGCGTTGCTAGAGTAACACGTATGGAGTGCATAACGGGGTTATTTCCGTGCTAATGTATCAACACGACGTATGTTAGGGTTGCTTAAATACCTAACATGTGTACGGATAGCAAATAACAACCCTTACAAGGGTATTTCGTGCGGTTAAATTGACGTACTTAATACGCCTTGTCGGTACGTATCACGGGCAACGTATGTACGTATTTGGCTTCGTTCGTTCGGGGCAAAGGGACAAATCCAAAGGAAATATGGAGGGAGTGGTGTGTCCGGCCGGATGTATTGATAACGGCGGCCGTGTCGTTCCCGGCTTACCGTTTCTTATTGGTGCCATTTAAAACGAATAAATTATGTATAGGAGAAAGTTTGACAATCTGAATAGAAAGCTAGCACTTAAAAAAGAAAAGGCTTTAGAGGCGGTTAAAATAGCTCAAATGGAATTTTACATAGAGCTAACTAAAGAACTATACAAATCTAATAAATTAGATTGTAGTAGGGAGTCGGATAAGTGCAGGCGTAAGCGTGTTAGTTACATGGCAAACAAATTGAGGCAGTAGTCGTTTGTTTTTATTTGATTTTAAAGTTTTGCCCTTCCGTATTGTAGTGATATAAGACGGAAGGGCTTTTTTGTGCCTATATTTTACAGAATGATAGCATATTCATATGTTTTGCTTACACATAAAAGTGTTGAGGCGGTAAATTTTAAGCCCTGATCTAAAATGTGTAAGTAAAATGCTTTATTATGTATCATTCTGTATATATTTATATCCATGCAGGCGGGTATATTGTGCCCTTATGTATGGTTTCGTACGTGAATCGATCCTAAAAGGTATATAATAGGCGGTACTTATTGTATATTTTTTATCTATATCTAGGCTTGTCTTTCTTTAGAGGTAACTCTAGGGGTTGATATATATTATTTTATTGATACTCAATTAATTGTATTATTTGCGTTCAATTTTAAAATCGTGGTTACTTATTGTATATTTTTATGGGTGTATTTATATATTTAGTGCTTACCTTGTTTTGTGGGTATATGGCGTTTGAGTTGGGGCGGTATGTTATAGCTACGGGCGACGCCCTGCCTTTAATCATAGTTCTTTTATTGGCTTTATTATCAATACATTGCATAAAGCAGATATATAAGGCAATCAAGAACAAAGACCTCGATATCCTAGACTGAACGGGCGTTCCACGTGGAACAAAGTAGCGGAAGGTCTCAGGTTTTCGTGGTATTTTCGAGGGAGGTCTGGGATTTGCGTGATGGGACACCAACAAACAAGGGAAACACCAACAAACAAGGGAAACACCTTTCGAGCAAGGAAAACGCCTTTCAATAAACAAGAAAAATACTTTTCAGGCAAGGAAACGCCTTTCAAGCAAGGGGTATCTTCCAATCAAATGTAAAAGTTTACAAGTGGCAGGAGTTCCCCGTCAAGGCAAGGCAGTTGTGAGTGATGGTGGGTATGGTGTTATTGGTGGTGGATATTGTTTATTAGTATGGGGTGATGCGGAGGAAACCAAGGGAAAACGGGGGCGGCGATGGCGTGGGGTAGGTCCCGCTGGTCGTCCGTCCCTGTTCTCCTTTGGCGGTAGTGTAATATTAAAAATCTGATAGTGATATGACGAGAGAAGAAGCAAGGAACGTATTTGGCGGTAGTATAGTAAATAATCTGCTGTCGCTAGGGGCTGAGCCTACCAACGTGGTAAGGCAAGACGGGTTGATAGAATGGAAGAGTGATGGATATATAGAGGTAGGAGGCGTACAGGTATGGGCTTACTATTATTTCGAGGATGGTGAGGATGTTGATAGATGTGATTGGGAGGATCGCATGGAGATAAAGGTAGAGGAATGTTGGATTTAAAATTGACTGATATGAGATTCATGTATTTAACGGAGCTTAGAGGAAAGGATATATGCGTAGGCGACAAGAAGTGCAAGAGAGTAAAAATATATGTAGGCAGACCGTTGAGGGATACGCCTAAAACCTATAAACGAATAGGCGGATTTGTAGCAAAAGAACTATCCAACGCTTATAACAGCGGTTGTGTTTCCATCTATGAAGCAAAGGATAAAACGCTCAGATATTCGGTTTATCGAGACGGTTGTTTTTATCCTTATTACGGGAAATTAGAGGTGGCAGAATAATACCAAGGGGAACGGGCGGCGGTGTCACGGCATGGCAGGCTACGGGTGTCGACCGCCGTTCTTTTTGGCGTGGTAATATAAAATACTAATAGTATGGACGAGATTATGAAACTACAAGATGAAGCGCTGCTTTATCTACGGGATAATATTACGAGAGAAGAGGCGTATTATATCCTTACGACAGAGAATGAAATGACGGAGGTTTTAATAGCTAAGAAGGAGGATGGAGGTAAACGTATCAAGATTCTTGATATGGAATATACTATCGAAAAGGATGATATGTTGTTGTTATTCGATACAGATGGGATAATAGACGAATGTCTTTTGGTTGCCAGCTACATAGGGGTAAATATGTATTTTCGCAGGCAAGATGTCAACGCTATTTTGAATAACATCAATAGAGAGAAAGTTATGAAATATCCTTACATAGCTATTCAGTTAGATAATATACAGACTGTAGAAAAGCGTAGGGTTGTTTTTGAAATTACCGGGCATAGGATGGATGATAACAAAGAGAGAATAGATTTTATGTTTGTTTATTTTATGGCTAGAATGTTATGAGGGCGAGAAGGACTGTGAAAGAAAGAGATATTGTGAAGATATTGGTATTCGGGTATGATAGGACGCTTATAAAATCCATTAAGGATTCCGGATTCAGAAGTATGTCGGATGTAATATCGTACGCCAATAATATGGTCGGGGATAAGCCCATTGATCATATTAGGGTGTCGAATGAGGCTCGTGGGTGGTGTGGATCATATACTAATTATGGTAAAATGATAGATTAGTTTGATAGGAGGATATGATATGAGAAGGATTATAAAAGAGAAAGACGATATCAAGGTATCTATATTTAGTGGGGATAGATTGGCTCGTGTTTTCATTGATTCTGGGTATAGGAATATAGCTATGGTGATAGCCAATTGCGGCAGAATAGCTAATGGTTGTTATCATATACATCATATTGAGGTGGTAAATATGGATAGGGGATGGTATGGTATATACACCTTATATGGAAGGAAAATAGATTAGTCGGATAGTGAACAACAAAGGAGGTATATATGGATAATATTATAACAAACGCGGATGGCGTGAAAGTAAAAGTAAGAGTATATGATTTTGGCGATGAAGTGGCTGATAGATATACCATAGTATATGTAAATAAAAATATAAAGGATGGTTATGGGGTGGTGTATTATCCTGTTTTCTCATGTAGTGAGGATCCATTCCATCCATTAGGAGTGGGGATGTATGCGGGAGATTATTATCCGCATAGAAGTCATATGTACAATTTTGGTAAAAGAGTGAAGGATATAGATTCACTGCCAAAGAAAGTGATTGAATTTATAAAATATATTACACGATGAACGAAATAACTTACAACAATTACGATTTGGTTGCTTTTGAACAGAATGGGGAAGTGGTAGTAGCCGTAACATTCTACAGGTATTACAAGAAGAAAGCTAAAGGTGAGGTTAATTATAGATGGAGAACCAGATGCCCGGAGATGGTGGATAAGATCGTAAAACACCGTACCAAGGTATTTACCGGTCAACTTATCCAGTTAGCGAAGGCGTATGGGGAGAAAAAGGTTATAAAATATCAAAAGGAGGAGGAAGAGGTATGTCAAGATACGATAGAGACATAATAGAAATATATATACTGGATCATATAGATACAGATAATTATGGGAAGCAGTTTAAATATGATAGGGAATATCTATCTTTTATGCTTAGTGTGTTCAAGGATGAGTATAAAGAACATATCAAAAGGGACGGGATTAAGAAGGCTTTTGAGGATTACATAATGAGCGTTCCGTCTATATTCAGGATTCATATAGCGGATTGTGATATTAGATATTTATTACGTTCATGGGGAGTGGAGTTTGATGAGGATGATGATGAGATATACATCTTATACAAGAAGATCATAAGAGAGGTCTTTTTTAAGATGTGTGAGGATATGAAAGTTTGTTAATGTTGAACCAAAACCTTGGCGGGGCGGAAGGAATACCATGATCGTACGTGTGCGGATATGGTCCGGGGTCGGTTCCCGGCGCCTTGGCATAACTTAAATGTAAGTAGTATGGAAGATAATATTTTAAAAAGAGCGGCAGCGGAATTAAAAGAAGCCGGTTGCAGGGTTTTCGTATGGCAGGATGATACTTATAATAGAGGTTGGAGTAAGGGTGATTATATAATGTTGTATTACGCCTTCCCTGATTCACCCAACATCGGGTATCTGAGTCATGGGGAATATGGGATGAGCGTAGCGTATAGTAGAGCCTATATACCGAGCCGTGGAAGTGGATCGGGGTGTCATATCAAGGAGGAAGCTACGTTCGACCTTGCGACGGCGTTAGATGTGCTGAACGGGCCGTTACCTAGGTGGTGTAGGTCTTATGGGGTTTATCCAAAGCAGTACGATAATATTGATAAATGGTATAATAGCGATAATCATAACAAAAAATTATTTAAGGAGATTTGATATGGAGGTAAAAGATTGGGAAAATCTGGTTTTAAACACAGAGGTAGGATCACATTGTTTTGTTACGCTGATTGATGATAAGGACATCAGTAGAGGTTATGCGCAAATCAGACGTGCGGAGCATTTCGGATATAACATCTGCTTCACCCGGTTATATGGAAATAAGTTTTATTTCGAAAAAATAAAAGAAGGTCGTACACAACAATATATCAATAGGAGGAAATGATATGGTGATAGAGTTTGATTTTGAGATATACAAAAACGGAGATTACGATAAGGTATATCTCCGCAACGGGAAAGAGCCAAGAATATTATGTGATAATGGGAAGGGTAATAGCCCTATGGTCGTGATGATTGAGGATGATAAAGCGGATGATTATATTATTCTTCGTTATAACGAAACCGGCAGAAGGAATATCAATGGTCAATCGGGTCTCGATCTTATGTTATCGGTGAAAGAACGGGAACCAGAATTATGGGTTGTTGTTATATCTTACATGGATAACAAGGATAAGAGACAAAAGATGGTCTTGCCTAATTTTTTCTCAAGGAATATAGGAGGATATATATATCTTCAAGGAAGCTCTAAATCGAATGTATCATATTATGTTGGTAGGTTAGAAGAAGATGGGTGCTTCGATGAGCTGTGCGAGAAGATAAGGGTAAAAAGAGATCGTATTTATAACATGGAAATAATATCACTATCAGATGACAAGGCGACAGTTTAATCAGTTGATAAATGAGCTAGACGGCAAAAGCCCGTTTATCGTATTACATAGGGATGCCGTTGCGCCTAAATACGTGGGCGTGGAGGTGTCGAAGGATGGGATGGTATACAGATATGCGATAATAGGGATAAACGATGAGTATAAGGCTAAAAAAGCCCTTATTTCGAAAATATTAGGCATAGCTAGTTACCTAAATGGCAATAAGCCCTTAAAAAAGGGTTAATTAGATGTATTTATGGCCTGCGGCATCATATACGATATAATGCCATAAATGACGTTGTATAGAGGATATGTATGATAATATGATAGATAACGCATTCGTGTCTTGACATCATAATATTATGCCATTATATCCTCTTTTTGTATAAAAAGAATAACAAGTAATATAAATATCTTGAATATGGATGAGATTAATATAGGAGATGAAATTGTGTTTAATATAACCGGCAACCATAATATAGGATACACTAAAGGAGAAAAGTATATCGGGACAGTGTTAAGTAGGGATCACCGATCACGCCTTTATGTACGGACGATAGGAATGCCTAGGGCTTGTATTGATGAACGGGACGTGGATAAGATTATTGATACGGGTGATGATTTTGATATGGATGAGGCGATCCCGAATCCTGTGGCAAGGGAGTTGTATAAGTTGATGAGCAGGTATATTTATACGTTCGGAAAGTCTCATGAAAATATAAACGGATATATCGTGTATGAGTGTATAATGATGGGTAGGGATTTAAGACACAATGTTATGTGCCTGTTACATGGTCGTGGATTTGAGATACGGCATATTGATAGTTATTCTTGGTGGATGACTAATGAGAGGCTGATGTCCGAGGTAACATATACGGAGGGTGATATTCATATAATTGTTCATGAGTGCATGGAAGATTATGTGGATAATGTGAAATTCGGGGAGGAGTTTTATAAAAACAAGTAAACATGATAAGATACTTACTTGTGATGACGATGATAATATTGACACCACCAAAAGGGAACGGAGGCATGCCCCTCGCCCCGAAGCCGGCCGTGATCGAGGCACGGGTATGGGATAAGCTGGCGGCCGCCCTATCTTTCGTGGAGTCAAGGAATGACGATCGGGCGTATAACGCCTCATCCGGGGCTTTAGGGAGGTGGCAGATGAAAAAGGTGTATGTAGATGAGGTTAATAGGATATTGTGTCTTAAACGGGAGAAAAAGCGGTATAGATACGATGATAGAACAAATCCTGTCAAGGCTAGGGAGATGTTCGAGATATATCAATCTCATCATAATCCGAATAAGGATATAGATCGGGCTATAAGATTGCATAGGGGATTGCATTCTCCTATGTATGTTAAAGAGGTTAAGCGTAAATTGAGAGAATAAAAAGAATATAGGAGGATAAGGACATGGACGAGAATAAAATGATACGGCCGATGGATTTTGTTCGGCTTACAAATATTGACGAATTAAATGTGATTAAGGACACTAAAAACCATATAGGGCTGGTGAAGGAGGTCAGTCGGGACGGGAGAATGAGTATAATATGGATAGGTGAAACTTACAGCCAGTTGGCGTGGTTCAAATCGAGCGAGTTGGAGGTGGTGGATAACCTTGTGAGCATCCTGACATGCGGGCTGGCTAACTTTCGAGGAGACGGGAAAGAGAGCGCGGATAAATTTTATCCAATGAATTTATGTTATATAAAGAGGGGGTGATATATGAAATGGGTGATAATAAAAGGAGTTAGATATCCTAGTTCCGTGATATCAGCATTTGCGGCATATAATATGGATAACCCCTTCTTGAAGGTCAGGATAAGAAACAAGTATCATATAGTGCCTTTTGATGATGTTAATAAGATGGCTAGTCAGATGGTGTATTTAATGAACAACTATCCTGATTTCGTTCAGATAGGGAGATGGTGGATATCCAAGAAGACGGTGATGTCTTGGGTTCCCAAGGGGCAGGCCGTGGACGGATCGGGCTGGGTCATATCCTTTACCCTGTCCTTTGGTTTGGATAATGGGACTCAAATTAAGTTTGATGAAGAAGGTGAATACCTAAGTGAGATAGATAGGTTAAACGAGTTGTTTAATGTAATATTATAAGGGAGTATGTTGATAGATGTAAATAAATGGATTGATAAAAACGGGAGCTTCGATGAAGCCGGCGGATTGGATTTAGTGAGGCACGGATATGAGTGGATTAGACGGATGCGTAAATTCGAGAATAAGGCAGATCGTCATACTTTTCAGAAAGTGTTTGGCAATAAAAGAGGCAATGAGTTATGGGACTGTTTTTTAGAGGTAGGAAGATCTATCTTCATATTAGAAGATAGCTATTTCCTGATTAACGACAGGAACGTCTTCTCTTTATGTTTAGCAGAGTGTAGTGATTATGATCTATATGAGCTTGTTCATAATATTGATACGGATAGTGATCAAGGCAAATGATGTTGTTTAATTAAAAAAAAATAAATTGTTATGGAAATTAGAGAATGTTTATCGGTTTATCTAGAGAGTGGATATCTTTTTGACGATATGTCAGGAAGATTAAAGTGGTTTGAGATTGATAAGATCTTGATCAGTTTTACATATGGAGTAGTTAGATATGTAGGAACATGGGGAGGATGTAGGACTGAGAAGACATTAGATGGGAAATTATTTTATTCGTCCGAAGAATGTTTTAAAAAGGGCGAGAGCATTCCTAAGACAAGACTATCAATATATGATGTTTTTGAGTCATTATATGGGTTCATTCCAATAGGTGATGTGTGGAAATACAAAAACGGAAGAGCTGTCAAGGATAAGTTGGAATATTTTGATATTGAAATAGATGATAAAGGAAAAATTTATTGTAAGGAAACATATTACAGAACACGTGAAGATGTGTATAAATTCAATGACTTAACTGTAGTTGACAGGAATGGAGACATAAGGTTAGTGGAATCATCAAAAAGTAGATTAATGCTTAGTGATGATCAATTGGATGTCGTGGAGAGAATGAAAGGCATCATTGATGACATGGTTAGGTTAAAGATGATTATGTATATTGATCAAGACTATAATCTTTGTTTTCTACCGGGAGATAAAATAGAAGCTTTGGCAATGGATGAAACAGATGGATTTGTGGATACCACCGGTATAGTGACATCTATAAAATCTAAGGATGTAGTGGAGTTTTATGTAGAAAACCCATTCGTAAAGATAAAGGATGAATGATATCTGAATCTGGATTGTGGTGGTTCGTGAGAATAGCCACGATCATCCCTAAGCGTGAACATAAGGAGGTACGTATGTCATTCGATTGACGTTAGGGATCTAATTATATTAAAAAAGGAGGGATTATGAAAAAGATTGTATTAAAACTGTATGAGTTTGATGAGCTGTCAAAAGACTCACAAGAAAGGATCATAGAGCGTGAGCACTGGAATGTAATGGAGCAATGTATGGATGCTTATGGCATAGACTATAAAAAGTCAATGAAAGCCTTTGAGGATATGACAGATACTAGGGTTTATAATTGGGAAGTTGGATACGAGAGATATGATTTTAGTTATGAGTTTAAATACAAGGATCCTATTTATGAACACCCTACAGATTATCATCGTGATATATTCCCTGAGAATCTATGCGGTAAATTATTGTTCAGGTATATCAATAACAACATTATGCCACATATCACGAAAGGTAAATATTATTCTATAGGCAAATATATAGATGGGAAATATAATTACAAGTGCAGACGCAGTCGGGTAATATTGGGATACGAAGACAATTGTCCATTAACAGGGATGTGTTATGATTATTATCTTCTTAAACCAATAATTGATTATTACGATACTTGGTGTACTTACCCGGAGAATTTCTCTTTAGAGGATTTAATAGAAAAATGTTATAATAATTTTTTCAAGGCTTGGCATGAGGAATATGAACATTGGGCTGACGATGAAGATGCGATACGTGAGGAGCTTCATCATAACCAGTATGAGGGTCAGCTTTATTATGAGAATGGGGATGTGTATGTTGGTCTATTAAATGAAATAGAATGAAAAGGTAGTAATTGTAAATTGATAAAGTTATGAATATAGAGATAATAAGATATAGGCTTCCGATTTATTGGATTGGGGCTTTGATTAATGGTGACTACACTGGAATATCTAACGAGGAAGCGCAAGAAATTGATGACTTTGTAAAACATGCAGATGGTTGTCCAGTTGGTGTGGATTGGGGAACAGAAGGTTTTTATTCGTATAATGACGCAAACGCTATTGGCGGAACTTGTGTCGATGTTATTTTTAGCAAGTATAATCAATAGTTAACACTCAAAAATTAATAGATATGAACAACTCTATGGTCGCTCATTTGTGGGCAAACGAAAAGGAAGAATCCGCAAGAGGTAGTAATCTTTTCTTTGAAGGTAGAAGTATTTATTCTTATGGTTATCATTTTGAGGTTGGAAGAATCGTAAGAAATAAGTGTGGTGAAAAGGCGTATTTGCTTAACGATAAGTATTATTCTTCTTCCACCTGTAAACATCAACGTTGTGTTCGTAGTGCAATACCAACTGGCTCAAAGGTATTTTCTGTTGGATATAATATGTCTGATGATGGCAGCATGGCTTTTATCACCAGTCGATTGGAGCTTATCAAAGAGGTTATCGAGAAATACAAGAAGGTCAGAACAAGCCTGTCTTATAGGGATGTTTGGGGAGTATTTAGAAGTCTAATGGATTATATTGAGTTCTTTAATATGGGTACTCCCAAGAGCCTTCTTAAAAAGAGTGCAAACACCTGGATCGGAACTAAACATGAGTTATCTTATGAATCGGATAAGATTAAAAGTGAATATGTCCATGAGTTAAAGCGTGTGTTTGAGGTATTGATAAATCATCAAGCGTTAGAAACTTTAGGAACGACCAATGTGATAGTAGATGAGATTTGTGGTGAAGGAACGTGGGCTGAATATGTGGCCAGATGTCAGAGATGGGAAGACAGTAAGGCGAAAAAAGAGGCTTTAATTTTTGAAAAAAGAAGAAAAGAAAAAGAAGATCGCAAGAAAAAATTTGAAGAACAGATCGATATGTGGAAGTCTGGCAAGATTCTGGAATTATATCTACATTATTATTTGGAGGATGATCAGCCTAACGTATGGCTTCGCATTAAGAATGGCATAATTGAGACTAGCAAGAATATCAAGATAGAACGAGCTGAAGCTGAGAGACTTTGGAAATTGATAAAGCTCTTCCATAATGGCAGTAAATTCCAACGCGATATGGTATTGGATACAACCGGTCACAAATGGAAGATCAATAGCTATAAGAATGATATATTGGTTGCTGGATGTCACAGGATCGCGTATAGCGAGATGAAAGGTATTGCGAGACAATTAGGATGGGATTAAACAGCTATCAAATAACATTTGAGAGCTGTGGCGATCACTATCAGATTTACGGGAGAGACATCCAAGATGTCATGGGCGGCGTTACCGGTGGAGCCGGCGTGTATGGGTAAGGCGGTCGGGGAAGCGGGGCGTCCGCCCATGTTCGTTGGATTGGCTGAACAGATAAAGCTACAATGTAGTGATATAATTAAAGTGAAAATAACAATATAAATACATGTAAAATTATGGGAAAGAAAATGATAACAATACCATTTGATTTAGAGTTGGCAAAGAAAATCAACAATGGTGAGCGCAATGGAATGATTGTAACGGATGGCGATAATTACAGAGTAGAGTTTGTGTATCATAGGGAAGAGTCTTTCCCAATCCTAGGAGTTATCCATACTGATCACGGCATAATATCAGATTGGTTCTCAAATAATGGATTCGGAGGAAAGAATTATAGACTTAAGCTTAAAGTTCCAGAATATACCACATTCAAGGACGGAGATGTATTGAGTAATGAACAGGGTGATTACCTGTTTATATTAAATACGAACGGAGAATATCTTACATCTTTTCATGCATCATGGAAGAAGGGGAGGGGAGTCGTGATTCCTAGAAAAGCACATGCTGATTGTAATAATATTGAAAAATACAGACTTGCTACTGAGGATGAAAGGCAAAAGTTTATTGATGCTCTTAAAACAAGCAAAGAGCCTAAAGCCAAAATGTATTTGAAACAATTCTTTGGTATTGAAATAGAACCAGAATATAAATTCAAGCCATTTGATAAAGTTTTAGTAAGAGATACAGAAGACGATGATTGGCACGTAAGTTTGTTTGTTAGGAAAATTGCTGATGCTCAATATAAAGAAGAAAGATATGAATGCTTAAATGGGACGGGATGGATCTATTGTATTCCTTATGAAGGTAACGAACATCTTTTGTAAAAACATATTAAAATGGAAAATAAAGAACAGGATTTTATCAATCGATATAAAAATGTGCAAGAATCCATTGTGAAGGCAATGGACAAGGCATTAGAACGGGCAATAGGGAACAAGGTAATAGATTTCGAGAAGTGTGAAGGCAATTATTTGGACGTCTATCCTCTTATCGGGGCGGTTTTATAAAAAGAGCTGGATAGGGTTTTGGGAGGTAGCGTTAGTAAAGACATACATCGAAAAATAAAGAAAGACGCAAGAAAATATGCAAATGATTTTCGTGTGTGGATTGATTATGCGGGCGATTACAAATTTTCAAAATAAATATTAGATATGAAAAGAATAGTAACAGTACAGGATTTAATTAACGAATTAATGCTTGTCGTGAACAAGGAGGCAGAAATAAATGTAACGGTAGCCGGTGATGATTACGAGACAGAGTACACACCATATTTATATGATTTTTCGATCATTGATTTTACCGATGTCCATCCTGATGATGGGGAGGCGGAAGATAGGGTTGTTTTACAAATGTATCGTTAATAAGGCAAAAGATGAAAACAGTAAAATTATCTGATTTTTATCCTTATGACAAGGATAAAGGAGGGATACAAGGGTTACTCCATAAGTTTAAATATCAAATACTTAATTATTGGGGAGGAGATACCGGAATCCTGATAGGAATCACCCTGGTATATGAAAGACATTTGTGGAACGAGGAAGTTAAAGTAATATGATTATGGACGATAATAGGATAATGGAAGCGGCTAAATTGATAGCCAACTCCTCAGCAGCCTTAATACAGGCTATAGGGATGATGAGTGAGAATATAGAGAGGGCTAACAGAGGGGAATCTCTGGCTTATACCGAAGATCAGTTTATGAAACTAATTCAAGATAACGGAATAACGTATAATGATGTAATACAAAGGGGATGGAGGTTATGAAGGATATAGAAAGAGTAAAAGCGTTGAATAAGATGTTATTGAACGCACGTGTGGTAGCTTATGGGGCTATTGTTGACCTAATCAAGAAGATAGGAAGGCTTGATCTTGATGTGGATAGCGGAAACCATGTAGATGATTTTCCGGCTGAAATAAGGATCTTTACCGATATCGGGTTGATTTGTTTATCTATAACATCCGTGTATTTATCGGGGGAAGATGAAGGGAAGATGTGGAAGGCCAATAGAGGAGGTATATGGTATCTATATTGGTATGATCATGACGATAATCCATCAATGATCAAAATAGAGCGAAGAGAAATATTGTTACTTAATTAATACAAAATAATATGGGAGATAGAGTGCAAGAAGCCAAAGAAGAAGGCATAAGACAAGGAATATGGCTATGCATACAAAAATTGGTGGAACTGGAAAGGTTTGATATGGCAAAATATTTTATGATATCCTTTGGATTTAATAAAAATGAGTGCGAGGGGTTATTAGATAAAAATGGTCTAAACGATAAAATGGATGTATTTATCAACCGATTATTTAACGAAAATAATCATATAAGGTATTTGAAGGATATAGGATATCATAAGATAGGTAGTATATTTAAATATAATACCGGCATGGAGAAAATAGAATTGGAGGTAATAGAGATTGATGATAGCAGTTGTGATGGATGTGTATTTAATAACAGGGGTTATTACTGCATGTATTCTTGTTGTTGCAATATAGATAGGGAAGACAATACAGATGTCATATACAAAGAAGTAAAAAGATCATGAGTTTAATAGATAAATTAGAGGATTTGGTGATCAAGGTAGACACCGAATACCAAGAGAAGATGGAGGCAGTGATCCGGGAGATAGTTCCGGGGATGCCGGAAGGGAACGTGCGCCATGCCGCAGAGTGTATGTGTACGGACAGGATGGGGAGCATGATGGATATCGATATTTATATATTAAAGGAAGAGGATAGACCTTACGAATGCCATTATCTAAAGGATCTGCTGGAGGATAGGGTAGCTAGAATAGCCAAAATGCATGAGGATGAAAGTTATACATACAATATGGATGATAATTATTGGTGCGCCACATGTGGATCCCATTCTCATAAAAAGGATTCCAAGACAGGGTATTGTTGGTATTGCGATACAGTTAATTGGGTTAAAGAGGATGGGAAGGATGTTGGAATATAATCATCAAATGTTATAATACGGGATATTATCCAGACGAAAGTCAAATTCCACAAGGGTTTGAGGAATGGTCATTCTCAAATATGCCGGAAGATGGAGAAATTGTAGATGTTTTGAGATATGGTAAGATTAAGACTATGAGATTTTATAAACCATATATGGCCTTTAATCCTTATTCTTCTTATGCTAGATTAGAAGGTTGGGTTTTAGGAGTTAAACATCAAGAGGGTATAACACATTTCAAAAGACATAATAAATAAAACATGGGAAAGAATAAGAGTATAAGAATAGGTCAAAATGAAAATAGGTCTATAAAAAAGGTACTTGAGGAGATAGAGGATAAGGCTATTGAATCTCGATATACGGATATGTATGATTGGCAGCGCAGAGATCTTTCAAAAGAGGATCTTTTTGAGTATGCGGAGGAGATGAGGAAATGTCTTGATAAGATATTTAATTTGGCGATTGATGAAAGGCTTAAATAATTAAACACAAAATCATATAAGATGATAACTTCTATAAGGATAGACGACAACAAGAAGACTCCATTTAAATATATCCAAAAGATAAAAGCGTTCAAAAATGGCTCTGAGTTTATATTCAAGCCCGGCGTGAATGTGATTGTAGGCAAGAACGGGAGCGGGAAATCAACCCTCCTGAATATGATATTGAAGTACATGTTGTGCGAGAAAAAGATGTGTTCTGAATTACCGTCAGAAGCATTGTATTTCCCGGATATATTTGATGATGACAAGGTGCTTGACGGGATCAGTATTAAGTCGGATTATATCGGGAAGGTATTCCATCTCCTACAGCAAACTGAAATGAGAAAGGATGATATATTGGATAATATCAATAATTTAAGTTTGTATATGAATGGAGCATCTAGGTCCTCTGGGGAGAAGAACCTTCATGCCATGAACTCGCTCTTTGATTTTGTGTTTAACCAAGATGAGTATGCGTTTCCGATACAGAAGCTTATGGAATTTAAGAAAAAGTCAAATGAGTTCTGGGCAAACAGGATCGACAATCTTTTAAAATACTACAAAGACAATCATGTGGTATTAATGGAGAAGGATTTTGAGTATACAATCCTTATGGATGAGCCGGACAGGAATTTAGATATTGACAATATCATGGATCTGTACAAGGTATTGTCATTTCATAAACCGCAAACACAAATTATAGCCGTAATTCATAACCCGGCTTTGATTTACAAGTTGAGCAAGTTGGACCACGTGAACTTTATCGAGATGACGAAGGGATATCTGAAAAAGGTTGTTAATTTCATGAATAAAAATAAATAAAATAAGATAAGATATGGAAGTGGTGATTAGAAATACAAGAGGTGTAGAAGGATGTGATTTCGGATATTCAATAAATGATTCGGAGATGATAATCAATGATGGGACAATTAGGACTATCAGCAAAACAGATGGATTCGGCGTATTAACCAGCAAACATATAAGGGTTGATAACAATTGGGTCGAGATTGAGGAGATAAGACACTATGCAAGATTGATAAGAAAAGTCAAGTATATGCTATTGGAAAAGACGGAACATACGCAAGATGAAGACGAGTTGTTATCGGTATTAAAGTCAATATAAGTATGATAATCAATAATGAATTAGCGATCGAGATACGGGAATGGGCAGATAAATACGAAACCGCCGACTTTATCTCCAGTGACCCCGTCCAGTTCCCAAGGCGGTATTCCGGGCGGGACGCGGAGGTCAGTGGGTTTATCACCTCGTGGCTCTCGTTCGGGAATCGAAAGGCGATCATCGGGGCGGCGGAGCGGATGGACAGGGAGTTTGGTGGCAGTCCTTACGGGTGGCTGATGGATAGGCAATATGTGAAAGTATATAATTACCAAAATATAATAAGGTAATTATATACCTAAACATGAATGATAGGAGAAAGGATGATATTAACTATTAATAATGTTTATTTAATTTAATTCAAAAACAAAATGTCTACTTTTGTAGACACATAAAAATTACACATATGAAAAAGAGTGAGTTTGTAAAGGAATTGGAGAAGATCATCGATATGGTTAAGATCGAAGATGATGGTTTCGAGTATGGTGGTAAAGTCATTTTCTATAAAGAAGATGATGATAACTATGAAATCTCGGTAAAGAACATCGAGATGGATCTGACGGTAGAGGCCAATACTATGGCTAGTATGGATGATAGGGCTTTTGCCTGTCTTATGAGTGAGGTCTATAAACAAAAGTTTACAAAGGCTATAACGATATCGGAGGATGAGGATGATGAAGACAATTGATAAGATGACCGATCAGGAGATATATGATCTTACTGATGAGCAGGTAGAGAAATTGGTCGTAATAAGATGTGCGGAGGAAGGTGTCAGGTTTATGGATGAGCCTCCAATCATGAGGACATATGGCTATAAATCTATTTCTCCATCTCATTTCTTCTACTATTTGGAGGGCTTGAATATAGCCGTTCTTGATCAGAATGATGCTATTAAGATAGCTAAGTTATTAAGTGAATTTGATCTATACAGGACTAGATATGATTTCACCGTATCCAATGAGGAGCTATGCAGTAGATTGGATATAATCAATATCAGGCATGTTCCGATGTTTGACACGAAAGATAAGGAAGCTTATAAGTCTGTCAAGGATAAGAACAACGAGATCGAGGAGGAGTATAAAGATCAGGTAAACGAATACAAAGAAAATGTAAAAAAGATGGGTGAAATCCGTGCCGAGATATGGTCAAAAGTAATTGATGTAAGGCGCAAGATTGATCACATGAATCATCTTAAAGTTCTTTTCGTAAAGGAATATCTTCCGTTGGTGGATCACGACACGGACAAGGCTATGATATTTTTCAAGAAGGCTTATGACGTGGATGATGATACGGAGAGATATATTCGTGAAGGGATAAAGGATTATCCTTTGTTTAACAATAATATAGATTAAAATGCACAATTGGTTTAAATGTACGGTTTCTTATGAGACCGATGCCGAGAACGGCATGAAGAAAAAGGTAAAGGAAGAGTATTTAGTAGATGCCTTTTCTTATACCGAATGTGAGGCTAGAATCATAGAGGAAATGAGACCATTCATCTCCGGTGAGTTTAGCGTTGATATCAAACGATTCCGGATAGCGGAATTATTTGCCATGGATGGAGACCGGTTCTATAAGGTCACGGCTGATTATATTACGGTAGACGAGAAATCGGGTAATGAGAAACGCAAGGCGTTTAACTACATCGTTCGGGCCAATGACCTTGATCATGCCAAGAAGAACTTCGAGGAGGGCATGAAAGGGACTATATCAGACTTCGTGGTAACCTGTATTAAGGAGGAGAAGAAGTTGATGGATTTCTATGAGTTTGACGGTAAGATCAGGAACCCGGAGAAGCATGAGGATAGTAAGCAATAAAGCTAGCTATGAGACCGCATCATCCGTAGCTGAGAAGTTGATGGAGATAAACAAGATGGAGGGTACGATTTATCGTATCCTCACATTATCTAACAAGACTTATCTGGCGTCTAAACTAGGATATAGTAGGTCAGGGTTCTATAAGAAAATACAGAACAGGAACTTTAATATCCGGGAACTAGCTCAGATATTCGACACGATCATCAATTTCAAGGATCAGGATTGGACGAAGGGTAAAATAGATAGGCTTAAGAGATATAGAGCCATGAGCCTCATGGAGTTTAATAAAAGTTATAAAAAGAAAAAAGCATGAAGGGTAGGATGTTACCATGTGAGAGGTGCGGCAGGATAGTAGCCATAAGGAGCAAGGGGTTGTGCCCTGCGTGCCGGGCTAGGGAACTACCGCCAAAGGGAAGGGCGGCGATACGGGTGAAGGCCAAGCCAAAGGGGAAGAGCCTAGCCGTTTTCTTTGGCGCCCATGTGGCTAGATTGAGTATGACAAGGAGATCTGCTACCGGCGCATACATACCATGCCCGGGGGTAAGCAACATATGCCACTTATACCCTAAACGGAAATATAAATCAGTTGCTGAGGATAATGATAACATTATCTACTTGACGGCTGATGAGCATACAAGATTCGATTATCTATTAGATACGATGGATTTCAGCCGGCTCTTGGACGAGTTTGGCAACGTATGGCTGTTGGCAGCCAGAAGGATGAGGGATCTCGCACCTAAAGTCGAGGAGGATGGTAAATTAAAAACCAGATTATTATCATGGATAGAAGAAAACAAAGATTACTTTTAGACCTAGGATATAAGGCTATAAGTGACACAGTATATAGTTATGGGACGATCATGGAAGTCATAAGCGATCAAGAATCGTTTGATGAGATGAAAGTTCGTTTATCCGAGAGACACAATGTGGCTATTGCGGATGATGGAGAGATAGGATGTTCGGCTTTAGGCAAGATTTTAGGCAAGATAAAGGACGAGAATGCGTCGTCATATTATTGGCGATCATCATTACCAGTATTAAGATCATATCATACAGATCCTAAATTTACCGCTTTCTTTGGCATATTAGACGTTTTATCAACTGTCCCAAAGAAAGATATGGTTGAGGAGGAAAAGCCTGCTGAAGAACCTAAAAACGAGCCTAAGGAGGAGATGGAAGTTGAGTATGATCTGGAGACAGAGCAACAGTATTATGCCGCTGAATGGATAAAGGATATCCCGACACCGGTGTTATATAGAATGACTGTCGCCGGCAAACGTGTGTATTATGAGATGGATGTTGATGGGTATCCTATCATATACGATGGAGCCACTAACAATATCGCCAATGGGTATTGTGATACGTCCGGAGCCTTGGAGAAATGGAAGAATGAGATGAGACTCAAGGGCAAGGACCCTGATGAGTACGCTAACTATAGGGCTGATTTGGGTACTATCATGCATTATCTATTTGGATTGTATCTGACCGGGGTTAAGATAAAGCTGATCCCGACGTGGATAAGAAAGGCTGTCAAGGAGGCTAAGCTGAGAATAGACAAGTATAGGATGGAGCGGATATTAGTGGATAACATTGATGAGCTGATAGAGGATCTAATATCATTTGCCATATTCTGCAAGGAAAGACATGTAAAACCTGTATTGATCGAGAAGATGTTGAGGTCAAGGAGATTGAAAGTAGCTTCTTCGGTGGACGCAGTGGTGGAGATGGATAGTGAGCCGGAGATGGTGGAAATAGAGGTCGAGACAGGAGAGTTCTATAAGACGGGAGCCAAGAAAGGTCAGCCTAAGACGGAGAAAAAGAAGATAAAGAGATGCAGGAGGATATTCGCTATATTGGACTTCAAATCAAACAGGAAAGGCAATTTCTATGACGAGTATGCTTTCCAACTTGAGCTATATAGAAGAATGATACTGGAGAATTACGGAAAGATATTGGAGATAGAGGAGATATATAACTTCGCTCCGGGTGATCCTACCGCAAAGACCAGCCAATATAAGTTGAAGAGACAGACTGACAACCCTATATTGAATATGGCTACCGTAGTATATCTTCAAGGAAAGTATAAGTTCGAGAAAACTAATTATACGGTTACATCAAGAATCGGATCCTTGGACATAGAAGGCGAGTTTGACGTTAATAAGTTGATAAGGAAAGAACCACTGAGGGACTATATATATAGAGTCATGAATGAGAGGAGAGGATGATGGAATTTAGGGAGTTCAATAAGAGCGTTCATCGGTATGAGCTGGATCATAGCAAACCAAGGAGGAAGCTGACGTGCCCGCAATGCGGCAAGGATAAGTGTTTTACGCCGTACGTGGACGTAACCACCGGTCAGATCGTTGGAGAGCAGTTTGGGGTGTGTGATCATAAAAATAAATGTGGTTACTTTAAATATCCAACAGGGAGCGAACTTGGGAACAATGATCTTTTTACCGATTCAAACAAAGTATTAAGGAGGTACAGACCTCCTATGGATCCGGATATAGCCAACTCCATTCCGGTAAGCAAGATGTTTGAGACGCTTAATCCTTTCGAGACATCCGATCTTCAGGATTATCTATCCAATATCTTCGGATCGTATCATACCAATAGGGCATTTAGCTTGTATAAGGTGGGGATGATGAGATTCGGGGACTGGGGTAAGTGCTGTGTGTTCTGGCAACTGGATAAGAATTGGGTAGTGCGGACCGGGAAGATAATGGACTACGGGCCTGACGGGAAGAGGGTAAAGGTTCCCATGGATCATGTATGTTGGGTGCATATACTGGACGGTCAGGATTACCTGCTTAGGCAATGCCTGTTCGGGGAGTTTCTTATCAACTTCTATCCCAATGACGCTCCGGTGTATATAGTAGAGTCAGAGAAGACGGCTGTTATCTGTAACATCGTGTACCCTAGTAGGTTGTTTATGGCCTGTGGCGGTATCCATATGTTGAAGAGGGAGATGATAGAGACATTGGGTAGGAGGCGGATAGTCCTGTACCCGGATAAGGGCGACGCTTTCAACGAATGGAGAAAGAAGGTGGACAAGGATATGAGGGGGATGAATATAGAGATAAGTAATTTTCTAGAATCAAAACCCAATATAGATGAGGGAATGGATATAGCGGATTATTTTATTATTAAACAAATTTACAATGGCAAAGGTAGTTGACAATTACAAGAAATTCAAGGTGCTTGAAATAACAAGACAGGAGATGATGGATAAGCTCACCAGATATGGGTGCTTAGGTATTTGCGATATGTGTAACAGACCTACGTCCGTGGGCTATTATGTAGCGGTAATCAATCAATGGATGTGCGAGGACTGTTATAATGATTTCATCAAATCGGTTGACAGGTATGAGGAGGATATGAGAATAGAGAACAGAAATTTTGATAGATTCTGCAATCTATTTAATGTTGAGATAGAAGAAAAGGTATGAAAGAACTGTCTTTAGCCCAGAAAGCTATGTTAAACGGATCCGTATGTCCATATTGCAAGATCCCATCCACTATGATAAATACGGTGGAGGGGAAGCAAGTTGGGTGCGAGAAGTGTAGGGCTTGGATGAGATCCGATCCTTTTGGGAAACCGATGGGGAGGCTGGCTAAGCCGGATCTTCTTAGGAGTATGGATATGGTAATGACTGAGATTAATATATTTGCGTATAGGACAAAACGGGATGTACAGGATATTTACAAAAGCCTATCTGGTGAATTGGATATACCAATAGAACATGTATCCCCATATAAGATGTCTTTGCCATCACTACTTAATACCATGAGATATATTGAAAAGTATGGCGATAATCATATACGGATATATGATAGAACCATGGTAAAGAAGGCTTGCCATAGGCACGGAGCGGTGGCGATCGGGAGCAACGCCTGCCACGGGTGCCCGGAGTTCCTGTTCCATGTGGTAAACAACACGACCGATACGGTGGTGTGTGATATGGATATGAGCTATGGCGACTGTATAAAGAAGAGAAATAATAAATTTGGTAGATAATATTAATTATATAAAAGATGAAGGTAATTTTTATTCATAAGCCTACTGGATATTATGTAGGAGGGTCGATGTTCGACAAGTCTTATTGCAAGGATAAGATGATAGAGAAAGGAATAAGTAAGGATCGAGCCGAGAAGTTAAGTGATATAATAGGCCCATACGCATGCATATGGGAGGTGGAGAACGGAGATGACCCTTATGAGAGTATGAGATCTAGGCTAAAGGATAAAGCTTCATATCTGGATGGAGAGGATCTTATCATGGAGAATTATGATGATGAGGAGGACGAAGAGGATGGGGAGATCGACTGAATATTACAGAACACATCCGGAAGCCAGAAAGAAGAAGGCTGAGACGGATAAGAAGATCAACGCCAGACCTGAGCAGAAAGCCAAGAGACGGGAGTTGGGTCGTAAGAACTACAAGACCGATAAGCTGAAGGGTAAGGCTTATCGGAAAGGGAAGGACCTATGCCATACGGCTAAGGGGTTAAGATATAAATCAAGATCAGCTAACAGAGGATCTAAATCCGATACGGCTGGCGATAGAAACGCACGAGGATGAACGATAACAGGATATGGAAGACGTCCAAGGAAATTATCATGGATGCCTATGAGAGGATAATGAAATACCAGTCGGGAGAACTTCTCCCGGCTCGTACTGGATATCCTTATCTAGATAAAGCTTTGCTGGGTGGATTTTACCCTCAACATGCGATAGCCATAGGAGCTAGGCCAGGGGTTGGCAAATCCTATTTGGCACAGAAAATCATGAACAATGTGATGAATGTTAATATCAACCCACAAGCGGATGATTATGTATGGTTAAGATGTGAGTTCGAGATGAATCCGGAAGACTTGGTATTACGTTCACTATCAAAAAAAATGAACAAAGACATAGAAGATATCCTCCTTCGTAAAATGGATGAAGAGGAGATGCTGGAAATGCAAAAATGTCTTAAACAAGAAAATTCAAACAGAATAACGTATATACCCATACCCACAACAGTCGATGAGCTTAAAGATTTTCTATGGAATGTATATATGCCGGCGAATAAGGATAAGAAAATTGTATTTGTGTCCATAGACCATACAGCTCTTATACAAGGTTCGGGTGATGCCAAGAGGAATATAGATAGTTTGATGAATATGTGCAATATAGCCAAAAGAACGTTCCCAAACATCTTCTTCCTTATCGTATCGCAACTCAATCGAGAAATAGAGGGCAGACGTGATCCGAAGGATCATATGCCAAGGCAGTCTGATTTCTATCAGTCTGACTCATTGGGGCAGTTATGTACGGCCATGGTAGTGTTGAATATCCCAAGGAGATATGGATACTCCTCATACATGCAATTTCCGCAAGGATGGTATCCTAATCTGGAACGTTTCAAGAGCGAGTCAAGACGATCCTTCCGTGTGGATGGATTATTATTCCATCATATCGTAAAGGTCCGTCAACGGTCATTAGAGGAGATTGATGCGATACATGTAGATATCATGAAAGGATATGAGCGATATTATCCTGATGGAGGGGTGGTGCGCCAAGAAAGACCGGGAGGCTCGGATGCCCCCGTGGGTAGCGGCAAGCCGGACACGACCGTGGTGACGCTGCCGCCCCCGCCTCCCAGTATCCCGTTGGAGCAACAATATATACCGCCTAGTGATGATTTCAATATAGTACATGACGAAACACCTTATTGACATGAGATTGAGACATAATTACTTGCTTGTAGTGATAAAGGTGCTGGAAATGTTCTTGAAGACCGTATTGTCGGTTGAGGATAAGATGGGGATAAAGGAAATTATATCCTCGTTAAAGGAAATGGCTAAATACAGCATCAGATATATCATAAACCGGGACAGGGAGAAGGAGATCATGAGTATCTGTGATGAGGTATCCAATAAAGTACAGGAGTATAAAAGGATAAATGACAACTCAATGATATTGGAATTGGAGAACCTAAAAAGGGAAGTTGTGGCGGTGGAGGATCTTCTTAGCTCATACAAGGGGGTTCTTGACGCCGAACTGGTGATAGCCGAGGATGATATCAGAATCATACGGGACAAGATCGCTATAAGCCTGAGGGAGGACGGAACATGTAAGAGCATGACTGATGCTGATAAAAGGGCTAGGGTGGATGTAAGATATGAGAGAGCGTTAGAGGATTATCGAATCCTTCTAAGATGCGCCAATACGGTTAGGGCTAAGATGTCGGTTATAGGGCATCTTAATCAATCAATAAATCAATCCATATCAGTTGGTAGGGTTGGTATGGCTAATGAATCTTATACGGTAAAACAGTATGAAAAAGGGAAAGAGATTATCGAAAGCAGACGCCCTTAGGGTGTTGAGAAGGGCTTACGTTCTAATAAAGAATGATAATTATGTATTTATGTGCAAAGCAATAGAAAAGGCAGCGGTTGAATTATCACTTGCTGAAAGATCATGTGTGGCGTATTATCTTATACCAGAACTGAAGATGTTCAAACCTGTAAACAGAAAAAATGGAGATTTTTGGTTTCATTCATCAAAGAAAAACATAAGGTTACATATAATAGATACGCTAATAGATATATATAACGGAAATGATCATCCCGATATAGTCGAGAGGGTAGCCAGAAAGATAAGGTCAATATTTTAACTCATTAGCTTATGTATAGGTGATTATATACCATTTTACACAAAAAAAGATGAGAAATGATATACATTTGTACGAAACATTATACTGGGTATCACCAATACCCTCTACCGGTTGCACAAGAGTGAGATCGCCGGATTCTTTTACTGAACTAAACGTTTTTGATTTTACTTACCCAACGAATGTTTTAGGGTAAAACCTTATATCAAAGACCTCTTTTGCTCAATCGTCTTGTCCGAAACAGGGGACTATATGATTCGATTGAGTGAGACAAAATTAGAAAAGAAGAATGTGAAATTAAATAACATACGTATGTTTTACAACATATCTGGTGTAAAGTAGTATATAATAACCTATGTATATTAATTTTGAACAGATGATGACATCAGGATTAACGATGTCTGATGTCGGGTATCTTTTGATGATCCGGCAGAAAGAGGAGATGGCTAGCGCCATTCCAAAGGAGAAAATAGATAGTTATAAAGCATCTGGTTATATTGAGCTTCAGAAGAATGGGAAGTGGAAGATAACGCCAAGGGGAGGATCGCTGCTGATGCTGATAGAGACACCCGGTCTGACACCGGAGGTCGAGGGGATCCGGGACCGTATCGTTGGGGTATATAACGATATGGGTAAGGATACAGGAGCTATCAAGGAGGTGGAGAAAAGGCTTATCTGGTTTGTGGCTAACACCAACTTCAAGGAAGAACCTATAGTAAGGGCCGTAATATCCCACATAGATCTTAAACGTGAGTATACGATGAGATTGGATAACTTGATCTGGAAACCATCAAATGTGTATAGCGTGCATATGAGTTTATCGGAATCAACGTTATTCGATACGATCATAAAAATGTATGGCATGACGTCTGACTTGTATCTTAGGGAGAACAAGAACAAGGAGCTGGCATGGTTGTTCGCCATAAGCCGGCTTCCGGATCCCCCCAAGAGAATGGATAAGGAATACGCCATCACGGGCGATGTTAAGATGGATATCGAAAGGATATCGGATATAAAAAAAGAATTAGGTAGAAGATTGAAAATGTCGATTTAGTATGGAAAGAAAAGAAGTTGAAAAAGTAGTCAAGGAGGCGATATTCGAGAAGATGGGTGAATTTAATGGTCTTGATCATGCCGCTCAGATAATGAACAAGGATTATCTGGATACAGACATGGCTATGGATTCCCTTGATTTTGTAGAAGTTGTAATGGAAGTGGAGAAGAAAACAGGTAAATGTATACCTGATGAAGTGCTTAATGTCAAACCTTATCACAAGTTGACGGTAGGAGAGCTTATAAATATGTTGTATAATTATTTAAAGGATTATGAAAAGAGATGAAATATTGGAGATAGCGAGGAAAGAGATATTCGAGAAAATGCATGAGTTCAATTACATTAATAATATAGAGGTAATTGACGATGTAAGAGAAGAAAGTAATTTGTCATCTGATCTAGCTATGGATCCATTTGATTTATTAGAGGTATTGATGGGGATTGAAGAAAAGATGGATATAAGGATACCGGATGATGTCTTTGGCGATAAATCTGTCGATGAACTAACTGTAGGGATTTTTGTGGATATGTTGTATGATTGGGTTAAGGGTAAATAATGGATTTCGGATATGATGATTGGGAAGAGGGGTTAGAGACCCCTCTTGTTGATGATTGCGATGACGATTATAAAGAGGAGGAAGAATATGATTTCAGTTAAGGAGTTAAGAATAGGCAATATTGTGAAAGATAAGGATGGTAATATATGGAGGATAGGATGTATTACCGGTATGCATAAGGACAAAGGGAGTTTGATTCTCGAACGCAGAATTGATAATGGCACAATAAAGTGGTATACTTCCGAATGTGATGTTTATCCAATAAGCTTGAATGAGAGGATATTGGATTGGATTGGATTTAACGATTATGATAATCATGATTACCGCAATAAAGGGGATATAACAATAACAAAAGATTACGTTTTAAGTATCACACGTTTATGGGGTAACACAGTTGTTAAAATTGATATCAAAGGATTCCATCACCTTCAAAATATAGCATATGATTTATACGAAACATCACTTGATTTAAATATATTCGATGATGACTATCCCGGAGACACATCTCTTGTGTAAGATAATAAATGGAGAGAAGGTTCTCGCCGCTTCTTACTCGCAGATAGACACGTTTGTCCAGTGTCCGTATAAGTGGTATAAGACTTACGTGGAGGGTCACAGATCCACGGAGAAGCACGAGGCTACGTCATATGGTACGGTTATCCACCAGACGATGGAGTATTTCTTCAAGAACGGATGCAGACCTTCTTATGAGGACATGAGTAAGGCATTTAACTATTACGCCGATATAGAGAAGATACCTTTTGATAGCGTAAAATCTCAGATCGAGTCCATGCAACATGCGGCTAGGTTAATAAGATGGATTGTGGGGTTGTTTGAGAAGGATGCTGCTGGCAATTATAAGAAGGCATGGTCTGATCTTACGCCAATGGAGAAGGTGGTCCGGGGGTCGAGACCGGCCGGCGTGGAGGAGGACTTCGTCCTGCCTTATAAGCTACCCAAGCCCCTTACATTGGATGGTGTGACATACGATAAGGTACATATCATAGGATCAGTAGACTGGAGAGGTGAGTATAAGACAAAAGACAGAATAGCCATGTATACGATAGACTGGAAGTCTGGGAGAAAATTATTCGATAAGGATAAATTGCTTCACAATCTCCAGCATCCGATATACGCCTTTTACATACTCAGAAAATATAAGGTATTGCCGGATATGTGCAGCTATTTCTTTACCCGCATGCTGGACAATCAAAACGTGAAGGTAGATAAGGAGAAAGTAGAGAGATCGGTCAAGGAACTTAACGATATTCTCCTTGACATGTATGATTTCGAGACAAATAAAATAGATAGCTATCAAGCTCACGTTTGGGACGACGCCAAACAGGGGTATAAGTACGAGAAGCGCTACCTCATGGGACGCCAGCCGGCCTGCCTTGAACCCCGCCCCAATCCTTTGTGTTTTTGGTGCGATTTCTCAATCCACAAACAAAACACATGTAGGTATTCATCGGATTGGGATGAGTCAAAAAGAAAGAATAAAAAAGATTAACTTTATTAAAAAGCCTAGGTAAATATCTAGGCTTTAATTATATTTGTGTCAATAAATAAATGATTATGGATAAAAACGAAAGAGAAAAACAGGTATTGGATCTTCTGATGTCTAGAAAGGATATCAGGAAATTGGTAGAGAAATCAAATGAATGTTATTCTAAGATGGATTTCGTTGGCGCCATGAAATACCGGCAAGAGATAAAGGATATCGTAGATCGAGAATCTAAAATCATGTTGACAAAAAGTGAGTCTTTGATAGGCTTGATGAATAATGCTGATAATGAATATAAATTCAATATGCTGGTATGGCTACATTCCATGATGTGTATGGCGGATGTATTTAACGGGATATTGGAGGATTTCAAGGATGGGGTAAGAAAAGCCAATGGCAACTCCAAGTTCGTTAAGTTCGATAATCTGGATCGGTTAATGGCAGAATGTAAGAAGGAGATTGATTACCTGATGAAAGGCACAAGTAAATCATTCCAGATATCTTTTGCCGTAAGAAGCGATGAGCTAAGGGAGATGATAGGGAATATGGTTGGAGACAATATCCGGGAAGGGTATGACATATTCAAGGAAGAGGCTGAGATGGTGAATGAGACAGATAGGAGCAAGATAGAGGAATTTAATAAGAAGCTGGATTATGATTAAATGTAATATAAAGATAGGCGACATAGTCCATACCCAGATAGGAACAGGAGAGGTGGTAGCCGTAAGCAAGACCAAGGAAACTTTGATGGTGAAAATGGACGATGACCGGGAGTGTGCGATAAGATTAGAGTACGTAAAAGACGTTTTTGATAACTACAGATCCAAATGATATACAAGTTAAGACCATATCAAGAGGAGTGTGTTAAAAGTATCTCCGATTACATAAACTCTGATAGGAGCGATCCGGTATTAATCGTAGGGCCGGTAGGTTGCGGTAAGTCACTGCTGATAGCAGAGGCGGCTAGATTGATGGGAGATAAGACGCTGATTTTACAACCATCAAAAGAATTGCTGCAACAGAACCACGACAAGATAACGTCGTATGGCATACCGGCTACCATCTACTCCGCTTCCTGTGGTAAGAAAGAGCTGTCTAATATGATATACGCCACGTTAGGGTCTATCAAGAAGGTTGTTGATAAGCTTAAGGAGATGGGGATCAGGAACGTGTTGATAGATGAGGCTCATGCCGGATACAGTCCTGAGGACGGCAGTGAGTTCATGACATTCATGAATGAGCTGAAGCCTAGCAAGGTGATAGGGTTTACAGCCACGCCATGTAGACTTAAAAACATGTCGATAGGACAGACATCATATTCCCAGCTTAATTTCATCACTCGTATGAGACCGGTATATTTCAAGAACCTGATTCACGTGATACAGGTAGAGGAGATGATAAGGCAAGGATTTTGGACACCTCTTAAATATGAGACATGGGATTTCAATGGAGATGCCCTTAAACTTAATTCTAACGGCTCTGAATATACGGCTGAGTCTATTAGTGAGGCGGTGAGAAAAAATGGCTTAAACAACCTTATTTTGCGCCGATTGATGGTGTTAAAAGATATCTGTAGATCTATACTGGTGTTTATGGATTCTGTTGAGAGCTGCAATACGGCCGCCGAATGGATAAACGCCAAGATCCGATCTGGCATGGCGGAGGTAGTTCATGGCGGTACACCAAAGAAGCAGCGGGAGGCTATAGTCGAGAGGTTCAAGTCAGGTGGAACGCAGGTGGTGTTCAACTATTCCGCCCTCGGAACCGGATTCGATCATCCGGGTCTGGATTGTGTGATAGTAGGAAGACCAACATTCTCATTCTCGTCGTTTTATCAGTGGCTTGGGAGAGCTGTCAGGATAAAGGGCGGTAAGGATAGCGCATTAGTCGTTGATTGTTGCAACAACTCGTCAAGGTTCGGCGATATAAGGAAACTTAGTATAGAGAACTACAAAGGATATGGATGGGGGATGTTTATCGGCGATAAACTAATTACCAATATCCCGATGGGGGATAAGGTAACGAAAACGGATCTGGATATCAAAGCCGCCAAGAAAGATCGAAGGAGGGGGCTGGCGCAGGGCATTACCGCCTCCCCTGTACCCGGGAGGCCGGATCATCCCCTTGGCTCTACGGTAATGACATTCGGCAAGTATTGTGGATGGATGTTGCATTCAATTCCGGTATCGTACTTCAAATTCATAAACGAGACATTTGATTGGGATAACGGTCGAAACAAGGAGATAAAAGAGTACATAGATTTTTTAATTAAAAACAATAGATTATAAATATGGGTATAGATGGGATAAAAAATATTGGTGTTCTAATTACGATAAATGGCGTAGATATATTAAAAAAAATTAAATCAAATCATTGCATGATGATGGTATTAGCGTCAGCCCAAATAGATAATATCTTATCTAAGAAGGAAGATGGTGATCATGATAATGACGATGATAAAAATATTATCATGGGTCGTATCAGTGTGATAGAATATGAATTGAAACAAATAAAAAAATTATTATGATTGGGTGTATATATCATGAGGCTGATCTTGACGGAGTAATGTCAGCGGCTATAGTGAAAAAGTATTTCAAAGGGGACATTGATCTTCTTCCTTACAATTACGGCAAGGAAATACCTGACGTGAATAAATATGATAAGGTATTTGTAGTTGACGTGTCATTTGGAAACAGAACAAGATTCCTTTTCGATGAGTGGAAGGATAAAGGTACAGATGTCATATGGATAGACCATCATAAGACAGCCATAGACGATATGAGGGATTACGAGGTAAAGGGCAAGAGGCGTATAGGGACGGCGACCTGTGAGCTTACGTGGGAATATCTTTTCGATGACATCAAAACTCCTAATGTGGTAGAATTATTGAGTGCTTATGATGTATGGGATCACGACCGGTTCGAGTGGAGTGACGTTCTTTCATTCCAATATGGGATGAGAGGATATTGTGGTCTTGACGTGGATATGGCGGCAAAGGTCATGGATGGCGATCATGACTTCATATATGACATGATAAGGAACGGGGAGGCGATACTGGAGTATATCGTTGAGAAAAACAGAGGAGAGATGAAGATGTTCTCATTCGAGGCAGATATATTTGGATACAAGTCGATATGTATGAATACTACGGAGTTTAACTCCACCACATTCGAGTCTATGTACGATCCTAGAAAACATGATTTGATGATGCCATTTTGCTGGAACGGCAGATTCTTCAGATGCTCGTTCTATACCACCAAGGAGGAGGTGGATGTCTCGGCGCTGGCACGCAAGGCCAACCCCGGTGGAGGAGGCCATAAGGCGGCTGCCGGCTTCCAGCTTAGCGTGGAGGATATGATGGAGTTCTTAAAAAGTAAGGAGATGTGATATGATATGGATATTGTTTATTGTGGCGATAATCATATTATCCATAATTGTAATGATGAAGGGTTGGAATAAACTACATTGCAGCATGTTCTACGAGGGACTAATTATGGCAGTTGTAGGGGTAATGTCAATGGGGGCATCGATGTTTTATATGGATAAAGAAAATATGGAGGATATGAAAAACGTATATAAGTTCAAAAAACTTAGCAAAATGAAGCTAGACGATTACGGCTTCGGTTTATTCGAGTACAATGGCGTTCTTTATTTCAAGGAGGCAGATGAAGGGAGATGCTTTGATATAAGGAGCGGGAATGAGGCTATTATCGGGAAAGATAAGATTATAATGACTTTGGAGGATTAATATGAGGAAACTTGACAACACCAACAGGACGAGAAAGAAAAACGTACGACACTCGTGGGTAAAGGCGGGTCCGGGGATCCAACGCTGCGCTATTTGTGGGATCACGAAGCGAAGTGAGTATATAGACGGGAAGACCGTTCATTGCGTGCACCTATCATCTGGTGAGCTTTACTCTATGACAGGTGAGACGCCAGAATGCAGGGATCTTAGTGAATTTTATTAATCTAAAAAGTATATAATTACCTAATAATAAAACAAAAAGGAGTTTGAAATGAAAGAGGGATTTAGCAAATACGACAAAGTCGTTTATGATGGTGAGGTATTTGAGGTACTTGAAACCGCCGACAATACGGGAATGATGAAAATAGAACCGTTATTTGATGAAACATATAAATCCATTTGGGCTGATGAGGAGATGGTTGTCTCGTTAAGCAGGGCTATCAAGTTAAGGCTTATTGATGATGAGACGGCAGATGAGGCGATGAATTTCGGGAAGCCAAAAATAGGAGACGCGGTGGTGGAAAGCGGACCGCTTGTAGGGAAAGACGGCAGCGGCAAGGACGACCGGGCCGACGGCAAGCTTCGGTGGGATCTCCTTCCTTTGGCTGAGATAGAGGATATCGTGAGGGTATATACGGAGGGGGCTAAGAAATACGCCGACAATTCATGGCAGAATATACCTGATGGATTTGAGAGATATAGAGCGGCTTTACTTCGCCATATGACGGCGTACATGAAAGGCGAGAGATATGATAAGGAGACAGGGCTGATGCATTTGGCACAAATTTGCTGGAACGCCATAGCGTTATTATATTACGATAAACATAACAAAGGGTTAATAGAATGGAAGGATCAGGAGAAATAATAGTAGACGAGAAATTAAAAGCTATTGACAAAAGGACTGGTAGGTACATTAATGTGATCGCACGTACTATTGACAATGGTACTTCATTCCCGATAGTTAAGTACCTTGATAAGAATCGTAAGGAGCTGAATTATGATTGTGTAAGGCATCTTAATTTTGATATAGACATAGATTGGGAGTTGAGAAGATATCAGATCGTAAAAGATTTATTGTCCAACGATTTCGATGGGAGGAGGTTGAGTGTAGATGAGGTAGATAACGCTATATTTACAGCGGATTTAATTATTAACAAATTAAAAACTATTTAAAAATGGTAAGAATTGATTTTTTCACGAAGAAAGACGCTGAGTACAGCGATTACATGCGATATATTATCGCCAACACGTTACAGGAATATGAGGGTGAGGTCACGTTAAACCAGATCCCGGAGAACAAAGCCACGGATGAGGAGATATCCAAGTACGGTATAGAGGTATATCCTACTATTATCGTCAGTGGAGATAATATGGATGGCTTTAATAAACTTGAGGGGATGTGCAGAAAGGCTGATCTTATTAACGTCATGTCATTATACGATAAGAAATAGGCTCATGACGCTAAGTGATAAATATTTTGGCTGGAAAGATATATTCTTTGACAGGTTCGTGCATTGTTGTAATGAAAAAAGCGGTCAACCACAAGGGAGTAATATACCTCTAGCCAAAATAAACTTCGACAACAAGACGGGATATGTGGAGGACGGGACTATTAATATAGCCGAGCTTCTTCAATATCTTTGGATAAATAATAAGGTCTATAGGTGTGAATATGCGCCCATAGATATATCTTCCGCCTTGCAAACATTGATCAGATTGACCGAGAACGCTAAACATATGTTTGAGGATCAACCGGGTGTATATGACATGATCCCATATAGAGGGTTTTTCCTTAGAGATGACTTTTCATCCGGGAAAGATTATTCACTTGATTTGGATAAAATAGTGAGCGGGATGGGAGGATGGTATGGGGAGGATGAGGATCCATGCTACTCGATGTTCGTCAGCCAAGATCAGATATGGAACTTGAACCCGATATTGAAGGTATTAGCTGATGAAGGATCTATTCTAGCCAAAGAACTTGGATATGATATGAACTCATATGTCAGCGACAATGGATATACGATATACAATCCCTACCTCTCGTGGATCAATCATTACTATCATTATTGCCCGACATTTAATGAGGATAAGCTGAAGCCGTGGGATAGGGTAGAAGACAGAAAGAATAAGTTCAAGATGACGGATAAGGTCAAGAGAGGCGCCAATAACTGGTACTATTCAGGCGGGACTATATCTTGCGTAGATAGCTTCTTAGGGAAGAAATACAGGAAGAATCTCCGAACCTTTATCTATCGTGGAATAGTATTCTTCCTTGACCGGATATGGCATACGTCTTTATTTGAGAGGATGGGCGTGAAAATGAAATACAACGCTTATTATTGTTATGCCGCTACTTCCGGGATATGGTATGATAATGGATTCAAGGAAAGACTAGCCAAGAGGTTTAACAAGTCGCTGGGCGGCGACGGGGAACTGTTCGGGGCTAACCTAGCCTGCATGGTATGTGACCGTAAGGATATCGATTGGGAGGCGCTTCGTCTTTGGCTTGACAAATACGATGATCCTACTGATAAGGGCATGGTGAATAGCCCTATTCAATTTATGTATTTATATTTATATTACACTTTTAACAAATAATTTGAAATGAAAAAGATAAATAACTGGGTTATAAGAACATTTGGGTTGAGAGGCTCATGGAGCTGGGCTAAGAAACAGATGTTAAATGGAGCGATCATTAAACGTAAGGCTACTACAGGGACATACAAAATAGCTATTGATGATGACAAGAATAGGTTACTTGTAGCTACATGGGATCATCTAGATCAAAGTCCTGTATGGGAAAGGTGCCCGCATAGTTTATTAGATGAAGATGCGGTTGATTATTTTGTCACGGCTCATAAGGAATTATCATATGGAGGTATAAAGATCAGGATGAAAGATGAATTTAATTATAACGATAAAATATCGAAAGTATGAAAAAGATTACTGATAAAGACGTAGAGCGCCTTAAATCCGGGAAGAAGATAACAAAAGGATTTATCCATATGCAATTAGATGATAAGGGAAGATTGAACTTGTGGAGTGATATCAACATAACTGACAATTATAGAAGTTTTAAGATAGAAGCTAACAAATTGTTTGATCATGAAATTTTTACCGATAAATATGATAAGTTGAAAGTTATAAATATAGAACAATAAGGTAGAAAAAATGGATAAAATTATATTGGATGCTTGTTGTGGTTCCCGGATGTTCTGGTTTGACAAAAAGAATCCTTTGACATTGTTTGTTGATATCCGGGACGAGGAACACGTTCTTTGTGATGGTCGAGATTTAAAAGTCCATCCTGATCTTATCGCTGATTTCACCAATTTGCCTTTTCCTGATAAAAGTTTCAAGCTTGTCGTATTTGATCCACCTCATCTGCTTAAGGCAGGTGATAATAGTTGGCTTGCCAAGAAATACGGCAAATTGCCGGAGGATTGGCCAAGCTTGATGAATCAGGGTTTCAATGAGTGTTTCCGGGTGCTCGATGATTATGGTGTTCTTATCTTTAAATGGAATGAGGATCAAATAACCGTCAAAGAGGTTTTGAGAGCTATTGATCAATCACCTTTATTTGGACATACAACAGGCAGGAGTGGTAAAACCATGTGGATGTGTTTCATGAAATTACCTAACATTATAATATGATTTAAAAAGATTATGACAAATAAACAGTTAAAGATCCCGTTTAAGGACGGGAGACCATGTAAATGGGTTAAGGATGTTCATGATGAGGAACGCGATAATTATGAGTTTGATGAATGCCTTGAGATATACGGGTTCGTCCGTGGATGTTCCTCCGCTGTAATGATATTAAGACCGGCGGATGATCATGGGAAGGATTTCAATTATGTCAACAGTATCTATTATCAAGTGTTCTTGACAGATAGCAAGGAAATAATACAAAATATGATGCAGGGAGTCATATACGGAAAATGGACTTTTGTTAAGAGAGGAGAAAATTTTGGCATAAAATTGGTTAAGGTCTTACCTAAGATACATAAAATATCCCTTGATATGATCGCAAAGGATATTTTTAGGTCTGAGAATAAATAAACAATATGAAAGTATTATCATTATTTGACGGGATATCATGTGGGTGTCTGGCGTTACGAAGAGCCGGCATACCTATCGAGACTTACTACGCCTCGGAGATAGACAAGACATGCATAAAGGTAAGTCAAAAACATTTCCCTAATATTATTCAATTAGGGGATGTTAATAACTGGAGAACATGGGATATCCCTTGGAAAGACATAGATCTGGTCATGGGAGGGTTCTGTTGCCAGAGTTTCTCCAGCTCTGGCAAGGGTAAGGGATTCATGGATGCTCGTGGAAGGCTTTTCTTTTGCTTCTCGGACATCGTAAAGCATTTAAAGAAGGAGACCAAAGGTAAGATCCTGTTCTTGGGCGAGAACGTCCGGATGCGGGACGAGCACCGCTGGGTGATAACAGAGGAGCTTGGCGTGGAGACGGTGGAGATCGATAGCGCCTTGGTCTCGGCACAGACCCGGCATCGCCTTTATTGGTGTAATTGGCCGGTAGAAATGCCGAAAGACAAGCATATATCATTGGATGATATTCTAGAGCATGACAAGGGCTGGAATCCGGGAGCCATAAGAGGAAGATATATAGGAGTCATTGTCGGTAGAAGGATAGGAGAGGACGGGTATCGAAAGGATTGTGACATGGGCATAAAAATAACGCAATGTCTGGAGATAAGAAAAGGTAAGAATACCACTCCCATCAGGAAAAGTAATTGCCTGACAACAGTCATGAAAGATAACGTGATATCATCATTACCGCCCGGAAGATATCTGAACGCCTTTGACCTGAAAGATAAGTTCAGATACCTGACTCCTGTGGAGATATGTAGGCTACAGACATTGCCGGATGATTACCTTGATGGGATAGCCCCGAATACGGCCATGTCTTTAGCTGGAAACGGATGGACAGTGGATGTGATAGCCCATTTGCTAAGAAGCATAGAGCGTAAGCAGATGAATGATATTGTAAAGGAGTTTCGCAAGATCACTGATGAGCTTATGTTCGGATCATCAGAAACGGGTACTAATGTGACATGTGATAAACATGAGCAAAATGAAGCCATACGGAAGAGTCAAAACAGTTAAGGGGTCTTCATGGAAAAAGGATATACATCCACCAAAAGGACACAAGAATTGGTGGGAGGATATATGTGATCCTATATCTAGAAGTATTATGAAATTAAATTTCAAAAAGGAAATAAACAATCAAATTTGGTATGAGCAAAAGCAGGGAAATGATTAAACAGGAATTAAATTTATCAGATCAAGAATATAACTTTCTTGAAAAATATCAATCTATGAAATTATCACAGAGGTTTGGTAATGTTTTCGATAGATTAAAAAATGATAAGTCTAAAGCAATTTACACTCATGATGGGTCAATACAGTTGTTTTATATACAAGGTAAAAGAGTAGATAAAGAAGAATGGGATAAACTTCATAGATCATGATAATTACTAGAAAATGGTCAATGCCGAATAAAGAGACATTCAGCATAAGACCGATAAGGGAACTTATAGACAAATATCGAGAAGAGGGGATGGTTATAGTGGATCCGTTCGCCAGAAACAGCGATATAGGGACGATCACCAACGATCTTGATCCTGAGACTAAGGCTATATATCATAAAGATGCCACGGACTTCTTGTGTCATCTTGATGATAATATAGCTGATATGGTATTATATGATCCACCATATTCTGCGAGACAGGTATCTGAATCGTATAAAAGACTTGGAGGTGCTGTTAATATGCAAACAACGCAATCTAGTTATTGGACTAGACAGAAGAAGGAGATAGCTAGGATCACCAAGAAAGGAGGGGTGGTCATTACCTGCGCGTGGAACTCCGGCGGTATAGGGGGCGGGCTTGGTTTCGAGCAGCAGGAGATTCTTCTCGTGGCTCATGGGGGATGGCATAATGATACGATCGTTACGGTAGAAAGGAAGATGATGGATGGTATGATTAAATAATCACAAAATCGATAGTAATCCATTGCAAAATCATAGAATTATTTGTATATTTAATATATTAAAATAAATTGATAATGAGTCTAATAAAACATTCATATAAATATCGTATGTATCCGAATAAAACACAAGAAGAACTTCTTGCAAAAACATTCGGATGTGTTCGTGTTATATGGAATGCTTGCGTTGACTCATTTAACTCATATGATAAAGAAACGAATCCTAATCCGAAATCCCCAACAAAGTCGGATCTTGTTATTGAAAAACCCTGGTTAAATGAAGTATCGGCAGCTACCTTACAGCAGAAGCAACGAGACTTTATCGAGTTCTCCAAACAGTACTTCAACAAGAACAGGAAAGAAAAAATCGGTAAACCGAATTATAAAAATAAACACGACAACCAGTCGTTTAGATTGCCGTTCCCGAAGTTTAAAATCACTGACAATAAGATCCGGATCGAAAAGATCGGATGGGTTAAGATTGTTATCGATCGTGAAATCCCGGATAACGCTCGTTTTATCTCCTGTACCGTTTCAAAGAACCGTGCTGGTCAATACTTCGTATCAGTTCTTGTAGAAACAGAACAGTGTTATAAACAGAAAACCGGTAAAACAGTCGGAGTTGATCTTGGAATAAAAACATTGGCTACATTGTCTGACGGAATATCTGTTGAAAATCCTCATTTTCTTTGTGAGAACCAAGCGAAGTTAAAAAGGATGCAACGGCATTTATCGAGAAAGAAATTAGGAAGTAATCGAAGAAACAAATGCAGGCTAAAAGTATCAAGACTTCATTGTGATATAGCCAACAAGCGTTCATGGTACATGCATAATTTGACCACGATGCTGGTAAATAATTACGATGTTATCTGCATTGAAGATCTAAATGTTTCCGGTATGCTACAGAACCACAAACTTGCTAGTTCTGTATCCGACACTTCTTTCTCAATGTTCCGTAACCAACTTGAATACAAGTGTAGGTGGTATGGTAAAGAACTGATTGTTATAGATCGTTTTTACCCATCCTCGAAAACCTGTTCAAGATGTGGTTGGAAGAATAAAGATCTGAAATTATCGGATCGAACATTTGTTTGTAAAGATTGTGGCTTGGAGATCGACAGGGATCTCAACGCTGCAATAAATATACAAGCCGTAGGAGTTGATGCGGCTATACGGACGCAGAGCAGCCGGGTTGCCAGTTGTGTTGAAGCGTCTAAAATGGAGTAGGATATCTTAGTTATTTCTATGATTTTCTATGAAATTTACAACTACAAGACATCTCCTCCAGATGAGTACGAATACGTATATCCGTGAGAACTAGAAGGGATATATTTATATTTAAGCATGATTAATATTATTTTTATATTATTCATGCTTTTATTTTTGTTTAAATCTTACTTTTGTATCAACATTAAAAACCAGATTATTATGGATGGAGACAAACAAAAAGTCAATGAACTTACAATGAGGACGCTGGGTTCTCATTATGGCGGATATGCCTATGTAAAGGTAAAAAATCGTCAAGCTGATGTAAAGATAGATTGGAAGTTGTTGAGAGCTATAGAAGAAGGAGAGGTGGAGATAGACAACGAGAAATACCATCTATCCGGGATAGAGTATGTAGCTAAAAGATATCAGGACATGTTTTACGCTGGTCGTGATATTTATTATTTCAAGGGCATAGGAGGGCATGGGATGACCGATCTTCTTAGAAACGCTATAGATGATTTACTAGACACCATAAGTAGTAGAGAGGCTTATCGTAGTGCAGAGCATAGAATGTACGCCCAAATGAATCAACTTACTGAAGCGGGAGCTATGATCAGCTTAGCTATTGAATTACTAACATCTAACATCCGTCATAGTTATGGAGAAATTAATTTTGAACGATATCCAAGACCTGTGGAGGTGGAGGGAGAAGATAAACATTGATGACCTCAAAGAGGATCCTATGGCTGAGGACATGCCGTTATATTTCCCGTGCGCCGTCGTATGGCATGAGAAACATAATGATTGTATATGCTACGGATTTGTTTATGTAGCAGAAATATTAGGGATATAAGCATTAAAAACGAATAATTTTAACAACGTGAGCAAATTACTATTTTTCGATTTAGAGACAACCGGGGTTAAGTTCTGGAGAAACGGGATACACCAAATAGGAGGGATCGTGGATATCGACGGGCAGGAGGCAGAGAGGTTCGACATCCGCCTAGCCCCGAACCCTGCCGCCACGATAGAGCAAGAGGCACTGGACGTGGCCGGCGTTACCTTGGAGCAAGTGCAGTCTTATCAGCCTATGGAAGACGGATACAGGCAGTTAGTTGGTATATTATCCAAATACGTGAATAAGTTCGATAAGAGGGATAAAATGTATTTAGTGGGGTATAACAACGCTGGATTCGATAACAGCTTCCTACGGGCTTTATTCCAGCAATGTGGGGATAAGTATTTCGGATCATGGTTCTATCCTAACTGTATGGATGTATATGTTATGGTGACACCATTCCTTATGGGCGTAAGAAACGATATGGAGAACTTTAAGTTGATGACCGTGGCTAAGACTATGGGTATTGAGATTGATGAGAATAAACTCCATGACGCTACTTATGATATTGAGCTGACTAGGGATATATTTTATAAGATAATCAACAAAATGGATGTCAAGCTATGAGAGATGTTCTAGAGGCCATGCATGATTACCCGGATGAGGCTCTTGGGTTATTTTTCTTTTTGATAGTGATTGTCTGGTTATTGTCAGGTGTATTTGAGAAAAAAGATGGATGATAAACTCGATGAGATACTGGATCTCCTAAGATCTCAAAATGAGATGATTAAGGATATTCACGACTATGTGAAAGAAGTTACCAGCGAGAAATATATAGGGGAGTCTAGGATGACCAGCTTCTCTATCAATTTGGCCGCTGATATACTTACCGAAGCCATTAGCCCTAAGATAAAAGGGATGATGGTGGATTTATTAAGGAAACAGGGATGGAAAACCGAATGAGACATGGGAACATATGAGAAGAAGGTAAATCAGTTAAAAGATTTGATGGTAAGGAAATACAAATCGGCTTACAACAAATCCAAGGAAATGGACATAGATATAAGCTCGATGACATATCTTCCGAAACCAGACGCGTTTAACGTCATAAATATTGAAAAAATGCATGTTATTCTTGATCGGGTCAATAAGATCATAGATGATAACAAGGATAAGCTTAAGAATCCGACTTGCGCCACTTGTATACATCTACATGATCAGGAGTGGGCGAAAAGATACGGGAAAGTATGTTGCTCTATTTGGCAAGTGTGTGACCATTATATAAATCCTAACAGTAAATATAACAGGAAGCAAAAGACTTATGTTAGACGACCAAGCAACAAAGCTTGTCCTAATTATGAGTATGGTGATGATAATTTTGAAAATAGAAAAAGAAAATTAAAATCAGGTGAATGGTTAAAAGAAAATATTCGATAGATGATTACGCAGAGTTCAGGACCATCAAAGATTGGGAATGCAAATGCTGCGGGAAAAAGATGCCGGCAGGAAGTAAACGGATGTTGCCTAGAATAAGAAAATGGGCGGATTACGGTATATGTTTGTCATGTTTCGATAAATGGAAGTTAAATGGAGGGGATATTGTTTATATAAATAACACAAGTCCTAGGAAGCAAGCTCCCCGTATCAAGAAAGAGCATGTTATACATATGTCCAATATCCTAAAAGGGAATTGTGATATAATAAAAGGCCGAAAACTTTACGTGGCTTTAAAAAAGGTGATAAACAGCGGAAAAACGATTGTCCTCAAATTCGATACCGATCAACCGATATGCATGTCAACAAGAGTCATGAATCCTTCGTTCGGGGAGATCATGGACGAGTACGGCAAGGATATATTCCAAGGAAAACTTAAACTAACAGATGCCCCAAAAGGAGTTAAAGATTTTATAGTTAACTATATAGAAAAATATAATAAATTATGAACTTCAAGACATTTATATTCATGATCCTGACATTCAGGAGAATAGATCCTATACCTAGGAATATAGGAATTATGGTAAGTGTAATGACTTGGATATCTATAATATATGTGATATTCATCTTTACTATACTGATAATAAAATTAACGACGTAAATGATATGAAATATGCAAAAGACAAAAATAAAATGAGCAAATCAAACAAAATAGAAATTTAGTAAACCGGTATGTTGAAAGACATATAAAGGATAGGCATCTAAGCGATGATACGATAAAAGAAATAAAGATAGCCTATGTTATGGTTATAAAAGATTTTATTACAATTATTGACAAGTCTACATCAATGAATGAAGATGATATAATATACGTCATTAACAGCATATCATCAATATTATATGAACCTATAGACATCTCTAACACCGATAAAAAAATGTTGGAGATAGGGATAGCGCTAGGCCTAAAGGGTGCTATATCATGTATATTTGGTTCATTATCAAAAGATGACTGCAATATAAAAGATGAGATAATTGATATATCTAAACATATAAAAGAAAAATTAATATCAGATAATCATGGATAATAAACAACTTTATAAAATAACGTTGACAAGGGAACAACTGATGCTGATATCACGGTGCGTAGAGGATATATGTAGGTTCGCCTCCGGAGACATGGATCTTCAGCATACCACGGAAACTTTGATAGATGATATGGATAGGACGGAGTCGATGGGGATAAGGAGCTTTATTGCAAAGAATATGATCTCGATAAGAACAAGACTGTTTCCTGATCTCGAAGATTTCGAATATATAGGTTATCATGGAGGTAGCGCAGATAAGATCAACAGGAAAAGACTTATCGGAAATACCTACCAGATATATAGATCGATACTGCATCAATTGGCTATTGACGAGAACTGGAATAACGTGTATAGCGACATGACGTTACCTTCAGGCGATATGGGGACGATTAAGGTGGAGAGGGTTGACGATGATAAGGATAACGACATTTAACGATACTAAAATATGAGCTTATTTGTATGCGCTAAATGCGGTTGCGTTGATAATACCGCTACGTCTAGTTACTGGATGTTGACAAACGAGTATATGGTGGACAAATTCGAGTATGCCAAGGAACTACAGCCGTACAAGGGCATGGGGCTGTGCAGCGAATGCGGGAGGCTTACTACCTCCCCGGACGGCCGTGATGTCGTGGTGCCCGGAAAATGGCACGGGAAGTTCCCGAAGAAGAAAGCTACTGAAGAGGAATTAAAACGTGTAGGATATAAAAATCTGATAAGATGAATAAGATAAATAAGGTAAGAAAAGGAGAAGTTAGAATATACAAAGGAATGACATACGTGGCTGTCCCGGAGATAAAAGAAGATCATTGTACAGGATGCTGTTTTTATAACGAGGGAAGCTGTTTAATACGTGACCCGGATCATGTCGATTTTCCTGATTGCCATGATAGCGGTATGATCTGGATGCAAAAAGAAATTAATATAAGCGATATCAAAGAAAAGGCTATCAAATTAGCCATAGATGCCATGAAGCCCATACCGATATGCTCATCACCATGCTACAGTATAAGTGATAACAGATCGCCGGAGGAAAAGCATGAGGAGGAGATGAGGTTTTGTAAGGATCTTAACGACCTTAGATGTGAGATGCTTATTGATATGGCTAAGAAAATAGAAGAGTATTTATTATAAGATATATAATATGAAGAAAATAATAGGAATAGATTTCGATGGGACATGCGTGACAGACTTATACCCTTATGTAGGAGACAATATCGGAGCCGCTAGCGTATTGAGGGAATTGGGCGATAAGAATCTTCTGATATTGTATACGGTAAGAGATGGTAAATATCTACAGGATGCCGTAGACTGGTTTAGATATAATCATATCAATCTGTATTCGGTGAACTACAATCCTGAGCCAGTATCATCATCACCAAAATTGTATTGTGATTATTATATAGATGACAGGAATATCGGCACTCCGCTCACGGATAAAGGATATGTTGATTGGAATAAGATGTTGGTGTTATTAAAACAAAAGAACTTATTATGAAGATAATAAAAATGAATATCAAAAGATATAAGGAGATTATAAGAAAAAAGGATATACTAACACGAGCCTTATCAGAGGCTCGTAAATTAAACAAATCAATAATATGGGAGTAAAATATTTTACTGACGCAGGGATCGAATGTACCCCGGAAGAATGTAAGCTGATTGAATCATTAAATAGATTAGCGAAGAAATGGGAGAAGGACGGCAAACGTCTTTGGTTGTATTCCGCTAGTGGGGTTCTTACCGTCATGATGCATGGTGATAGGGAAGACAATCCTATACCTGAGATGCTTCCTAACGCAGGTACAAATCCAGATAATATTATAACTACAATCTCAGGAATAGGTAATGATGGAGGAGATTGGTAAACAAATTATAATTTATGAAAATAGGAGAACAGACAATAATATTTTTAGCCGTGAACAAGAATGGTGATGAGATTATTCTTGACAACACCCCCGCTCGACAAGGGGAGATATGGACGGATGAGAGATCGACGCATGACGAAGAGTATTTTTCCATCGAGGATCATAATTCGGCGATCGTACTCCCAAAAGGTACTATCCGTAGATTAACAGGTAGGGACTTGAAGTGGGAGGACGATCCTATATCTCTTAAATCTAAATCCGTCATCGATAAATTTCCTCATGCGGACATTGAATTTTATAAACAGAAGATAATAAACTTCGTAGAATGGATATAATGCCTCATTGTCTAAAACCTTAGTTTTATTAACTTTTAAAAATTACAAACATGAAAAAAGAAGAAAAGAAATTTGTAACAGAGTATCAAATCAATGGCAAAAAGTATGCCGGTGAAATATGGGCAACCTCATGGGAAGAAGCTGAATGTTTTATAAAACAAAGAGCTTCTACCGAAAAGGCTGTTGGGTTTATTCCTAAAGATTAATCATCTATACCACATCCAAAAAACAGATATTATGGCTACTAAAAAACAGATATTAGAATCAGATGAATTACTTCAACAAAAAAGAAGAGCTTATTATCTTTCAGATGAAGGATTCGAGGAATATAAAAAGTTCTTGTCAGATCCCGATCAAAAGAAATTCTGTTTCAAGGGATATTATTATGTAGAGGTGAAGGAGCAGGATGATAAAGAGCTATCAGGATTAATGGGACGAGTAGTATACGAATAAGGTAAGGTAATGTATAAGGGCTGATAACAAAAGAAGGATAGGATGATAATCGCCTATCCTTCTCTTACTTTAATCAAATATCTTGCCGCCAAAAGAGATAAAAGACTCTCTTGATTTAGGTATATTCCTGATATTATATAACGTTTTCTCAAATCCCTTCCTAGTCATATAAACCGTATTCCTGATCCCGGTATCCGTATTGTATCTGTAATGTGCGTAACCCTTCTTCATAACATTCTCTGTTAATATCCATTCTCTTTTATTCTTGTAAAAGAAACCTTGCTCTTGTAAAAACTCTCTTAACGATCTTTCCGCTATATCACATCCATGAGACTCAAGTTCTCTCCTAACATCACGAATCAACATATCATCACCTTTGTCATTGGCCATAATAGCTGTTTCAGCAAATCCTACTTTGGGAGCTTGTTCTTTGATAATATTGTCGGATATTCTCTTAGCCTCCTCTGCCGCTTTCTTAGCTTCAGCTAACGCCTGCTTTTCTTTCTCGGATACCAACAACGCCTCTAATGCTTCTATGTAATTATGTGGAAGATTCTTTTTTATGGATGCCTCCATTTCGTTAAAAGCATTCATGTACTCCAATTTAAATTTTATAGCTTTGCTACCAGTAAACCCCATGACAAGTATAGTAAATCCATCCCTATTCATTACATATCTTTTGGATTTTCTAAATCCACCATTAGGTTGAGGTATGTCATCATAGCATAAACAAAACATTTTATGTAAATCCATTTTTGGATTACATTCAGTATCAATAACATAACTCTTTTCTAACAAATCATCTATAGATCTTATAACTTTGCTATGATCCTTCTCAAATTTAACAACTACTCTCAAGCTGTCTGTCAACACATCATTAGATTCATTAATAAAAACAAGATTATCCATAATATAAAAAAATAGGCTCAAAAGGAAATGTCGGATCTCACCTCGACAAATCCTAATGAGCCAAAAATATCTTACACATTGAATGACCTTGAAGTGAGATCCCGTCATTCATTGTTTCATGATGCGAATATAACCATAATATTTATGCTACAAACCGAAATAACAATAATTTATATTTATTTTGTATAATTTAATTTTGGCTATTTGAAGAATCCTAATAAATGCTTACATTTGCATTCATGAATAGAATATTTATTCCCATCCGTCCGAGATGGATAGATAGGAATACAAAAATAGCCAATCAAATTGTCTTAAACAATTGACTGGCTATTTTTTTGTCATACTATATCAGCTATCTTCCTCTATCAAAATACCAATTAGCGTCCTCCCCGGACTCATCCTTATTCCTACCACCTAGGAAGAATCCCATCGTCATGCCGTTGGTCATCAGCCAGTAGTCGGATGTCTGTTTAATATCCCTAGCCGTCTTGATATTATACCATTGCTTACCAAACGAGAACTTCATGAGCTGCCTCCATAGCTTGCTCTCGTCCTTATACACGCCGGTCTGGACGGTAGCGAACGGATCCCAGTTCCGAGGATCGGTGAGATCGCCTAACTTCCGGGCCGTAACCAGCGGATCTTGCAGCATATCTATGGCGTTAAGCTCCATGAACGGGGATGTCTGGGAAGCGATCTCATTGATCGTCCTGAACCCGATATAGGTAATGAACTGCCCGAACCAGCTATCCTCATTATCCTCCCTATATCCCATCAAGGCCCTTCCTATAGCCATCATCGTGGCGAATACCGCCATATTGATAATAGATCTCTTGATATTAACCTGCTCATAAGGTGTAAGCTTATCATATTCCTCCTTAAGCACGTCATACACCTCTCCCATACGACCCTCGGACATCGTATTATAGACATTCCCCGCCAATCGCCATAATGTCCTCATATATCCTTCCTCGAACTGGTTGGTCTGGAAATTAAAACCGGCTTTCTTATATGCCCGCTGCACGGCCAATATAAACCATCCACGATGAGGAAGCACCATATTAAGGATCGCGTTCCGGCTAGCCCCCACCCGGTTCTGCTCATTCAAGGCGCCGTCGCAGATCTGCACCATGCTCCTGACCCTACTGGACAAGGTAGGTATGTATCTTTCTATAATATCCTTATTAGCTTCGTTTTTAGCCACGATCTTCCCGTCCTTGACATTTACTAAGTTCCATATGGAATAATCCCTTAAACGCTCCCAATCACGTTTAGCCTCATTAGCGGACATATTCCTGTCTTTCATCATCATCTCCTTGAAATTAGAATATGACCAGAACTGACCCTCATACAGGCGGGTGTCATCCATTACCGAGATAATAACCTGCGGATCCAACGGGGAGTTAAGAACCTCCATCATCTTAAACGGCAGATCCCGGAATAAGGTTCTCCAGATCTTGTTATACGCCGCCGATCGTACACGGTTGCGGACATTAAACACACCTAGGGCCTCACCGACAACATATAACTTATTGGTACGATTTATGTCCCCGATCTCAGACACGTACGTACTTAACTGTTTCTGAGCTTCTCCATAAGCGTATTTCATGGAGTCCTTGCTTATGTACTGTCCTACCATACCTTCCAAAAGGAAGTTGGCCTGCCCGGTAAGGGCACCGGTAGCCGCCACGAACGGGGAGAAGCCTAAGTTGGATTTGGACACAAATTTGGTGAACATAAGAGCCAGCTTATTAAGATCGACCTTATAATTGCCTATATTCCATTCAGTCCGCTTATTGTTTATCCTAACGTCATAGATACTGGCGTTAACCCAGTCCTGAAACATCCTGTAGGCATGAGTGGCTTCCGGATTCTTCCCCCCATCATATTGTGTCTCAAGCATCATATTCCTATATCCCATAACATCATCCAAAGCAGCTCTCTTATACTTATAAGATGCCGCCTGAAGGGATAGCATAGAATAGGAGTACGCGAAGTCATGGGATACGTCATCGGCATTCTCTAGCTTGCTCAGATAGTACTTGGGGATCATGCGATATTTGTTATCGTTCTCATCAAGCCCTCCTAGGTCTTGTCCTTGACCATGTATGGGATCATCAACCCTCTCGCCAACAATATCACGTACGGCGTTGCCGATGGCCGCCTTGGGATCGATACCGGCCTGCACCATCCTCTCAACTCCGCCCTTGGATATTTGTGGTATCTGGTAGATATTCCTGAAACGCTCATCATAATCCTCCATAGCCTTACGGCTTATGTTAAGCAATTCCTTCCTCATCTCCCACTTATCCTTGTTGATCGTGGCCTCCTCTCCTTCCTTGGTAATACCGTATTTTTTGAAGAAAGCCTCATTCTTGTACTTATCAAATCTAGGCGTATGATATCCATAACCTAGATCGGGATTATAATTAGGATTCCGGAAGGAACTCTCGAAATCAGCCTCATCTAACCATTGGTTGTTGATCGACAAATCAATCATATTAATATCGAAGCCGAAACGGGACACGCTTTCTTCCTTTGATATACCGCTTTCCATGGCATCAAAAAAATCCGACACCTTATACGTACCGTTATTTATCTTCCTGACAAAATCAGAATACCCTTTGGGAGAGTATTTTCTCATATAAGGATATAGCCGGGTTCTGGCATACTCAATAAGTATACTATTAGCCTTACCCATAGCTATATCATTAGCCAGCTTATCACTGAAATCAGGACCGTATTTTTTTCTAAGGAACGTTGTCTCCATGGATGTCCATGATGGATTCTTCTGTGACAGCTTGGCGGCCATCCTATCTACCTGACTCCGGGAGCGGGCAGACATATGTTCCTTGGCGAATTTAATCTCATCCATTCCCTTGTCGTATGTCACGGCATCCCTTAACGCATTACGGTAGGAATCTGTAACGCCACTCTCCACCGTATCGGGCATATTCATCTCAATATCCTCAGCGGAAGCGGCGGCGTTAATAACACTCTTGGCCTCGGCCAGACGGTCGTATAGCTCGTTTATCTTCCTTAATGACGATGATCCACGAAGACGATCGAAATCATACTCGCCATATCTGGTACTGTCCCGGTACTGAATAAGCAAAGGTCTTAACTGATCGTTAATCTCATTTATTGTTGCCATCGCCTCCTCTACCTTCTCTATCCTTGATGATGATACAGATTGCTCCGTGATCTTATCAACCAGATTCTCGTAATAATCACCCTCCTCGGATCCCCACATATCCTTGGAGAAGCCAAGATGACCACCGGCTAGCAGGAACTCGAACGCTGCCTTACCGCCCTCGGACCGCTCTATCCCACGCAGTATCTCCTTAAACTCGGCTGAAGCCTTACGACCCTCGTTGGTATTCCCGAACTCCTCGGCCCACGCCTCGTCCCATGCCTTGATCTCCTCGGACATCATCAGAGCCTCGGATCCCTCTTCCTTTGGTGTCCCATCGGAATACCACTCGCTCTTGGCTATAGCCCTGTCACGTAAAATATCCAGATAAGATCTCCAAGCTATAGGATCGGATTGAAACGCCTTCCAATCGACCTTCCCGTTCCTCACGAACTTATCCATAGCCACATACCGGCTCCTGCGGATACGGGTCATGAAATCGGACGTGGCTTGCGATACCCTACGACCCAGTCTTTCCTCGACCTTCTTATTGACTTTCTCGATCTTATCGTAATAAGCCTGCACCATAGGTTTCTCCCGGTTCTCATCCAACCACTTATTTATCGTATCCAGATACCGTTGCTGATCCTCGAACGTCATGTCCGAGATATCGAAATTCTGGATGGTAGGCTTGAATATATGATATACCTCCTTAGTGATAGGCTTATCCCCGTCATATCCTACTATGTCGTCACGGGTCTTCACCTTAAGGCCTCTATCGGATAGAAGAAGGTCGATAAGCTGTTTCTCGGTCTTACCCGTAACATTCTTAAGATCATATATATCGATAATAGCCTTAGCCTGCTCGGTCCTGTATAGTAAATCGTATTTGGCGAAATCACGGGACGAGTCAAGGTAATCCGAGTTCTTCCCATTTATCTTCTGTATAAGATCCTCATTATCCTTTATCCCCCATCCACGCTCTTTCATCATCCTAGTCATCTTATTGATATTGGATATACCCTCGGTATGGGCTTCATTATGGGCCTTGGCTAGACGTTGGCCTAACATACCTAAAATAGCGTTACCACTATGTTCCAGAGTACCAAAGAACCGGGACATGACATTGATATCCTTATGGATGTTATTTATCAACTTCTTTATCCCATTCCAATATCTTTCCTGGATATTAAACATCCTGAGCTGTCCATCCAGCCAGTCCTCATTACGATCACTTCGAAGAGCATTTATATCAGACATGGATGTCTCAGCCATACGTAATATATCATCCATATCCTCTACCATACCAACCTTATTGCTGCCATAATAATCAGCCGCCTGATTATTGACGAATCCACGAAGGTTCCTGATCAGAGGAACTATCTCCCCATATACGTTATCGATAACCTGTATCGTCTCATAATCCAATCCTTTTCCGCTCTTACGTAGGCTACTGGCGACAGTGACCAAATACTCCACCTCGGCTTTGGCGGTCGCTATGACGCTCTTGGTGGATAATAGGTTGTTATTCTTATTTAGCTCACCCCCGACTTGTCTTACCTTCTCGCCTATATCACGTAGAAGGGAGATACTCTCACCGATCCTCTGGCTTTGGCTTGACCTCATCCTCTGCAATCTGGTATACAGTCTTTCCAATGACCTACCGTTCTTGATCAACTTATTAGCCACATCAACATCCGATAATGAGTACATGAGATGGTCGCTATCCTTTAACAGAAGCACGTCAAATGCGCTTGGATCATCAGCTAACGCCGACTCCTTTATCCTATCAAGAACCTTATTCAAGTCTGATCTTTGAGTAGAGAAGAAATTCCTTATAGCCCGGATTATCCTGCCAAACAAGGAGAGCTGGGAGTCCTCGGACGAGGTCAGATCCTCTACCGCCTGTTCCATCCCCGGCACGAACCGCTGGGCCAACGTCTTGCCTAGGATCTCCCGCTTCACCATCCGATCCAGTTCCTCCCCTTGGTATTCCTTCCCATACACCTCATAGTAACGACCGGCGAATTGATTCCATAATGGCGTGCCGACAACAGAGTCCAGAACCTCGTCAATCTCCTGTTGGTTACGGTAAGTATCGATCAAGAAATGAGCCACCTCCTCATTAAGATCCTCTACCGTAGCTCCCTCAGCCAAGGCGATAACCCCATTGGCCATATCGGACAATGCCCTAGCCGAAGGCTCGACACCATTACGCATCTTATACTTATCCATATACTCAGACATACCCATCACACGGATACCTAACGTGGATAAGATGTTGGTGATATCAGTCCTGTTCTGGAGATCCTCCGCCTTCTCATTCTCAATAACCCCACGGACATTACTTCCGTACAAGGCATTATCCTCCATCATCAACGACAAGGCTAGCTCCATGAACCCATCATACTTATTATTAAGCTCCTCAAACTTACCTTGCCTTAACATGCTCTTGATCTCCGATCTGCTTACCGTAACCTTCTCCCCTGATGTCGTGATAAGATCAAGATCGTTATTTACCTCCGTATCAAAACCGATGGAGCCTAATACGTTCATCTCAGAAGACATACTACCAAACCTATTCCTTAGCCTAGACAAGGCATCCATAGCGTTATAAATCTTAAGACCATCGGAGTTGCCGGCCCCTGTAAGATAATACCTATCTCCTAGCCTTATACGCTCCCCGCTCAACAGACCTTTCTTGATAAGGTAATTGACAAACCCTCCACGGGTACTTATATTAGAATCTGAGCTGATGCCAAGAACCGGGATGAACGAATCACTGTTGTTAAGGGTTATGGAGGACGAGCCAAAGGAGATGTCAGCCGTACCGGACGGGACGTCGCTCTCCTCGACACTGCCGGCCAAGAACCCGGCCTCGATCCGCCCGCCGGACGAGCCTTTTATGGCGTTGGCGTAAGAGTCGTATATCTTGCCGTCATCCGATTTAAAGAACAGGCGAGGCTCACCGGAATCATACACCAATCTTGAAGATGGGGGCGTATAATCTTCAATATCGTTTAACGGCAAGACATTCCCGGAGAATATAATCTCCCCGTCTATATTTCCGCCCTTAACCCTAATATTAGGTCGTTGCCCGGTAAAAGCGCTTTCCACGGCCTTCCATAGCATACGGGCTGTCTCCTTAATATCTATATTCTCCCTGATAGCCCTTATATCATCCCATGACGCCTCTTTCAGTATCGTATCGCCAATATTATCCTCGTTTATGGAATCCAGATCCACCCCCTGTACCGTGGACGTATCTACCACCACCATATCATTGACATCACCTACCTCTCCGGAGGTAAGATAAGCCACGACATTGTCACTATTCCCAAGGCTTCTGGCCAACGCCGGGGCATCCATATCGCTTATGGCGGACAAGACCTTGGCTGACATAAGTTGCCCCCACTCGCTGGCGCTAAGTCTGGCACTTATGGATCTGGCCGCCTCCTTATTCCTTGGTGCGGATCTCGTCCAGTCTCCGAACTTAGACCTGAACTTATCGTTATAAATAGTCATATAAGCTTCAGCGGCCTTATTAAGGTCACTTACGGCGGCTATACCCGCTATCTTATCGAACAAGGTAGATACCTCGCCGGAAGGAGTCAAGACACGGGCTATCTTACCTTCCTTATTCCTTTTAATTACGCAACTCGACATAACTTCATGTTTTTGACAAAGATAAACAAAAAGCCCCCACAAATAAGCGGAGGCTGATATTCTTATATTTCACAAATGAATCTATATCTATTCTGTACTATTACTATAGAGAAAATCATAAGCACAACCACCAGCGAAACCAGCTATATACGCTGCGTGCTCATCCTCTCCGACCTTAAATCCAAGCGACATATTACAGAACTGACACACGCTCATGGCTATATGGAACGACTCATGACATATATTTCTCATCATTATATCATCGTCGCTTGAAAAATTCCAAAGTATGGCGAATTTATCATCATCGTCCCTATCCCTTACCAGATTCACGAAAGACGCTTCCTTATCCATATCATCCTTATCACCCCATTCTCCCTTATGATCCGGCTCCATGTTCTCGAAACGGTTACATAACGTCTCGTAATCCAATCCTACCGTGATAATCAACTTCAATGGATATACCACGAAATCAAAGGTGATTATATACCAGTTTACACCAGTATAATTTGACGCTTCAAGGTCCCGGCCATCGCCGGTGACTCCACGTCCCCTACCCGGTTCACCACCGGTGACGTATTTTATTGGGTTAGAAGATTCTGTTTTTCTAACCCAAATTTCTTTATATTCCTAGCTGCCAGTAAATCCCTATCATTTACGGCACCACAAGAAGGGCAAGTCCAGATACGATCGGATAATTTAAGATCCCGATGTACGTATCCGCATTCGCACATCTTGGAGCTAGGTTCGAATCTTCCTATCCGAATCAAATTCACACCCTTCCAATCTGACTTATAGCTTAATATTCTAAAGAACTCGCTCCATGAGCATGAAGCTATGCTATTAGCCAGTCTATGGTTCTTCATCATCCCCTCCACGTTAAGATCCTCAATAACCACGGTTTGGTTCTCGCCTAGGATATTGTTGACAACATGATGTAGGAAGTTATGTCTTTGATTTGATATATGTTCGTATGCTTTAGCTACAGCCAATCTGGCTTTTTCTCTTCTTCGGCTTCCTTTTTGCTTGCGAGTTAATCTACGTTGTAAGCATCTTAACCGTGCGGAAGACCTTTCCAGATATTTCGGATTCTCGAAAACCGAACCGTTCGATAAGGTTGCGAATGTCTTTATCCCTACATCGATACCTACGGTTGTATCCGGATTAATAGGAGACTTGCCCGGTAATTTAAGGCCGTTGTCTACAAGGATGCTGATATAGTACTTATTTGTAGGCGACTTTGATACAGTGACAGTTCCTATCTTACCTTTAAACACTTGGTTAGAGTAGAATCTCACCCATCCTAATTTCGGTAGTTTAATCCTGTTGTTATCGAAATCGATATGGATATTAAGGATATTCTTGAACGATTTCCTTGATCCTCGCTTTGACTTGAATTTTGGGAAGCCTTTCTTCTCCCTGAAAAATCTGGTGAAAGCCTGATCTAAGTTCCTTATTGACTGCTGTAGGCATTCGTTAGATACCTCATTGAGCCAAGAATATTCCTCTTGTTTCTTCAGGTCAGTCAGTTTCTTGCATAGATCAACAGCCGTAAGCGATTTTTTATCATCTTGATACGCTTCTATTTTAGTCTGCAAAGCCCAGTTATAGATAAATCGAGTTGATCCGAAAGTTTTCTCTATTAATGAGATTTGTTCGGATGTAGGATTTAGTCTATATTTATAAGCTTTTAGCATACTACTGTCTTTTGACGCAAAGGTATGATATAAAAAGTAATTACATATTATTTTACTTATGTTATACAGCATAATAGTGTAAAATAGTATATAATCACCTTCTTTAATTTTTCTATAACCTCAAAACACATCTTGCACTCAATCCTACGATACAACTGCCTTACGCCATCTATCGTAGTCCAATAACGATCACCATCACGGTGCAGGAACTCACTCATTACCTTAGTGTCAGCCACATCATGTAGGTCATATGAGTCAAAACATAACTTACATATATCGTCAAGATCAAAATAAGTGACCTTATCAATCTGTAGACAACTGATTTGTCCGCCATCAGGAATCTGAACATCGAAAACATTTAATTTCTTCTCCATAATAAAAATAAGAGAAGCCAGCGTACCATCACATACACCGCCTCTCGTATAATAAATTAGCGTGATCTGGATGGTGATGGGCATCCGGCACAAAACTAATTACAATTTTTGTAATCTCAAAGCCATGAATCAAAAACCTATCGGCATGGCTATAAATTCAGCGGGATTTTCTATGATCTGTATAAGACCTCTATATTGGATACGAGAACTCTTAGCGTATTCATCCTTAATACTATAATTAAACATATTATCTTTAGATAAAGAAACAACACCACCTGTTTCATAATTATTAATTCCTGAGCGTAGCATGACACCCCATTCAGTGGTTAAATTAGAACATTTATCACAGTAATGCGTGGTCACAGATGCATCTGCTCTTACAGGAAGCATATCTCCATATTCGCCCCAGAGTACCTTACTTGTAAATCCAGGATAAAATACATCCACTGTACGATAATCAGCAGTAGGAACTTTACCTGGCTCAAATCCATCATAAATATAAGAAACAGAACCTTTAGAATGTATTCCACTCATCCATTCATACATGCAACCATAAAAGTCTTCTATACCCAAGAAACTAATTTGAGTAGAAGTTTTACCATCATTATTACCCAATGAGGATGTAGTACCAATAGTTCTACCAACCCCATAGGATCCAGTGCCAAACTGATTCATTCCTTGAGGATTTCTATTAGCATATTTAGCGTAGAATAAATGAGCTATCTTGCAATGAGTTTCATAATCAATAATATCAAATCCACCTCCTAGCGCTGTGGCATAATTATGAGATCCCGAATGAGTTAAGTATCCGGTAGATTCACCTCCTTTTTTAGACCATAATTTATTATCGATATTAACCGCCTTCGTGACACCGACAAGGCATCTCCTGAATAATCCCTTATTACCCCACTCGGTAATAGAGTCATCGGCGTCATCATGAGTTAACGTAATATTATGAACAATATCTTGAATATTTTGAATATCACTAACATCATACTCTCCTCCTTTATGACTGTATCTGTAGCTAGGTATATCGGTCATCCACTGCCCCATGGTGCCGTCAAGCTTGGCGGGAGTACCATCATGGAACAGTTCCGAATTATTGCCGTCAAGATAGCAAACGACCACACCCGCATCTGTCTTCTTCACCAGACACCTTCGCCCCTTAATCCATGAGCTGTCACCGCAAGACTGAATCAGCGGATTAGGGTCCGCATCATCTATTCTGAGTCTTACCACACCGGGCGTAATATCAAAACATTCGCATGGGGCGTCGCCCTTCAGTACCCCATACACACGGTTGTCACTGGTTAACCACCGTTTCCCGTCGCTCGTGATATAAGCTTGCCTACATCCCTCCTGATTCACTGTAAGTATCTTCTTAGTACCTTTTGGAGTTGTTATCTCCAACTCAAGGGTACGGTCAAGACCTTTGTTCATCACCGAGTCAAAAGAAACAGCGGCGTTGCCGGTCCCGGACCCCGGGCTGATGGTCAGAGGCTGGTCCGTCACCTCGCCTACCCCATCCTTCCAATTAATATTCAAATCATTAGCCATATCTATATCATTTTTTCGTTCTATTGCAAAGATAGTAAAATAAATAAACCCCAACCGGCTTAAGTCGATCGGGGTCTGAGTAAACGAAAAGAAACTGATTATCGTCCCATCATTCTCAATACGGTTCTGGCGGCTGCTTGCGCCCAAGTCCAGCTGTCGTTAGATGTTACGTTAACCGTCTGTTGAGTACCATTTACATCCAAGTTAATAGTCTCATTGTCAAGATCGATAGTAGAGTCTCCAGCGGCTTGAGTTACCGTCACGTTGGCTGTCTGACCACCAGCGGCGGTTACTTTCAATGTAGCCGTCAGTTCATCGATCGTGACGTTGGCCGGTACGTCCGAGATCGTGATGCTCCAAACGAACTCGCCAGCGGCTCCGGGATCGTCGGCGATAATCGCTCCGTTAGCCGTAGTCTTTCCAGCCGCCGTGTAGTCAGCCGGGAGCTGTAACGTAAGCCCGTTCTCCTCAGCCGGCGTGACCGAAAATGTAAGCTTAGTACTGTTAGACTTACCGGTGATGGTAACATTACCACCTGTCTTTTGTACGGAAGCGTTAGGGCTGTCTGATCTTACCACCTCAGCAGCCGCTGCCTGATTAACTACCAACGCCTTCTTAGCCCCGCCGTTCGTGGTGACCGTAAGGTTGATAATGCGTTGAAGACGACCGGTGTGTTTCTCACCGGAGAAATTAACCGCCTGATCTCCTGATCCTGATACCGGGTCGACGGTTACGAAACCAAATTTTTGTGATGCCATACTTAAATATATTTACAAATGTCATTTTATTATGCCAAAAATAACTTGTATCATATCACAAGCCAAATATAGGGGGGGGGGTAGATACGACTAGCCCTGTACAACCTCAACATACAACCCTACTAAGTCCTTTAGATTATGACTAAGAGGAGTTCCGCTATCCCTAGTACACTTATATACATCAGCGTTCTGGATATAATACTTATCCTTGAATATCTCCATTGGAGGGAAATACGGGATAGGATCCCCTATGGTCCCGGCATGCTCCTTATCAATGACCTTGTATAAGGAAGCCGTATCCAATCCGGGTTCCCATTCCTTTGATAATGTATGTTGTTGAATAACCTCATAAAGGATATCCGTATCGTCCTTCACCACCCTGAGACAGAATCCGGCATCCACCGACAACCCGAACTCCGCCCCCTCTTGTCCCCATATAGGGAATAGGACCTTAACATCCAATTTCTCGTTAGGGGATAAAGATATAGCCTTGTTATTAACCACCATTCTGGAGAATCTGACAGCCACTTTCTGAGGATCGGAGGCATCTTTCTCCTTTGCCTGTTGCCGGACATAAGTCATGGTGATATTTACCTTATCTGGATAGCCGGACTGAGCGTCAATAGCCCTCACCTGCTCTACGGTAGTGGCTAAGCTTACTTCCCTCTGTTTGGCTCCTAACGCCGACATCAGGTCATTATCATACTTATCCATCATCCCGATCAAGATCTTGCCTTCCGTCATATCAAACTCCAGACCTATGATCGTTATCTTACCAGCTATAGCCCCATCAGACAAAGCGTTATTCCTATCATATTCAGGGATATAGATATTTTGGTCATCCAAGAAAAACTCATGAAGATTATTATTCTCATAAGTCCTGATCTCCTCATACTTAGCCGATTTCTCCTCATTAAGAAGCCTTGAGTCATCCAATTTAGCCTCGATAATTTCCTTAACCGTAGCTTTAGGATTAGCCTCCTTGAACGCCAGTTGCTCCTCCCCAAGCTCTATCCATGGGGCGGGATTCCCGTTAATGTAATCATCATAACTATAGCCCTTAGCGTAATTATCATCAAGCGGATCGTCCTGAACTAATTGATTGGGATATATTTCCCTGTTTATATATACGTAGCTCATGTCTTATATCATTAATCTTGTTCTTTAACGGCGATGCTATACTCACCTGAAGCGTAACACCAGATATTTATCTCGAAAGGCTTGTTAGCCGTAGTGGTGATAGAAGTTCCGCTCATGCTGACATAATTCCCGGAGTTGGGTATCGCTTGGGTGAAAGCCGCTGAGGGGACGCACCTGATCATCAACTCCTCCCCTACCTGCATGCCGGAAGCCACGGATAAGGTCGTAGCGGCTGATAACGTAGCCGTGATACTTCTCTTGCTAATAGGCAGGTTAGCTAATGTCGTGACCGTATTAACCCCTATAAGCCTGTTCATGGTCTTCTTATCGGCGGCCGCCATCAAACCGTTAGTAGACTCATTGGCTACGGCGTATGTCGTGTTAGGAGGTGTAGCCCAAGTGCCATCTCCACGCATGAAACTGGATGTGCTTCCATTAAGCTGTCTCAACAAGCCGTTAGCTGTAGTAGAGGCCAATCCGTATGTGGTATTGGTAGGTACGACCCATGTCCCGTCACCACGAAGAAAGGACGTCTGCTTACCAGCGGCAGGAGCCGGAACTAATCCCGCAGCACCAGCCGCCGAGGCCGTAGCCGCCTTCATATTGGCGTAAGTGGTATTAGTGTCTTTATAATAAGGGACACCACTGACAATAGGACAGGCGATATAGCCAGAAGCGCTTGTCACGGTACTTCCGTTCTTTACAAGACCTGTTGATCCATTAGCTCCCACAACACCATACGTTGTATTAGTATCCGTCCAAGGCACGTTGACGAACATCTTCCCACTACCATCCAGCTCCACCGGATAATTCTTGCCATTCTCCGCATATCCGATCATCACCAATCCTAAGGTCGTGGTATTAGCCTTAGCGTATGTGGTATTTGTCGGAACCACCCATGTGCCATCACCACGCAAAAACGACGCTTGCTTGCCGGCAGCCGGCGCTGGTACCAATCCCGCCGATCCTGCGGCTGATGACGTCGCTCCGCCCATGTTGCTATATGTAGTGTTAGGAGGTGTCTGCCACGTTCCATCACCACGAAGATACTTACCTTGCGCTCCGGCGGCAGGAGCAGGGACCAAACCGGCCTTTCCTGCGGCAGAGGAAGTAGCCGCCCCCATATTGGAATATGTGGTGTTGGTGTCCGTCCACGGAACATTCACATACATCTTACCACTACCGTCAAGAACAACGGGATAGTTCTTCCCAGTTGCAGAGTATCCGATCTTAACAAGACCCAACTTATCGCTCGTGGCTTGAGCATAAGTCGTGTTATTATCAGTCCAAGGAACATTTACATACATCTTCCCATTACCGTCTAACACCACGGCGTAATTCTTGCCACTAGTATCGTAACCGATCTTAACCAATCCTAAAGTATCAGCCGTGGCTTGATTGTACGTGGTATTATTATCTGTCCATGGGACATTGACGTAAGCGTTGCCGGACGAATCCAGTTGCACCTTATAGTTCTTCCCGGAAGTCGTATATCCTACCTTAATACCGCCAAGAACGGTAGCGGAGGACGTGGGAGGGGTGAAGGTACTTGGTTTGCCCGTAACCCCGGACCAAGGCACGGAGGAAGCCTGACTGGCCGTGTAAGGCTCATATCCATCCTCACTGCTTAATTTAGACTCGTCTTTTATCAGATACATCTTACCTGTAGACGTTACCTTTACCGTATCACCACTTTGAGCCGTAGCGGTGGTAAGGGCAAATCTGGCCGTATCGTCAGCTACCACGATCAATCTCTCCAAAGCCGCCTTAGGCAACCTATCTATACTGATGGTTCCGGACGCGATCTTAGAGGCATCAAAATTAGCCAATGTCGTGGAGATAGTTACGTTGCTTCCGAAGTCCGATGAAACACTACCGGTAACAGCCCCGGACAGCGCTATGGTCCTAGCCGCCTGTAATTTCGTGGCGGTAGGGGCATTATCCGTCTTAAGAGCATATTTGGTAAGATCAATATCATTAGCCTTATCCAAAAGCTGCTCTATCTGCTTGCCATTGTATTTACCTTGAAAATCTTCCATATCAAACTTATTTTTTGCTCAAATATAACTATATACATAAACACCAAGAAATCGAGGGGGGGGGTAGATACGGGCAGGTGTTAGAAGCTGCCGTTCCCATGCAGGAACCCGGCACGGAATATAATAGCCTTGTCTTTAAGTTTCTGAACAGACTCCCATTCCCATTCACCCTCACAAGGTCTTATGACATATTTATTGCCCCAGATTTTGAATTTCCGTTCAATAACAAACATCTCCTTATCATTAAGGACATGAAAGATACTCCCAACGGGGAAATACTTATCAGTCCTCAATATAACTCGATGATGTTTCTCGTCATATTCAGGATCGCCTACGATACGGGCCTTATAAAACTGAAAATCGTTTAACGTCTGATCCACAGGCTCTATCCAATAATGTCCTTTAGCCATTGCTATTTATGTTTATTTATCTATATTTGCAGTGTAGTAACTCATAATGTTTTAAGTGATTTTCAACCAAAGGGGAAGGGTGTCCGTGAGGATGCCTTTTTTCATTCCCGCCCACCCTTCCTATGAACAAAAGATCTACCTCGAACAAATGTAATCATAATAAGGCTACGGTCAAAAAGAAACCCTATCGGTATTCTATTGCCGACAGGGTTCTCCAACGTTGTATCAAACTAAATCATATCACTCCATTTGATTGTGTCACCGACGAAGCACCGCACCGCCAGATACCTTACGAACGCCGTCCCTTCCGGGGCGTCAGGGTCTTCCAGATAAGCCAAGACAGCCTTGACTATTTTCTGGTCGCAATCCAATACCTTAGGAAAGTAGTCGCTATAGAACATAGCGAACAGGTATTGGATATCTCCCCAAGTGGCGTTATCAGGTTTCTTGGCCCCGCATTTATCGAACATCTGCTTAGCGTCCTCCATCGTCCATCTTCTCTTGGACCCGTCGGCGTTAAGCATCTTGTCAGCGGCTTCCCTAGCCAGCTCCTTGGAAAAGTGATATCCATGGGTGTCTATATACCGCTTATAATCCGGGTCATCGGCGTCTGCTCCTCAGTAGTAACGACTCCTGCGTCCCCTGCGCATATACGGCTCGGTACCATCGAACTCGTCACGGATGCCACGCTCACCGAACCATCCCCTGCGATACATCTCGTCCTCACGTTCATGGAGTCTCTCGCGTTTCTCAAGCTCACGCTCGTCACGTTCCAGCTCCCTCTCGCGTCTTTCAAGATCACGCTCACGGCGTTCTAGCTCATCCATCCTACCGTCATGCTCCTTGCCATAATGGTCATATATTCCACCACCATAACCCATGTAAGTCCCATCCGAACGTCTGCTACGTCCACGGCCGCCTCTACGATCGTAGATCTCGTCATTGTAGTCCTCATCGTGACCGCCGCCTAAATCTATAACTCTCATTTTAACCTAATTTTTTAATTAACAACTCTTTTAGCTCATCGAAAGAGGATCCCATCCTATCGACTTTCTCCTCAAGATTCTTGATCTTCCGGTCTTGATCCTTAGTCTGCTTAAAAGCCGGATTGATTTCCTCAAGGATCGAATCACAAGCCTCTAGCGTCCTCCTATGCTTATCGATACTATCGAGAATATCGGAGCTGGTTCTCTTAGCGGCGTTAAGCTGGTTCATGATCGGATCGACCGAGCAGGCCAAAGTTATGTTATTGGACATAGCGACATCCCTGCTCTCCGGTACGACATAGGTCATGGAAGACCCGTTTATCTCCACGGTAAGGTCTATCACCCTATCCTGTAGTTGCTGATATTGCCCCATCTGACCCATCTGGGGTTGCTGGAACCTAGGCTCGGACACGTTAACCACATTCCCCATCCTGAACACCGGAACATCGGACGTATCCAGCGTATATACTTGAAATCCTTTCTTTAAGTCTCTAAACATATCTCGATTTTTAAGCGGGAGGGAATACCCTCCCATTAGACATCCAATCTAACCTATTCCTCATCAACATCCGTTTCCGACGCTGATGCGGCGGTTGTAGGCACACAGCAATCCATGAGCCTCAATACACCCCTTACCTTGTTGAAATAAACAAGGCGTTCGGTGTTGTTAACCATAGCCGCTCCGGTCACAGCCACGTTGATCGGATTCACCACAGCCACGCCGGTTACCGGGCAGCATGTGTCATCACCTACCGTGGATACGGTGCTGTTCGCTGGGACAGCTATCTGTACTGGCAATGTCTCGCCTGTTGTCGGAACCACCTGCCGGATTTTCAGCAGCAGAAGGCCCTCGCATGGCAAGGACAGCCATATCCTTGGGTTGATACCGAAGATGGTGTTGGTAGTAGTCACTACCACGTTCTTCGTGACCAACTCATAAAGAGACCCTATTTTAGAAACACAAGCCATAATAGCCTCCTTCCTTTATAGAGTTAAATAGCGGCGTTTCCGTTGTTGCAGCATCCATTGTTGCACCCACATCCGTAATTACCTCCATAAAATGCTTGACCCCATCCATAAGTCTGGTAAGGAGAGCATGAAGGATAAGCCGGCACAGGGGTAGGTCTCAACTGGTTGATCAAATTCTGAGTCTGTTGCTGAGTCAACGCGGAGGCTTGGTAAGCCGACCTTTCATCACGCAACTGATTGATCGTATTCTGCATCTCACGCATTTCCAATTGACAGAATTTATCATTAATCAAGGTTGTTTGAGCATCAATCTTAGCGCTCAAGATATTGAACCGACTCGTGACTTGCTCACGATTGTTCGTCAATCCTTGATTAATAGTGTTTTGTAACGTGTTAGTCTGATTCAATGTCTCAAGACGATTCTCATAACCTTGATTGTTGATCATCTGCTGAGTCTGGCAAGTGCTTTGGTTGATCAAAGAACTCAAATTGCAGCAGCAAGAGCTAATTTGATTACCGATCTCACAACCTTGTTGCTGTACGGCGTTAATAACAGCCTGAGAGGTCATACCTACCTGACCAGCTACCTTATCGATAGCGCCTTGTACGTTACAGATAGCGCTTTGCAATTGAGTGGTAGTACAGTTCAAGGCGTTAGCGATCTGATCGATAGCGCTTCTGTTACCTTGGATAGCCTGCATCAGTAACTCACGACCATAGTCGTTATTCAATTGAGCTGGAAGACCATTAGCGCAACACTCATTACCATTGCCAAAACCATTGCCAAAGCCACGTCCACCCCATAACCAGAACAGGACGATGATCCACAACCACCAACCGTTAGCCCCTCCGTACTGATCTTGGTTGTTACGACCATTCATCAGCGCTGCGACTAGATTCGGATCCATCTTATTTCCACCCAAAAGGCTGGTAAACATACCCGGAATCATAGATAATAAACCGTTAGCGGCACTACCGCTCCCGGAACCCATACCGTCTAACAAAACGATTTTGTCTCCACTTGTACCCATGTCTATTTATTTTTGAATTAATAATAACCCCACCTGATGGCGGGCGTTACAAAGTTCAAAAATTAATAATCCTAGGATCGTGATATATGTCACCATAAAGGCACGTCATGTCCTATAAATGGCATTAATAGCAACCGGTACAAGACAAAAAATCCGGAACGTATCACTACGGCCCGGATTCATGCAAATCTATAAAATTCAATGTTTCAATGCTCGAAAGAAAACGTCTCACGACGTCAAAGAGAGATTAACTACACGAAAAATCTCGCATCAACTTATTTGTATTAGCAGTGTATTCATTAATTATCTTACTGGATGAGGGATTATCCTCTATCCTTGACAGGCGGTTATCGTCACTCCTTACCGTAACGTCACCTATCTTTCGTACCATACTATCCTGATATGATGATGGATCCGAATATATAAAATTATCCACGAAACTATATATCCCGCCATTAACCGTCTCACCCACCTTCTCATATAGACCAGATTGGAAAGACACGAAATCATCATACCTTCCACGAGCCAAGAACGAACCGTCCGGTCTCGCCTCGACACCGCCGTTGACCTCCCGGAGCAGGCCCGGATTCCTTTGGTACAGATACCTGTAAAACCCGGCATCCATCATCCTGTCCTGACTATCCAGATAGAAAAGGTTTCTCATGCTACTGTCACCGGACTCGATAGCCACGTCAAACAGAAGATCCCTTACCTGACCTTCCGGCAACGACATCTCCATGCTTTTTAACGTACCTCTGTCATGGTGGTTCAAAGATACATTATAAAATCCATTAAAATCAAGGAAACGTAAGACATTATTATATAAATCCGATTTTTTTAACCTTTCCTTAATCTGGATCTTCCTCAACGAGGTACAGGATTTGATAAAATCCCGATCCTTTTCCTGTCTAGCCTCGTATCTCCTGAACTCCCGATCAATATCGACATCATCCATCTTAGGGGTTACGGGATGCTGATATATTAATCTGGTAAGGATCATGTTCTCGGTATTCGAGGATGAGATGTTGGACATAACCAGCTTTTTTATATTATCCTTGACCACGCCAATATCGGAACGGGAAGCCCCGGCGGGGACCACGCCAGCCGGCAAGTACGAGGGCCGCTCTATCCCGATATTGGCCAACATCTCATAGGCCTGATCGGTGTCGGTTATCGGAGCCGTGTTATGGTACGTATTCCTACTAATATACAACATGCTCCTATCATACATATCGGAAGGGGATGTATTCCCGGATCTTACATACACCATCCTATCCCCAGTAGAATAAGTATCCTGAACCTCGTATATCGGATTCCCTTTTCCTGTTATCCTATCAAGATCGGAGATAAAGCTATCGTATACCGAATTGCCGGCCTGTATGGAAGACAACATGACGTCCAGCGACGCCATAAGATCACGGATATCCTCAGGTCTGGATATAACCATCTCATCGCTGATCGCCTCGCTTATATCCACGCCCATGTCGGCAAGATCCATGGCTATGTCATGCAGACGTCCGGAAACGTCCTTGATGTCCTTAAAATCGTCCATATTGATCATTTCCCCAACCTTATCCCTTAGACCTTTCATGTCCTTAGGCATACTGATATACGGTATGGTGCTATTGGAATATGAGTCGGTAATCGTATTCCCATCCTGATCCCTGACCTCCATACGGGTCATATTACGATATGTGTCATACATCCGATCGGCGTAATCCTGATCCTCCTGATACCGGAGCGCCAAGGAAGGGTATGGGACTGAGGCGAAAGCCTGATCGAACTCCCGGCGGTCGCTGATACCGCCTACCGCCCTCATGATCGTATCCCTTACTTCTATTGGATTCAAAACCCTTCTCTTTCCTAACGAGTCATATGTATCCTCATATATCATATAATCATCACCAAGGCCTGACTCGGAGGACAGGAAATACATATCCTTCTCATTAAGATCCCCGTCAGACATAAAATCGACAATCCTCCTCATCATATCCCTTACCCGCTCATACTCCGATCGGTTAGTCATGATATTATCAATCTCATCAGCGTCATACATCCCAGATCGCTCAAGATTGTACCTATTGAGGAATATATCACCGCCGGAAAGGAAGTTGGATACGATCATATCATTAAGATCATTGATATTATCAACACCCAAGGAAGTAAGAGTATTATTAATATCCTTAACCTCATCGGCCATGAAATTGCCGGCGAAATAGTTCTTCCGCTTGATAAAGGACATGACATCATCATACCTAGGTTCCCCATTACTATCCAGATCATATTCTGATGGCATGGACATCCAGTCGCCAAAGAAGGACACGAAGTCGGGGGAGTAGGCCGTACCCCAGACCGATAAGGCCTGCTTCTGGTCGCCAAGCACCTCCATCGCCCTTTGGTATAATCCGGATGGTTGGTCGTTCGGGGCAAGGACATTATCTACCCCACCCTCCTTATTTTTTATAACATAACAAGATCTACCCATAGCTAAATCGTTTTGTTACAAAGATATGAAAATCCCGCCTACTCTCACGAGCGGACGGGAGCCAAATAACAATAATAACAAACCTTATGTTTACTCTGAAAAAGTACAAATCATTTTGCCGATCCTCACGGACAGGCAAAAAACTCAATCCTAAATAACAAAAAAAATGAAACTTATCGTTTAGCGAAAATATCTTTATCTGATCTACTCAGAACCCTACCTTTCAATTCCAAGAACCTAGGCATCCATTCCCCAGATATCTTAGACACGATCCACTGGAATCCCTTAGGAGTCACATAAACAGTGTTAGTTCCATAAAACTCATCGTCATCACGATATCTGTAACGAGCATAACCACGATCTATCATCCTTTGGGATAACAACCATCTCTTACCGGTTTTGGCGAAGAACTTATTATCCTCAAGCAATATACGAAGATTCTTCTCCGCTATATCATATCCATGAGCCTCTAGCTTTTCCCGAACCTCTCTGATCAACATATCTGTCTCTTGGGCTATTTCGGCTGTCTTAGCAAATTCAACCATAGGAGCCTGTTCTTTGATAATATTATCAGATATCCTCTTAGCTTCTTCTGCCACTTTCTTGGCTTCAGCTAATGCCTTTTTCTCCTTCTCCGATTTAATTAACGCTTCTAATGCCTCTATATAATCGGATGGTAGATCTCTTCTGCTTATATCAGAATTACTCCTATTTATTGATGTATGCCCTTTCAATAAAAGTTCCTTTATTTTATCTGTACACCACAGCTTAAAATCTACACTAAGCCACTGGGCAAAATCTATAGCTATATCCTCATGCAACCATACCCCACCTCCAAAAACCGGCATTCCAGTCTTCTTTATAACTAACTGATTTTCAGATTTACCAGTTTTTCTGGTAATTGCCTTAACTAACTCATTAGTAGATACTAACGATAAATAGTCGTTTGTTCTCCTATTAAAGTATTTAGCCATCTCCGTGGCATTAACATAGGTTACATCATCAACCGTTTTAAAAGTTACATCATTACCATTGTAACTAAAAATCTCAGATAATTCACTCATGATATAAAAACAACGAGAGCCATTGGCGTCCGTTATTCCACCAATGACCCTCATCTATCGCCTACGCTTAGGCGAGTTAATATCTTCTTATGGCCCAATAACGGATGGACACCGCAAATATAAGACCTTATTTTGAAACTACAAACAAACAGGAGACATTTTTACAAAAAACGTAATCAATTATATTTGTCCATCATATAGACGAAATATAACTATATCTATCCTCCATCATCATCACCACCTTCTTGATATCAGATAAAGTTAATTTCTTTATCTCCATATTCCTACTATCCATCCTGACGAAAGAGTCCTTGAACTCCTGCTCGGTTATGGCATCCAACCTAAATAGATTGTATTTTATAAGTAACTGGGTTACGTCAAATATCAGGATATTAAGATCAATATCATCCTTCAACTCATTAAGAAGATCACGCATCATTTCCTTAATGGCGTCAGTGTCAAGTTCCAGCTTCTCGGCCTCCTTCATCAGCTTCTTGATGATACCATTGTACTCGATTATGATATTAGCGTTATCGTCATCGGTAGGTAGAAGGATATCCATCGTACATTTTATACCCACCTTATCACTAAGCCTTTTGTTGAACTCAGTCATATAATCAAAAGCCTGATCCCTGCTTAAAGCGTATGTATGGTCAAGCAACTGCTTTTGTCTGTTATTGACAAAATAATGACTGGTGTATAACATCATCAAGACCTTCGCTCGCTGGATGCGTAGGTCTTGCATGATCTTCCGATGTAAAAAGGCATCTAATTGCATAATATAAAGAGTCCCCACCGGGGCCATCACACACCCGACAGGGACCAACTTTTAAATATCTTACTCGTCAGGTGATGGACTGATGCCGCAAAGATAAGTCAAGATATTTTATTTAGCAAGGATTTTCCGCCTCATTTTCTCCGGATACTACGTTACCGTCGGAAACCAAAGACTTGTCCTCGGCCGCCTTCGTAGGCGAGGCGAACTCCGATGGCAGATCCGGCAGGTTAGGGAACGAGACTTCCGTCTCCTCCTTGGATACCTTGTTCTCCTTGATACTCATCCTAAACTTAGGAGCTATGAAAGGATCGTTGTTAAGATCGATGTTGATCGTAACGTCATTCATCAAAATATCCTCCTTAGTTCTGGAATCACCTATCCATCCTCTTACGTCAGCGGTCATAGGCATCCTGCTAACCGCTTCCTTGACAGCTTTAAGCCGGTTCTTGATAACATTCACGTCTCCCGCCAGCGGAATCATATATGTCTTATTATCCAACCCGGATCTGGCTATAGCGTTATTAAGATCCATTATATCATCAATACTTACGCCTCCGCCTAGACCTTCCGTAATCCTATCAGCCATCGATCCGATCATGGATGAAAATGACGATATATCCTGATTTTTCAATCTTACGGGATATAGGTAATTTCTTCCATTTCCTGTCTTTATAGCTACGACCGGGATACGTGAATCTTTATAGTCACCATATTTGTCCCTGACGATAGCCGTACAGAACGGGAATATATTATACTTAATATTATCCCTCATCGTAACCTCTCCGTTCTCTATATACCCTACGCTCTCGACCTTACCAACCGTCTCGTTGGTAAAGTCATTCTCGGATACCATCAACGTCCCATTATCATCACTTACGCTAAAATTAGGTCTTCCCGGCAAAACACTGGTGACTGTGCCTACGAACGGTATATCAATCTCGCCAGCGACAGATCCTACATTATCCCTATACAACTCAAAGGCCATACTCCTTAAATCAGCGTTACTCCCTTTTGAGTCTGGATCATTGGCTTTTAGCACCGAGACAAAATTACCATCACTATCCACGATCTTAATAACCATATTATCAACCAGCTCTCTGTAAGCCGACTTAGTCTCATCAGAATTAGGATCAACGGCGTTAAGGCTATTGTATTTATCATACAGTCCCTTGGTGTATGGATCTGACATATCCATCTTAAACCTTACCATATCACCCTTGCGAAGGCTAGCCGCTGCTTCCTGATTCACCGACTCGTTATTAGACCCAAACGTATCACCCGTATAATAAGGGACAATAGACCCATCCTGCCCCTTGCGATACACCATGAACCAGTTGGAGGTCGACAAGGCGGTCTGCCGCCCCAGTATGACACCGGTAGCGTTCTCGAAAGCCTGAGCGTCATCCTCGCTAATCATCCATCTTGAGTGGTTATCTGACTCTATAACAGTAAATATGTCGGTTCCGTTGGTGAAATCCATCACCCTTCCATTATCAGTATCAGTGGCATCAGATCTTTTAAGCCCAAGACTGTCCATAAACCTGTCAAGTCTCATTCCGCCAACTTCATAATACATAACCCCACCGATCTCTCTCTTCTGGGCCATCAACACCACCGGATTCTGGGCGGCGTTAACTTCCGTCCTGCCGGTGGATGTCCCGGGTTCGCTCTCTGTGAGGACATCACCCATAGGTATGGATTTATCGTAATCCTTGACAGCTATACTTCCGTTATCATACAACCTCATCCATTCCACGAATTGAAGAAGAGGCCCATCGGAATAATTATTGATAATATCAATAGCCTCATTAAGCTTATCCTGATCAATCTCATTGCCATTGTCAGCCTCATTCATAAGATCATTATAAGTCTTTATAGCTTCTTTGATCTGATCCTGATCAAGACCATTGATATTCATATCTACAATATCATCAACAGCGTCCTTGATATTATCATAAATATTATCATGGATCTTCAATCTATCTATTATCGATCTAGCCTTATTGATCCTTGAAATAGGATTATCCCCAAACCCGTTAACTAGACTATCGACACGAGGCTTGTTATTATCATATATCTGTCTCTCCCTAGGAGATAAGACATCCTCATTACCGTTCCATATCTTTATAGCTATATTATTGATTCTATCGTCAGAAGGATTTATGATATCCTCATCATCAGGAACCCTCTCGACTATATTACCTTCATCGGTCTTAATCTCGTTCTCCATAGATCTGGCTATCATATGATTATATGTCTTGAACATAAATGCCTCATCCTCCCCTATAAGACCATCTTGGTAAGCCTTGTCTATAGCTTGGTCGTTGGCGTAAAGATCATTGGCATCAGGATTATCAGTATTCCTGAAATCATACTTGCTATCATCCTCCTCATAAGTCTTACCCCATACGTTCGATAATATCTTCATGAACCCGCGCTCCTGCGCCCGGATGAATCTTCTGTCACGCATACGACGAAGAGACTCGTTTATATTCTTATAAGCCACAAGATTATGACGATACTCACTAAGCAATGCCATAGCCTCCTTATAATTATCAACCCCACGGATAGATACGACGTTCTCAAAATCAGCTATAGTATCATAAGCCGCCATAAGATCAGCGGCACTGATCCTTGAATCATTTCTATTTAAGAACAACTTAGATATATCAGCCTCTGAGTTAATTAACGTAGTTAATTTCCTCTCCAATGCGATCCTATCCTCTGTTAATTCAAGAAGCCTATCATTCTCCTTGACCAACTTAGCCTTATCAGATTCAAGAGCGTCCTTCGACGCGACACTTTGTTGAAGCCTCAAGATATTCTTCTCCATCCTCTGTATATCATCCGTAAGCTTCCTAAGTTCTTCAAGATCCCTGCTCGAATCAGTATTAAGACGAGAATATATATCAAGAGCGGGACCTATATCCGTATTGTATATCCTTCTTAACTGATTGGCAATATCGTTCAAATTATCCTTCGCCTCAAGGCCATTATAAGCCATATTGGAGATATAGGCGTTAAACGACCTATTGGATATACCATCGGTAAGGGAGTCGGCGAATCTGTTGGCCATAATGAAATTATCCACCTTCTTATTAAACTCGTTGACAAGATCGGCTTTATACTCATTGACCTGCTCATCCGTCATATTCATATCGGACGCTATATCGCTATTAGGTATAGATTCGACTACCGTCCTGAAATTCTCCTTCGTATCATCCAGCATCCCCATCTCCGAATCATAACGAAGACGATTGAATACGGCGTCACTAAAATCCTTGTTTATAATCCTACCATCACTCTCGTACGATGTATCTACGCCGGATAATTGAGCGTTAAGGGCCATACTGCCACGAATAGCACGGACAGCAGCCTCGGTCAAAGCGCCGGCATTGGCGTTGTAGGCATCCACCATCCCCTTGTTCCGGGACATGTCTTGGCTCCATTCCTTTATACCTCCAAAGGTCTTTCCACCCATAACCGATCCGATAATCATACCGATGCCGATCTCCTTCCAGCCTTGACTAGACCCGTATGTTTCCTTGAACCCGTTCTTTATAGCCTCCATATAGCCTATATTCTGCCGGATAGCCATAGGATTGTATCTTGATTCTACCCAATCCTCGGCGGACTTGCTAGCCACTCCCTGAAGACCTTCCTCATACAGACCCTCGGATACCGGACGTTTGATGATATTGAACGTATTTCCAGCTACCTTCTGCCATTTCTTTGGTGTTATGGCTCTTAACATACCATTATCCATCCTCTCAGCCCCTACGCCAAATATATTGCGTTTTATAAACTTATCCACGCCAAAATCCATGCCGAACATATCACCGAACATAGCTATATTGGATAATGACAATATGCCGACGTTGGCGGCGAATACAGCATTAGCGGCATTGGCATTGTCAGCCCTGAACTTCATAAGCTCCTCATATGGGACTTCCCTTCCATAAGCGTTACGGTAAGACTGCCTGAAATTCTCCTCAGCCTCCATCAGCATACTTCTGGCCTCGACAGATGCCTCCCATGCGGTGGACGTGCCAAGGAAGGCGGCGGTGTCCAGTCCCTTGCCTACCCTCTGTCCTATACGGGCGGCCCTGAGGTAAGCGCCGAACGCTTTCTTGGTATCCGAAGCCGCCTTGCCTATCCTAGCCAATGCCACGCCTGCCCTAGCTCCCGTACGAGCTAAGTTCATCAATCCAGCGCCGGAATATACGGCTGATGATAACATGGCTCCAACAGTAAAAGCAAGACCGGATAAGAAATCGTTAGACCAGAAATTAGCCGTGGTCATACTTTGAAGGAAGTTCATGTCCCGCTCCTCTCGATTGTAATAATGAGCAAGACCGTAATCCATCTTCTTGTCCTGATCATCCAACCATCTCGTGAAATCGTTATCAAAAACAGCGTTAAAATTACCTCTGGATACACCGGCGTAAATACCATAAAAAGGCTGGATAACGCCACCTAATCCGTATAGGGCAGTCTTACCTACAAATTTCCCCAAACCTCTCATCCATTTCTCAGTCCTACCTTGACTCCTAGATAAACGTGTGTCGTTATCTACACCGGGGATATAAGACTCGTATTTAGGTATCCAAGTACCGCTACTAAGTCGATACCTTGAATCCTCCAACGATATCTCCGGACCAGTAAGATTAAACCTGCCCTTATAGCTTTGATCAGAAGCCATATATCCTAATGGGGACATATGTTTCATATCATCATAATAATTTGTCTTAACAGTATTCTTGATCCTCTCCGACAATGACGGTATCTGGGACTTTGATCTCTCGGAAGCGGAATACGGATCCAATACCGGAGGCAGGTCACGATCCGGTATATCATAGGGATCCGTACCAATAGCCTTTATATTATCTACGTTTATGGTAGGATATCTGTACTTCTCGGCAAGATCCTTTCCGTTAGAGGTATTATTATAGATTTCCATTGTTTCCATTATTTCCACTATTTCCGTTATTCCTGTTTCTTATCTCCTGATCAATCATATCAGCTATGGGCGAGATGAAGCTCTCGAAATCATCAGTAGTAGATCTTCCCTCGCTCCTCCAATACACCTCATTCTCCTTGCTAAGTATCTGTTGCCATGCCATGACCAAATAATACTGCGGGCAGAAGTCGATCTTCCTTGCTACCTCATCAGCATAGTTAACGCCATCCAGATCAATTGAATACAACGGGGTATTACCCTCTCTAGCCCCTCCTTTGCTATATATATCAACATTTATCCCAGAAGAACCATTATTATACTTATATCCGGAAGCCCTTAACTCGTACATAGAAGCGTTATCGAACAACACGTCAGTAGCGATCATCATCTGATTCTTCCTGATATTACCGTCATTTATATTCGTAAACATATCTATATAAGGCATTACCGTGTCCTTGGCCCCGCTAGCGTAAGCGAATGGAGCTACCAACAATGACTTAGCCATCTTCCCATAAGCGTTGTTGCTTGAGCTGGCGAAAGATATGGGTACGACACCGGAATCATAGGTCTCGGACGGGATGCTTACATCCTCTTTGTAGAAAGTAAGTCCATTCGCAGCCAGATCAGCCTCGCTTACCTCAACAACAGATCGACCATCACCTCCATTATTGCCAATGATCTGATAATTACCATCACCTATAGGGGATATGGTAAACGTTATCTTCGTATTGGCATTATCCTCATCCTTGGGGATAAAACCGCCACCACGGGTGAACAGGTCACTAATCTTTATATAATCATACTCGGCTTGGCTTTTAGACGGATAATCGCCGGAGAAGATATACTCACGCTCGGCGTACTCATGACGATATTGTCTCAAGTAATCCTCGCCGGCTCGCTTGGCGTCATCAGCCAACCTTCCCAGATCGCCACGACTCCATTTGTGCCTAAACACATCGTATTGTTCTTTCTGCATTTCGTCATACATGGCCTTAGCTACGGCCACATTCCTTTTATTGCCATCAGACAGCCCATCAGTCAGCACCTTTATCATATTACCGTCATCAGAAACATCCATAGGAATAAGAGATAATAAATTAATATCATCCAATGTCAATGACGTACCCATCAAATCATTTATCCTATTCACCAATACAGCCGCCTCTCCAGAATTGACATCCCCTAAAACAATAGGGTTATGGACACCAGGAGTGGCCGCATGAATAAGATCGGTCATTTTAACACTATTACTAAGAATAGAGCTATATGCCGATAATTTAGCCCAATCATTTAATGTTATGTCATTTATCCCATCTATATCAAAAACCTTATCACCATTGCTGTTGATATCTTCAAGATTAAATGTCCCAAATCCGTAACTAACATCTATGCCTGATCCACCAAAAGATTTAGCCTCTTTCTCGACTATAGCGTCAACGCCATCCAAAACAGCGTTCTCCGCCTTATTGAATCCATCATTGATCTTATTATACTTCCCTCTTTGAGTATTTAACCCAAGAAGCTTCAGGTAACTATCCTGACCATTGTAATCAAGCAACTCGTTCCTTGACCCTCCATTGGCCTTGAAATAAGCCATGATAACCTGATCGTTATCCATATCCTTGACCACGTTACTATTCTCAGGATCAGACGCCCATGCGTCGATCTTCCTTCTAGCGTCATCTGACAGTGACTTAACAAAATTACTCATGCCGGTAGTTACCGCCCTCTCATTGGCTATAAACCCGTTCATGAACTCATCGCTTATATTCACATTTTCAAGATTGGCGCTCTTAGTAACCACGGTAGGACCGGTCGTGTTATCACCTCCGTCACCCCCATTCTCCGACCTACCCAATTTGCTGGCTCTCATCAACGCTGCTTTCTCCATGGCTAGATTATGCCTTTTTGTCTCATTGAACTTAGCTCTCTCCATCATCTGTTGATTGGCCTTGAAATAATAATCATCAACACCCAACGTCTCGTATGAGTTATTATAAGACCATCTCAGCCCGACGCCACGAAGGAACTGCTGTCGTACCATGAACATGCCGGCTCGCTCCGGGCTGTAGTTGCTACCGATAACGCCCTCGGCCTCCTCCACGAAATCATTTCTCTGCTTGATAATATCCGCCAGCTCCGACTCCAACTTAGCCCTCTTGGCCTTGTCATTGCCAACGCCCTTTAGCTTGGCTCGTATGGATTCTTCCTTGACACTGAAATCATCAATATACCCTTTAAGGAAATCTGAGGTGCTTTGAACATTAAATAAGTCAGGATTCGTTCTAGCCATATATCTTCCCTCTAATTGCATCTGAGCCTTACCGTTCTCAGATATAGAAGCCATGGCTATATCCCTGACCTGAGCGTAACTCATCTCATCTATATACATCTCACGCATCTCGCCCGTCCTGTTGCCATTGGCATCAGTCACCGGTACATTGACTTTCTTCCCCTTGTTAAGGGAGATGAAATTCTTCATCTTCTCATCAATCTCAGCGTGGTAATCCGTATAAGGGGTATAATGTATAGGATTAAGACGTGTCCCTACCTGACCGTCATTCATCCAAGCCACGGCATCCGCAAAAGCCTCAGCCTCGTTTATAGGACTATACATCTTGGGATTGTTCAGCTTCATATCCTCCATCTTCTCGCTAAAAGCCCGGATCTCCCTAGTACCGGCAATAGCATTCAACACACGGGTATCCAGAGCTTCTCCAAGACGAGCCTGTATGCTTCTGGCTATACCGTCGGAAGCCAAATTAGATTTACGATACACGTTATTCACGTCCTGTATCAATCCATTTAACCTGTTCTGAAGATATTCCCTGTCCTGAGGTTTTATAATGTCAGAATTGATAATATAATCAGCATACTCGTTTATAGCCTGCCGATTGGTATCTATCTTCTGCTGCATGTACCCCATCCCCTGCATCATGACATCCATGTTGTAGGGTGATACGTACTTGCCGTAATTCCTTAATATACTATATTGTGAAGCCATCCTTTATCCTTTCTTGCCTTTAGTTACTTCCTGAGCAGGATATAATCTCCTATAACTCAATATATCTCCCTGAGGATCAGCGATCAACTGTCCATTAGAACCGATCTTGACATCCCCGAATATAGACCTTAATGTATTCATGGTCGTAGCCGTATTCCACTTCTGCTGGATCTCGTCATTTACGCTATCGAAATACCTAGCCCAGTTCTCGTCATTTATAGCCAATCCCTGCAATATACGTTGCTGGTAAGCTTGACGTTGGGCTATATTCTTATCATACGTATCAGCCCAAGTACGGGCGTTTACATTATCAGCCCAAGCCCTTTGAGCCACGTTCCCTTGTTCTACCTCATTAATGTATCTACCTATATTGGAACTCATGATAGCCTGTAAGTTGGATGATAAAGCCCCTCTCTGGGAATCCGGGACATTACCCATCTGATCCAATTGTGATTGGAAAGCACGATTGGCCTCAACCATATACTGATCAGCCGATCTCAACACCGGATCCACGGTAGGAGCGTAATGCCTTTCCAGACCTTCCGTTGTCACGGCTCCCGGAGTCATCCTGAACACCTCAGGGAAGTCAAGGCCACCACCCACTATATTCCTGTTCCAGTTACCATTATTAGTCTTACCGGTGTTAGTACTGGCATTTGTATTGGTCTTAGGGAGTGTATTAGGATCAATCAGCTCAGGCATATCCAACTTAACATCAGGATCCTCCACATCACCTATATCCATAGGACCGGGAGCCACCTTATGAGGGTCAAGTATAAAATCAAGACCTTCCATTCCTTTCATGGATCTCAATGCCTGCATCTTAAGCATATCCTCCCCAAGTATCTTATTAACGACATCCTTGTTCTTGTCAGAGAATAGTTGGCTAAAATGGGTGATACCAGCATCGTTAAGAGCCTTATGCTGTTCCTCTGTAACAACGTCTAGACCGATCATAGGGCGAGATGTGGTAAACAAACCTAATTTATTGTCTCTCATCCTATCATGATATGCGGCTTTCTTGTCTTCCGGGTAATTACCTTGACTATCCTCACCGCCAAAAGAAACGAGCGTCGTGTAATCCCGAAGCGCCTCGGCGTTGGCGATGATCGGGTTCTCCGCCGTAGCCAAGCCCATCCAGCTACTTGTCTGACCGTAGATAGCGTCTTGCAATGCCCTAGCCCTAGCGCCCTCTGAAGCTCCCATATAAGCATCGTAAGCGACCGGATTGAATGTCTTATAATAATTCAACCTCTCATCCGTATTAATACCTCCATAAGAGCCATCAGTTCCTTGGCGTTGATAACCGAAATAGTTAGGATCATTGTTGAACCTATTCTCGATCGGGCGGAAAGTTAATTTACGACCGAACAAAGACGTGCCTCCTATCTCCATCTTCTGACGAATACCAGCCACTTTCTTAAGCAGCTCTTTCTTAGCCTCAGCTATATCCTCCTCCGTAAGACCGTATTCTTTCATGGATCTGGATATGATGTTATCTATCTCACCACCCTTGGCGAAATACGTATCCTCATCCTTCTTCATCTTCCGGTCTTCCTGCTCCTTGTATATGACATTAGCGAAGTCCGTAAATCTTCCCTCTAAGCCATTAACGGTATCGTTGCTATCATTTATAGCCTTGGATAATACGGAGGCGTTCAAACGCCTTGTATTCTCGTCATCTATCTTATCGTTTTTCTTCAGCTTCTCCAGCGCTTTCTTCTGATCATCGTAAGCCGATTTAAGACCGATCTTAGCCTTATACCTATCCATTAACGTGGCGTACGTATCCTTAGGCGTAGCCTTAATCCCATACGTATCCCTGATGTATTTGGCGAAATCCGGCTCTATGGTGGTATCATCGGTAATAACCTTCGTCCCCTGCTCCAAGGAAACGGGCGTTCCACCATCGGCGTGCTTCTGCCCCATAGCCTCCATCGGCGCCTCTCCGGGCTGCGTCACGTACTCACCCTTCTCGACCTCTACGTTGGCTTGATCTTCCATCGACTTAGGTAACGGATACAGATACTCACCGGTAAGGCTTCCGCTATCGAACCTATTATTAGGCCCTAGATAAACACCGCCACCATCCTTGTACTGCATCTGGGATTGCCTTCTTTGCCTAGCCTCACGTTCCTGAGCCAACCTTATATTGGTACGAGTACCTTTCTCAGACGCTATCCCGGAAACCACGTTACGAGCCAACCCCATGATACCACTAATTCCTGAGGCTATGGTGGTTATCGTATTAGCTGTTTTAGCCCCGGTGGATAAATCTCCATATCCCTCGCTTCTCATACGCCCTATACCACGACCCATCTGAGTGAATCTAGACCCTATATCATCAGCGCCATAGTAAGGGATGGTAGTAAAATCAAAAACATCCGTCTCGCCTGAACCGGTCTTAGACTTATCAACATCGTTAACAGTTATGTTATTAAGCGTAATACCATTGTCCTGATAATTCTCAGCTATACGTTGCAAACTACCCTTGAAGCTAGCCGGAAACACATTATCCTGATCAAAAGCATTAGCATATTTAGTCCTCAACTGATCTGGAGTATCCAAAGAATATATCCCTAGCGGATTGACCGGCGCGGGTAATCCTTGGTTGGTATTCACCAAAGGTTCTATACCTAACCCTTGTATACCGTCCATATTACCAAGCATATACGACCCGACTTCCCCGGCCTCTTGATATTTAGGTATCTTTCTCTTGATTACGTATTTGCTCATGTCTAATTAATTTCGTTCTGACACAAAGATAATTTAAAAAAACAGAGACTCATCATTTCACAACGATGAGTCTCTCAGCAAATGCTATTATTATGTACAGAATTAAATTCTTTTTATGAATAATGATCCTATAGCCTTAACCAAATCATAGAAACCGGCAGAACTGAGACCTACAGCCACTCCATATAATAGAGCCTCCCACCATTCACTCCCTATAAGCAATGGAGACACCTTTAGTAGCCACGCTAATATACAAACCAGCATACCTATGACTACGGCGGATAGGACTTTAGCCCACTTATGGGTGTCAATATACGGCACAACCTTGGCTAGTTGGGTAGCTGACATCGTAACAAAAGCCATGATACCGGTAAAGGTAGTTAGATCAATGGTGATAGTCCCTTCTGATGGGATTACCTCTTGCGCCATCAAAGCGAACGGCGTCAATAACATAGCAAATAAAAACAATAATCTTTTCATATCTAAAACATTTAATAATTTCACAAATGTAGTATTAATTTCGAGTTCTACTCATACCTTTTATGTTAAGACTTAACCCCGGTATCATATTAAGCACCAACTGCCTTTTCGCCTGTTCCTTACGCATACGCTCGGCCTCCGCTATCTGCGCCTCCGATTGAGGATCATTCTTAATATTATTGGCGATGTCCTCTATAGCTTTCTTGTTAGCGCCGGATTGAGCTAGCATCTTATATAACAGGTCTTGACCTTCCTTCTCCCACCAGCTATCCATGGCAGGATGGGAAGCCAAAGAAGAACCGGCGGGGGCTACCGTCTCAGGCACGGGCTGCTGACCTCCGTCTCCCGTACCAGAATCCCGCTGCCCGAACTCGTACCTCATTGGCCCGTTCTCCGGTACACCGTATCTGTTGGAGAACATATCGGCGAACTCAAACCGCTTCTCGTTTCTTAATGTCGATCCAAGGGGTCTTCCGTATCCTTGATTCCATGCCACGGTAGCGTCCTTATAATTCGTAGCGTTATCAAAATCAGCCTTCGAATACATATAGTAATTATATACATTGCCTTGAGCGTCCTTATCAAAGAACTTGCCTTGATTGATGTAATTCCAACCCAATCCCGGAACCTTGCCTTGATACTCATCCACGAGATAATCCAACTGCTGTGTCAATGTCGGTTTCTTCCCATACCTGCGCTGTAGCTCATTCTTCCTCGGTCCAAGCCATTGTTGGATGCCAAAATCACCGGCGGCTCCTAGGGCTTCGGTGTCCCCTCCGGACTCGGCGGCGATGTTCGATAGGATGCCGATAGCTTGAGTTTGTGGTATCCCTTTCTTTTCTGTCAGATAGTCCCATATCTCATCATACACAACCATCTTACTATCATCTGATCTACTAGGATCAATAACGTATTTACCGGCACCATAATCTCGTTCTGTATTTACCGGACCTCCATCCTCCTTATCCTCCAACTTATTCTTAGACATAATAGCGTTACGGATAAGAGCGTCTTTCCCGCTTTCCGGGAGAGGACTATAATCCTCAAACGACCCTCTCTCCTCAAACTTATCGCCTATAGCGTCTAGTACCTTTGTGGCTACGTTTACAGGAAATTCCTGATCGTCACCATGAAAATCGTATACGTCATAGACACCTAACCTTCCATCCGGACGCCTATAAATTGTAAAATTACCAAATCCTGACAATGGGGTAAGATCACCAGCAGCTTCTGGATAAAAATCGTATTCAGAAAAAACCGTAGGCTTTCCAGATCTTACCGAATTACGATTCTTCTCAAAAGTATCTACCCATTCTCTAGACTTTTTCAAAAACTCCAGCCTACCATAAGCATCATCTGTAACCGGCTTATCGGAACCATATATTTCTCGCTCCGTATCACGAATCTTCTTATCTAACCTCTTTATCTCATCCTTAGTGTCACGATTGAACATCTTCTCAATATCAGTAATGACATTATCAGGAATCCGTATCTCCTTATTATTGCCATCTAGATTATTAGGTTGAGATAAAAATCTCGCCCATAGTTGATCGCTATATTCATCAACGTTAGCCTTCCCGTTTCTGCCATATATAAACTCATTGACCTTGTCAGGAAGGCTAGCATTTGAGGCCACCACATCGGGGGTGACATTCTCGTACAACCTTCTTCTTATGGCATTACCTAAGATATCTTTTAAATACGAAGCCTTATCAGATACATCCTGTCTTACATACAACGGGTCATCACCAATAGGTCCACCATCCTTATATTTAACCTTGAAATCAAAATTGCCAATATATTTCTTTACGTTATTGATATAATCATTATCATCAGGAGAAGCCTTGCCGTTATTCAATAACCTTCCCTTACCCATCCACTTATAAAGCAAGGCGTCGAATTTGTCTATATCATTACCTTTATTATCCTTAAAACCACGACCGACAACCTCGTTCTTGTATATAGACGCCAGACGCAACATGGTAGCTATACCTGAATTATACGGTTTAAGGATATTTTCCTTATCTATACCAAATTTATCATAAACCTTCCTTGTCTCATCATTATCTCCATCCATCTTTATCTGTGTTATACCCTTCGAGTTATAAGACCTGTCATTCCATCCATCACCCTTGAGCAATGATCTAAATCTCTTGGCTATATCAACACCGAAATCCCCGATAGCCTGTTTCCCGATATATCTGGGAGATACTCCAAACTTTGTCTCCTGCTCGGCGATACCCATGGCCAACATAGCCATCCTATCGTAAGTGTAGCTATCTATGCCAAACTCACTCATGATGCGTTCCTTGTTAGATGATATGGCATCACCATATTCCTTCATATTACCCAGTTTATCCATTTTAGCTATATTATCAATAGCTGATATAACACCAAGAAACGCGCTATTAGAATTTGTCCCATCCTTTGGATCATAAGCATCATAAATCCATTTAGGTAAGACATCTGGGGATATGTCACTATTCTTGATACTTATATTTAAAGGTCTAAAATCCTTATTTATGTGAACATTGTAATCATCCCATAGCTTCTTCTCTCCGGAATCCTCACCATAAGGATTATCCGCTATATAATTAATAGATCCCTCACGAATGACAAATCTACTTCCCTCTTTCTCTGGAAGCGTATAAATAAAATCACCCTTCTTTATAAAATTATACAACTCATTCCCTGTATCACCAAGAAGCCTGATACATCCATTAGAGCCTCTTCCGGCAGAGGCCTCGTGGTGCATAGACGAAGCTATGTTATGATCCCATTTACCTGTCTTAGGATTAAACCTAGCTCTCTGAAACGATTTTCGACCATGATACTCACCTATACCTGATACTCTTGTTATACCGGCTGGGGTAGACATATTACCTGCCCCACTGACAAGTTTCCCATTCTTTGTCTTTGTGTATGTATTATAATCATCACCGGAGGCGCCGGTCCCTATATTGTTAGTGCTATAAAGAATATCTCCATGCGGCGAATAAACCGTCAATTTTTTATTCTTTTTATCAACAATAGCGTAATTAGATTTATGATTAGCGCTCTTGATTATATCCTCATCGCTCATCCTATTGATCTCGGTCTCTCTGGATACTATCTCCATCAAATCATGATCCTCTTTCTCTATTGACAGCGATGGGTCTGAAACTCTTATCTTATCACCTATCTGTATCTTGTTGATATCAGGGATATCCCTATTCCACGACGCAATATCGTCTAAAGATAATCCCAATCTTTTGGCTATGCCCCAAAGAGTATCGCCTTTAGATACGGTATATACCTCTCCCCCATCGGCCTTCCGTTCAATCTTCTCTCCCCATAGCCCATATTTCTCCCTAGGCCATATGCCGTCTATGGCATCCACATAACCAACGGGATGCTCCCCTTCCAGACGCCGGTCCCGTCGCTCGTCCGCTGGGTACAGGGCGTTGGCCAACGGCTGCGTGATATGACCCAACCCCTTATCCTTGGAACTCGACATAGCATCCACCACAGTCCGATATACAGGTCTTAATTTCTCAGGTAAATATAGCCCCGCCTCATCAACCAACTCACCGATCTTCTTATTTATACCCCTGATACTGAAATTATAATTACCCATGCCATTATTCAACGGGGACAACGCACCTCTTATCCCATTCATGCCTTTAACTGCGGCTCCTCCGCTAAGGATATCAAACTCCGGGGACACGTTTCTCAAAGGACTATCATCCATACCCCTGAAATACATAGGACGCTCGCCTCTTACGACACGATCAAGATCCTCCTTATATAAATCCCTTATCCACGATGGAATTTCCTCCGGTTTATTCTTCTTAGACATATATTACGTTTTTCACAAAGATAACCATAATATCACAAGCCTAAAAACACGAAACGGGTACATAATAAATCATGTACCCGTTTATACGTTAATGCATGTGATAAGCAGCCAAGGCTCCTTTAGCTTTCTCCTTAGACTTGTACTTAGCCGGCCATAATTTACCGGTCTTGTTACTGACCACTCGCCAATCACTCCCTACTTTCTTGATACATCCTGATTTCGGGCATTTGCCCTTCTTTTTACTGCTAGTTTTCCCTGCTGCCATAACATCAAATATTTAAAGGTATATAATCACCTCAATAAACTTTCTCATCGTTGCTAAACCAACGTACTATCATCTTGAACTGGCTCTCAATGTCATTCACGAACCTAGCCAAGAACCAATCGCCACGAAGACGATCCCGCCACCTCCGATGATAATCGACAGCCCTGGGGTCGATCTTACGGTCAATGTCATTCACATCCTTAACCCATATCGGAAGATTGTTCGTATCGTCTTTGACCTCGTTAAAATAGTCATTTATATTTATCTTCTGATCAACCTCCGTCACCAATATCTCACGGCTATCGTCATTGGTTACAGGATACCTTAACCGCTGGCTCATATCGTTCTTGTCGGCGATAACCATCCGAAGCTCACCGCTGTTGTTGGTATCATTATAAAACCATGCCTTATTAAATCCAGTAGTCCTAAGAATTTGGTAATTAACCTCATCCTGATATCTTCTGGCATCCATCCGATATTGGTAGTTGGTGAGGATCTTATTCACGTACTGCTCACGTACCGGAACCTCTATAACAAACGGATATAGCTTACCATAAAATACTTGATACGATTGGTTGGTCAAACCATGAGACCATAAACCTATCTCCTGACTTTCACTTGAGTAGTTCTTTCCGGACTGGAAATAATGCTGGTGCTCGATATAATAATCAGGGGTGTAGGATAAATATGATTTCCACTCACCCTTCAGGCAGTTATACCCAACGGTGAACGAGACGTCCGTGAAATGGCTGGTGTCCTGCAACTCCACCGCCTGCCCGTTCCTGTAGAACCGGCCGCCACGGAATTGGTACTCGCTCGGATTCCCTACCGGTATATAATCTTTCTTGGTTATCAGAACCCTCTTAAACCTATTATCCCAACCCATGGACAACCCTATACCAAAAAACTTGTTATCAATATCATAATAAGACAACTCAGCGTCCGTATCAGCGTTATATATCCGGCTACGGATGATCTTCATCTGAAGATGCTCCTTAAACCAGTTTCTAAGCCCCGGTGTGACCTCCGTAAGATTCCTACCATTAGAATCTACCTTAAACACCTGACCACGCCTTAAATCGACCCAAAAATGCCCAAACTCGCAACTGATCATATCCCGACTCTGGGTCCCGGAATATCCTAACGTCGTATTATTATACTCAATGCCACGAGAGGCGAAAAGCCCACCTGTCCCTAGCTCGCTATTCTCCGGGGATATTCTTTCTGCCAGCACGTCTATAGCGTTATATAGTCCTACCTGATTCTCGAAGCGAGCTAGTATTTGATCCGACTCTATTCCCTTCATGCTTATAAGCTTTCCGAACGAGGTCTTGAACTCATGGTAATCCATAGGCTTGTACGACAGCCAAGGATCGGTCATGCCGTTCTCCGACACGTCGGCGGTGCTCCATATGACGCCGTTGGGTCTTTGGTAAGCGCAGTCCCAAAAATTGCTATCATACGTCTCTGGTAATGACCTGCCACCTAACGTAAATCGATTCTTATACACAGGACTCATCTTAAACACATTACCCCTTGATATAGGGACATTACGCTCCTGAGTCCATGATATATAATCCCCCACCTCCGGATAGAACCCCTCGTAAGGCTCAGGGCCGGCTATACGGAAATTGCAATTGATCTCAGACTCCACAAGAAACTGAGGTATGCCATAGAAATATAGGAAGAAACGACCGCTAAGATACATATCTCCGGTCTTGCAAACCATCTCATAAGCGCTCTTCCGGCTAGGGAAAGAGTATAGCGATCCGGTATCCGTATCGGTCTTGTTAAGATAATCCTCCCCAGTATCGTAATTGACGAAATAACGGGGATACCCGATGTTTCGATAATCGTAATAAGGGAATGGTATCATGTCCCCCTGACCAAACTGAGTCAAATAAAACATAGGCATCTTCCTCTTAAGCGAGAATCTTGATATAAATACATCACCTCCAAAAACAGGTTTACGCTTATCCTTATCCATCAACCCGCAACCACCTAACGATACCCACCTGATATCCTCTATCTGCCCGTATTGAGCCGGAGAATATTTCTTTATCCTCATATAGGGGCAGGATACGAAAGATTCACGTGTCATAAAATGAGGCGTCATACCAGCCACCTCATCGTTACGAATATTACACTCATCCTGAATACGGCTGGTATCGTAACTTGAAACCAACTCCGGATATTCAAGCATATACTTATCCATACCAAATGACATGAACAATGAATGCTCACGATCGAGGTTGTTTATGATAATAGGCTTACCGCCTACGGTCTCCCCTTGCGAAGAGATATCTGTTACCGGATATAACCCGCTCTTGATATATTTAGCCGTTGACAATCCACGTAGCTCCGACGCCCCTATTTTTTGGTAAAATAAATTATAATGAGCGACAGAAGTATAATAATAAGCATAGTTCCGTCTAGGTCCCCTATCTATCAATGCCGTTAACCACTGATACCTGTACTTGCCTATATCCACCACGGACTGGGCTGTGGCCTTGGCGATACCCGTAGCCAGACGGATAGCCGTCAGCGCTATGCCGACAGGGTTGGCTAAAAAGAACACGCCTCCACCGACATATTGCTGTGAAGCCGACTGATATGTATACTCAGCTATAGCGGATATTAAATTAGCCATAGCCTCCACCGTAGCCAATGACGTTGCCATACTGTAAGCCTTACTCCCTAATATCGTCCATTTAGGGTGATCCTCCACCTCCCTGAATATACCGGAGGATTTACCTAATTGATAACCATCAACAAGGCACTCGGTGGGAGCGTCAGGCTTGTTAAAGGCAATATCAGGACTTAAGAATGAATACCAGATATTACCCTTCCTGTTAAATGGATGCGTTATAAATTTCTCACGATTAATATCCTTATAGATATACATATCATCAGACAAATCGTTGTAAGGGTAATTAGGATAAAGGTTAGCCGATCCGTCGGGATCATCGTACTTAAACATATCATAAGCCAGACCGGTTCCGATAACGCTCTTATCCAACGTCCTATCGCCCCTATACAACTCATATCCTATTATAGAATCCCTTCTAGCCTTATCTATAAGACCGTTCTCTACCGCTATATCCAAAAACTCATTAACGATATCGTCATCAAGCATCACCCCCATAGGATAAATATAGGAGTCAACTCCATATTGACCGGTCAGTTGAGACGGATTACCCATAAAAGGAGCGACAGAGTTATCCGGAAACTTGTAATGACGTATAGGTTTCTGACAAAACGTGGTTGACGTATTGGGGTACTCAGCGTTACCCCCATTACCGGTGAAATAAGACTTACCCCCAATGGATCTAGGAGACCCATAGTATTTCGTCAAAGAATCTATTATGTCCTTCCTCTTTGATCCTCCCGATGATATCCCGATCTTACTTGAATCATACAACTCAAAATTAGCCGGATACTTATTGGTAGACTCCCAATATCCAAAATCACCATACTGATATGGTCTGGGAGCGCAATCAGCGGGTTTATCTCCACATGAGATACATTTCGCCTCATAGGTAACAAATCTCCTTAATTTCAATTCTTTCGTGAAGAAGAACACGTATTTCACCTCCAGTGGCCGAATGCCAAAACAGAACGGGGCGGGGAAAATGGCGGTGCCGGCCGTATAGAATCCGGCAAGCTCCTTCATGTCCTTCCTCATGGCGAAACCGGTGAAGAACACGCATACCGCAGGCTCGATGCAAACATATATCTTATGGAAAGTAGTCTTGTCATCATTCCAGAACAAGTACTTTGGCATCATAAATATCTTATGATCCACGTAATTCACTATAACACCTTTCTTGGCATCATTAGCCAAAGGATTAGGAGCCACGGTACCTTCCTTATCCGAGAAAAATGTTATACGAACCTTGTTGTATGATGATGAGTCGCCGATCGGATAATTATAGTTACCCATCATCTCTATATACATAATACCGTTATCAGGATCGGATAAACCGCTTATGTATTTCTCGTAATCCAACTCCACCCATCTGGCGTATGAGGATACATGTGGATAGAACTTGAAATAAGTCAAGTTGCTTCTACCGAACCAATTGGTCTTGGCGTCAATATCATTCTGCACAGACACACGACCTTCCCAGTCAGTAGTTATACCGGTATTAAACTTAGAATTATCACCATCGCCAAAAAGACACATGGCGTTCTCGATACCAAACTGACTCTCATATTGGGGAAAATAAGCCTCCATCGTATCCATTAACTGATCAAGCATCGTCTCCGTATGCTTCTTTCCTTCCCATCCGGGATATTGATACAAATATGTGCACTTACCCAATGACCTACCCCCTTGGAATGTAGGAAGTTGAACATCGTTAATAGTAGGATTCACGTGAGGATCACCTACCGAACACCCATTAGTACATATACCCTCATCATATAACTGCCGAACATTAGACATATCCTGACACAAGACCAAGGCGGAGGAGTCTATATCAGACGGGAATTTATCCTCATCCTGACCATCCAACCATTCCTGAACCAGATCTATGATATTCTTACCTCCACTGGAGTAATTATCGAAATCACACAATACAGAGAATTTCCTTTGTGACTCGGCGTTACTTTGTATTAAGGTGGTAGGCTCGGTCTCTACGTAATCACTAGCCAGCTTATATGTAAAATCAATCCTAGAATCCACCAAAGAGTTTTTATCCAATATAGTCCTGGTCTCTATCCTCTCGATATCATCACATCCACTAGGGAAATCGGGAGCCTTTATACCGTCTTGATCCTCTGGCAATGATATAGCAGCGCATAACTCGTCAGTAATACCTACATTAGATTCTATGATATCACACAGGTTCTCTATATTATCAGCGATATAATCAATAGCATCATCTACCGTAACATCTTCCCCCATCGTGTTGATAACGAATTGGGTCTCTCCTACCGTGGCATATTCCTGCTCTACATATCTGAGTTGCTTGACATCTAGCTGATTCTTGCATTCTCCTCCAAAACCATCAAATCCCCAAGACGGGTCGTTTATGATCTTTGCCGTATTCTTAAACTGCCAAAGATGACGGCGGCTGTTCCCCGCGCACTGCGGGTTGTTCTCCAGCACCGACGCAGCCGACAGGTCGTCAGAGTTACCGTCCTCATCAACGATAACCTCCATCTCCTCCCTTGTGGCCGGACGAGGGATAAGCGGGAATCTAGCTGTCCTGTATCCTGTATTGGTAAAGAACCTTATACCCAACGGATATACCTCGTCACGCATGAAAGAGGCGTATTTAGAGCAAGCCACACCGTCTTTATACAAATTCTCCGTGGCTATAGATGTCTGCCATTTAACGAAATGACCCAAGAAGTTAACGACCGGTTGAAGATTCCATTCATTCTCCACGGTCAATCCGTATTGAAGAAGACGATTTCCGACAGACGTCATGCCTCTGGCTGTCTTATATACCGGTATTTCCTTGGATAACTTCTCCATGGTCGTACGCTCGCTATATTGATCCGTAAGATAATAGATAGTCCTTTCCGTTATCGGATGTATACCTTCTATGAAATACTCAAGAACCGGGCTTTGCTCACCATTAAACCCAACCGTGTTCTGTATAACACCTATCTTATAATGAGATACCTGCTTGTCTATATTGGATACAGTAAGGCGGATACCCATATTGGTTGACTTACCCCATAAACCATCACGGATAACCATATCTTGACGGTCGAATAACATGATTGGGTTGGTCAATGAGCAATATCCGGTCTTCTCTATCCCGAACTCATCGCACAACGCCACGCAGAACTGGTAGGTCCCGGCACGCAAGCTCCCCCCGAACTCCACGACCTCGGGCTCCACGCACGGGGCCGTCAGCAACGGGAACACCAGCAGCTTCTCGCAGGCCAGCCTACACCTCTCTATTGGTTTGTCATCCCCACATGTCTTATACCCATGATAATGATACCAAAAGTCACCATCATCATCCGGATTAAGAGCCTTATCGACCATAACATATCGCTGGGGATTATATCCATCGGTCCAGTATATCACCTTCCCGCATTTCTCGTCCTTGATCTCTATATCGAAGATCGGATGATGAATGGAGAAATTAAGACAAGGGTCATCAACCCAGTCCTCTATCAGGACCTCCATCAAATCACATATCTCATCAAAACGACCATCCGACTCCTCAAGCCTCTCGCCAAGGATACGATGGATGTCCTTTCCCGATCCAGCCAATTGATCCTCAACGGTCTTGATATAATCCAATGACCGCATGAACGTGATCTTAGACGTATTATCATCCGGATTAGATAGAAAGAAATAAGTGTTATCACCAGCTATATCATTCTTATACCCAATAACCTTATAGCCATCGAATCGCTTACATAAAAGGGTACTAGGCTCGTTCTGGATCTTTAGCTGGCTTCCATCGTCACCCTCTATGGTAGCGTTCAAGGCGAAACTATATTCAGACGGGGATAGATCCTGTGGATGCTTATCCCTGTTCATCCCGGAGTCGGGAACCGCTATGTTAGAATTGTTCTGCACGATGTTATGTTTTTCGCAAAGATAACAAATCCGGCGGATAATCACTTACACGCCGGATCTTAACAAAAACTGTACGTATTATGCTAAAACATTCAAATCACGCGAATATAAAAAAAATCCTCCTAACTTTCACAAGTCAGGAGGAAGACTAAACACTTAAAACGTCTCGTGGTAAAGCACAAAAACATAATAATTACGAATTTCCACCCATGTAGTTCGATTGCTTATCGGCATCCTCTACAGATATGTAAAAGAAACCGTTAGTCACGTATCTCTCATTGACATCCACAAAATCAGTAGATCCTTTGTCCACTCCTTTCTTCGATCCCTCATCACACACAGCTACCAGACTATTAAAGTCATTGGAATAACCTACGACTACACCGTGTATATCCCGATTTCGAGGATCGAATACGTACCTCATCTTATACCTATCGTAAGCTAACTCTAAAGAGCTTTTGCTTAGCCTCTCATCTAATCCGGCACCCGCTACCAAGGCCAAAACGCTCTTTGATATGTCACTCATGGTGGTATCCTTGGTCGGAGCCTTAGGCATAGAAACGCCTTCCATGACAAAATCCAACGCCTTATCTACAAGGCCATCGAAATCATCATCTCTTATATAATCCTTAAGCACCTCCAGTATATATAACCGGACATGGAGTTCGTTATTTACATCATTTAAAGTTATCATGATCCTAGTTTTCGGCAAAGCTAGATTATTCCCACGCAATAAAAGATCAAATATGTCATAAGTGAAGGATTAAAAAAATAAAAAAAAACTCTCCTATCCTCACGAACAAGAGAGCCGATGTGTTTATATTATGAAGAAAAATCTATTCACCTATTCTTACAATACAGTCACGAGATTCCTTGTTATAGATCATCGTGCCTACCTTAGAATACAAGGTCTTTATATTTTGCCAATTATCCTCACCATGGGCGGATACGTTAGTGGGAGCGTCACCGGTATAAACCTCCTCGCCTCCGATATTGACAAAATCATATCCACGTTTCTCCATAGAACCGCCCTTATATGCCGTGAACCTGATAGTGACATCACCTTTCTCACGACCACCATACCAGTTACCGTATATACTGCATCTGATCTCAAGAGGTAATTTATCGTAATTATCGCCATCCAACAACGGTCCCATCTGGATCAAGGCGGCCTCATTACCCGATTCCATGTTATCACCACCGTGGATGAGATAATCACCTACCCGTTCCTGCGTGGTCTGGTACTGTTTACTCCAACCAACCAGCTTGCCGTCAACGTCTGGGAGGCCGGTGTTGTCGAAACCGGTTGCCGTGTCAAAGTCAATGCCGTCCTCGTCAGCCCAGATATACCTAAGCACAAGGTAATCGAACTCCGGGATGATCACCACCGGGACGGACTCCTGCCTGCACACGAACGTCTTCTCCTCCTTGGTTCCCTCTTTTATAACCTTATACGTTACCTGACGTATCTCACCGGTCTCATTAATATCAGCTGTAACCTTAACCTCAGCAGGGCCAGTACCACTTGTCTTATCTAAATGTATCCAATCATTTTTCTTTGCCATATTATCTTTTTTTCTTTTTAAAAACGTATATTCGCGTCATAATCGCGGGGTGGAGAAGAGGTATCTCATTAGGCTCATAACCTAAAGATCGAGGGTTCGATTCCCTCCCCCGCAACTAAACCAATTTGATATACTTATCAAAAGCATTGGGCCACATCCGCTCATAAGACAACATCCTTCTCCTATTATCCTCAGCCAGTTCCCGATAATCATTTAACGTGATCATCGACATCTTAAGCTCCTTCATAGCCCTAGCGAACTTACCCGGTTCCTGTTGGGCGTATAGCTTATAAGCGTCACCAGCGCCTTGTATCAAGCCATTCACAGCGGCATTCTCGAAGATCTTCATCTTGATATACGTCTCGACATAATCCTCAAGGTATCCTAACGCCGTTTCAGGTATATATGGGAGACCGTCATCATCCTTGGGTGTAGCACGATATATGATATAAATAAATCCATCAAACCCTGTATACATAGTATTGCCGGATATAGTTATATCATAATTATCCCAATCGTACTTATCCCGATACTTGTCGGCGGCGCAATCACGCCTCAGTCCTCGACCTATAGACAGCCTTACGGGATGATGGTAATGAAATCGAACCTCGTGAGACCCGATATATATCCTCTCCGTGATCGTCTTCTCAAACTCCTCCTTACAGCACTCGGTGCAGGAGTTCCAACGGAAACCGCGCTCGGTGCGCTCGACCCAGCCGATCTCATGTTGGAGGTCAGCCTTAGCCTTGTCGCCGCCCGGAATCTCACAGACAAGAGGCTCACACCTATAGGCGTCAAGCATGTCGAAAAAATCGGAAGGCAATACCGCCTGTTTATTACTGGTCTTGACAACCGCCTCTGACATGACCGCTATAACACCCCCGAACCTTTTCAAGGCGATCTCAGCCCACCTATAAACAGACGAGGTATCTATAGCCCCGCTATCATCGTATTTATGTAAATCGGCCTTGATCTCGGCCAATAGCCCTTTTATAGTCATATTTAAGTCTTTTGCACAAAGATATGTATTTGAATCCGTGATACAAAAAAAATCCAGTCTACCCTCACGGGCTAACTGGACCATAGAAACTTTTACGATTAATTTATAAAGCCCATGCTTTTAAACGTGGGATCAAATTCTTTTCTGATCATCAATATATTTTTTAATAACACTCTCTGATATATGTCCTATTGTTTCTACATAAAATGATCTTGTCCATAATGTTGGAAGCCTTGTTCTTAATAATTCAAACTCATTCCTTAACACAGACGAAGTATATCCTTTTAATTGAGATACAATATGAGATATAGAGTCAGATGGTGTTGCTTTTATAAACAAATGTAGATGATCAGGCATTATCTCTATATTCTCTATAGACCATCCATTCTCGTTAGATTTTTGAATAACAAGATCTTTTAACCTTGATTCTATATCACCTGTCAACACATTTCTACGGTATTTAGAACACCATATTATATGATACCCTATGTTATATACACTACTTTTGTTTGTTTTCCATCTTTTATCCATTGTTTTTTTTGTAAATATAGTAATATATTATTATATTTGCGTCGTAAATATAGTTAAAATGGTTTCATATAAATACAATATATATCGTTCTAATAAAACGAAGTATCTCGACAAGATGCTTCGAGAATGTTGTTTTGTATGGAATCACGCCCTAGCTTTACAACGTAGATTCTACAAACTGTTTGGAAAATATATTTCTGTAGGTAAAATGCAAAAACACTTTGCTAAACGAATTAAAAGGAATTTGCTTCATTCACAAACAGTTCAAGAAATACTACAACGGTTAGACTCTTCATATAACCGATTCTTCAAAAAGCTGGCAAAACGACCTCCTAAATTCAAACGCGCTGAGCGTTTCAATTCCTTTGTTTTTAAACAAGGTGGATATACTCTAAACGGTAATACATTCACCATAAATAAAGGTGAGAAACGGTTTAAGTTTTCGTTCTCCCGTCCTTATGAAGGGAAAATAAAGCAAGTTAGAATAACAAAAGAAACTTGTTCTCGATATAGCTTGATAATCATTACTGACTATAATCCCTTATCATCTTATAGAAAGACACATAATGGTGCATCTGTAGGGTTAGATTTTGGTTTGAAAACGTATTTGACAGCCAGTGACGGGAACAACATTGTTTCTCCTTTATTTTTCAAGATATTTCAAAATAAGGTTAAGAAGCAAAATAAACGACTTTCAAAAGCTCAAAGAAGATCTAATAACCGAAAGAGAAGGTTATTTGAGTTACAACAAACGTATCGTAAGATTCGGAATTTACGTAATGATTTTCAGTGGAAATTAGCTCATGAATTATGTAAGCAATATGATTTTATTTTCCTTGAAACGCTTAACATAGAATCCATGAAACATTTGTGGGGTAAGAAAATCAGTGACTTATCTCATTCGGAATTTATTAGTAAACTGATGTACATAGCAACTAAATATGGAGTCATTGTTCATCAGATAGATCGTTGGTATCCTTCTTCAAAGACTTGTGAATGTGGGTTTATTAATAAAAATCTGTCGTTGATAGACCGAACATGGTGTTGTCCAAAATGCGGGTCTATCAACAACCGTGATTTTCTAGCTTCTAAAAATATACTTCGGAAGGGCATTTCCGAATTGGAGAGCAAGAATAATTCCAGCGATAGTAATATCGGGGTTTCTTGCGTCTGTATCCAAGAATCCCATACGGTTTAGCGGTGGGAGTATGTCAAAGCTTATAAACCCATTTAACTCCAAATACCTTACTCTCCGACTCAACCTCCCGGTACAAGAACTTATATCTCCTACCTGATTCCATAGCCAACCTACATTCTTTATTCAAGGCCGGAGAGATATATAGATGAAAATACTTATTCCTAGGCATAAAATCCATACACGTATGGACGTAAGAATATCCACCCGTCCCACGCCTATTAATAGTACCGGTAAGTTTATTCAGATATATCTTGCGGTTAGGATTAATCTTATGACATAGATAACCGATGTTGTTTATATAAACCCCACCCTCATTATCCAGATACTTATCACGTATGACCTTCCATATCAAGGACTGACATTCGAGAATATCATTCTTGTCCACAATCGTATGTTTCCTTCTCTTGCCGTTCTTAGACATAATAGATCTATAAAAACGGAGAAAGTACTGATCAAGTATTTTAAATGACTTTGTTTTCATATCACAAATATAACGATTTCATCCTAATACAAGAAATTTATACACAAAAATACACCGCCTGCACCAAGGACGAGGCAAATAGGATAGCCGACAATAACCTACAATCCGATGGTATCTCTTACGCTAATGGCTTGGCGCAGGCCGATAGATG